TTACCAAACTGAAGCAATAAATAATGTGGCAAAGCAAGTTGAAAAAATGAAAGGGGTAACATTCCAAAACAAACCTTATTATGAATTGGAACTACCACCAAACAGTATTGTTTATTGTGACCCACCATACGAGGGAACAACAAAATATGCTAATGACTTTGACCATAATCTTTTTTGGAATTGGGTAAGGAATATTAGCAAACAAGGGCATACGGTATTTATAAGTGAATACAATGCACCTACTGACTTTGAATGTGTTTGGCAAAAAGAGGCAAAATCTTCTTTATCGGCAAATGGTGTAATCGGTGGTAATAAGGTGAGCGTGGAAAAACTTTTTAAATTGAAAAAATAATATGAACGAACACGATTTACTATTCAGATGTCATTGCTTATCAGACTTTGCATCTACATCAGCAGAAGAAAATAAAAATCCATATTTCGCTACGTTGAAATCTATTGAAAAAGTACAAAGCGAATTAGAGACATTAAAACAAGCAAAAGCTATTGAAGCCAGAAAGGAGTTATTAATAGAATTAAACGCTAAATTAGAAGAATACGAACCTTTTAAAGATAAAGTATACCTTTCTAAAACAGCGCACAAAAGAATACTTAAAATGGCTCGTGAGATTAAGTATGGTATACGTGAGAATTTAGAAAATAAATATGTATTAAAAGGCTTAATGAATGAAGAAGATGCTATTTCACTTTGGTCATATGTTTCTGGAAAATTCCTTACAAAAAAATGGCGTGGATTGGAAGGTAAGCTTCAAAAATTAGCGGACAAGGCTGCTATTTCCGAAGAGGCTTATTTTCTTTTGAAAATGGGGGATCTTTTTCGGGAAAACGGAAAGACCAATGTCCCGATGGAGCACCGGAATCATCTAATCCTAATTCAGGAGGTATATCTAGATTTTTACGAGGAGGAGCGGGGATCGCTTAAATTGTTTTTCGACGAGGTTGCGAAGGGGATCGGATCATGATTCTTGGAATGGATAGCGATTATTTCTATAACGATATCGTCGACGAGATCCTCGGGCTGGGGTTTTATGAGATCGGGTGCCTAATTCCGAGGTTCGTCTTCTCGAAGAGAGAACTTTCTTCGAGCTGGATCTCGTCGAACGCAAAGAGTCAGCGAGATAAGGTTATCACAAGCATCGAGCATGTTATGTTTTGCGCCCGGGGGATGTTTGGAGAGATGAACTATGTCTTCAGCTCGATCGAATATGATTTGTCGTCGGTCAGACAGAAAATTGTTAGTTTAAAAGAGTCATATGGAAAAAGATTCAATTATTGTCTTCGGGACATTTACCGCCATATTAACGAAATAATTCGCAAGCTTTCAATTTATTTAATTCCAGCCCTTCGTGAAAGAAAGAGGATCCGGAGCGAGATTCCGAATGAGATAATGGTGGAGAGCGAGCATCTTCGGGAGAAATATTGGGAAATTGCAGCGCGAGAGAGGGCGATGTTTCAGCTTTACCATTTGCCGAATCCGGCATCCGAGGAGGTTTTTATTCTTGGGCTCTCCTCTATTCCCTATATTCAAATTTTGAACAATTTGATTTGGCTAGGAGTTCATTGGGAGGATCGAAAGATACTTTCGATAGGATTGCCGTACGATAATATGGAAGGTAATGTTGTTTTCAACATGATCGATCAAAGAGCTATGATCTTTGAAAAGCTAAATTACCAAATGAATCGGTTCGAGATATTGGAGGGAAGTCGGAGCGCGGCTCCTTTCTTTAGGGAGGTTTTGAGTGAAAATTGTTAATGGCTTGCCTGAGAATTTCCTACCGAAGGAGATTCTTGATGATTTTAACGAGATGCGGGGGCTGGGGATCGATCTTGGAGATTTGATCCCCGGTAAAATTTTGTCTGGAACCGGGAGGTTTTTGTCGAGCCAGGAAGAGTTCGAAGAGGCTTGGAAATCCTATTTGGCGGCAGGGGATAAAGCAACTAATATCTTGTCGGGCTCGTTTGGATTGAGCTATGATGTTTTCAAAAAAGATCTTGAGATCTTGATAAAATGTTCGAAAATTCCAAATAGTGACGACGGAATCTATACCCTGAAAAACTTTGAGAAAAGGATCGTTGGATGGATTAGAAATTTTCTAACCAACAATCTTCCTGAGCTTAGGAATATTGTCGCGAACCAGCATCGGGGGCATGAGGATCTTGATCTTAGCCTTATTTCCGGAAAAGATTTGGCTTTGTTTCGGTTCGGAATCTTTGATAAAGGCACGATTGACATCAGCAACATCTTGAAAAATTTGAAACTAAGATTGTTCTTGATCAATACGACCGGAGGGAGATCCCCGAGGACGGACCCCGCTCCGTCCGATGGTAAAGAAGGCGGTCTGTTTGTCTTTAACCCGGCGTCCGGGATGACCTTTTTTGATTTTCTTGATTATTTGATCGAAAGAGCCGAAGTGAGATTGGACGAGGTCAGATCTGAGCAGGAGATTAAATTCTCAGCTCCGTTCTATATCGATTTCTTGAAGGAGATGGTGTCCAGTGGAGATTGAAGAATGGCTTAAGGAGGGTGGGCACGTAATCTTTGTCCCGGTTCTCCCGGCGGCGAAAATGGGGATGATCGATCTTGATAATTTGAAGAGAGCGATCCCTAACCATGATTACATTGCTTCTCAAGATAATTTTTGCTTTCAATATGGGGTCGCTCTTAATTTCTTGAAAAAGAATGACAAGACATTTGAGATGAGCGAAGAACTGAAAATCCGATTATCTGATATTATTGACCAGATCAATCAGATGACCGTTGAGAATGATTTTTCAACTCCATTGGGTATCGTATCCAAGAGCTTTTTAATCCTTCACGATATTTTGGTTGAGTATTACCTTGGGTATGTCAAAAATGTCGTCGATCGGTTGATTCCGAGCTGTTCGTCATTTTATTCTGATTTTTTGGAGCAATTTAAGAATGATTAATACAAAGGAAATTTTGAATTCCCATCAAGCGTATCTTGATTGCAAATTATCGTTTAAAGATTGTCTTTCTTTGGATAAAATAGAAGAATTTATCGAAGATTCTTGGGTTTTTGGTGTTAATAGTAGTAATTGTTCTGAATATGCCAAGTTAACCCAGACCCTTGGGGAATTAAATATTTCTTGGTTAGATAAGAAGGAGCTTTATGAAAATATTCACGTCTTTAGTCCAAAAATAATCTTGACGGGCTTTACTTTGCCGAAAAATTTTCTTCCAAGATATGAAGAGCCTCTTTTTCTTGCGATAGAGTATTATTATGTTTTGCTCTCGAATGCCAGAGAGATTTTTTCCGTCGAAATGAAGGATTCGGAGGCGAAGTCCGAATATCTTGACCAGATTGATCAATCTTTGAACATCCTATGCTCTCAGGATATCGAAGAGGTCGTTTATACGGTCTATTACCTTCAGACATTGCTTGATGATTTGCTGAGTTATTATTGCAGGGAAATTAGAATGGATCTAATAAAAAATAACGAAAGCGAGAGGCTGAAGATCGTTTCTTTTTTCCAGGAGATTATTGAGTCAAATGCCTCTTCTTGTTAAGTATATTTCGGAGCTGGATTGTCGGTGGCAGATCCATGGAATGGCTCAGATCAAGCCGAAAAAACTTGCCAAGATCAAAGAACTTTATCAGAAGATTTCCAAGATTGTTCTGGCTATAGAAGATAATCCGACCCCGGAAACAATGAAAACGCGCGATGCGGCGCTTACCATTTTGAACAAGATCACAAATCCAACGGTGGGATCTATTTTGGGAGTTGATGATGTGATTAAGTTGGTCTCGGAGTTCTACGAAATGAGCAAAGAAATTGTCGAGAACGAGGCAAGCAAGATGGCTGAAGAACAAGACCAAATGACGAAGTTTTTTCAAGAGGTTATGGAGGAAAATAGACATGAGCCAATATGTTGATTATCACCCTTGGATGATTAAAAATTGTCCCCAACTCTTTGAAGAGGAAAAGAATGACAATCTTTTCGAGGAATCTGAGGGACATCTTGGATCCAAGCAACATCATTACGGTTATCGAAGAAGAAATAACGGCAAACTTCATCGGCTAGGATACCCGGCTATTTTCTATCCTCATTCTGGATCGTATAAGTTTTATCAAGAGGGGAAGCTTCATCGCGGAGGAGATCTTCCGGCGATCTTGATGTGCAGTCGAGAGAAGGTTTCGGTCCTATTCTTCAATAACGACAATTTACATCGCAATAATGGTCCCGCCATCCTGAAATTGAACAAAGCCGATGGCAAGATTTTGGAAGAGCAATACTTTGTCAACGGGCAGAAGTTTAACAAAGAAGATGTTGATAAGACCTCTATCTTTTATCGAGATTTTTTGAAGGGGCTGTTGCTATGACCTCGGACAGAAGAGCCTATTCAATTTTAGAGACGATTGTCTTCTCGATGTCTTTTATTCTGGGAATCGTGATGCTGTTGATCTCGATTAATTTAATTCGGACCCACATCAGTTCCTCGTCGAGGATTTTCTTTTTGATTTCGGGTTGGATTTTGACAATGGTCGGAGCTATTGAAATTCTTGAGAAAAGAAAACAATCAGCGGGGAAATAAAATATCGGACCAGAATCATTCTTGACCTTTGGGGAGGGAACAGTTAGACTACATCATCGATGCCATGATTTCATCTCACGCCTCGACTCACTCTTAAATTAAATGCATGAAAGGAACCGCCGACCATGACAGAAGAAAAAGAAACGACAAAAGAGACCAAGATCGAAGACAACGAAAAGGAAATCGGCGGGGAGAACAAGAAGAGTTCGGGAGCCTTGGTTCTTGTTAAGGAAAAATATCAAAACGCCAAGCTGTTCTTCAACAAGCATAAAGAAAAATATCTCCCGTGGTATAGTTTCGCTCATGACGTCCTGATGTTCGCGGATCAACTTCCGATTGCTCCCAAGTTTTACAATTACATGTATATGGGATACCAGGTCGTCGAGAGCTACATGGAACTATTTGATAGGAGCTCTCCAGTTTCTCCGCTTTTGAAGCATAAATTAGAAGGAACCATTTGTTACGAGATGAATAGCGAGTGGGTCAGGTCGCTAATTTGGAAGAAATACGGCGATGGAGCTAATCTGGTCTACGAGAATGAGGAGATGAAGACATTTATCGTCGACATCGAAGACGTTAAGATTGGTTGGTTTGAGAATACCAAGGATAAGACCGTCTCGAATATTTTCGTTCATCCGGAGAAAAAAGATGAGTTTCATAAGATTATCAAGGAACTGGTGCGATCAGAATTTCCTAGCGGAAGAATGGTTCTCTCTGGAAAGACCAGGAAGGTTATCGTCGATAGCTCAAAAAACAAAATCATTAAGTTTCAGAAATGTCTCGAGCTGACCGAGGAGATCAAGGAATTTTGGGAAGCTAAAGAGAACCGAAGCATCTTGTTCTACGGTCCTCCTGGTAGCGGGAAAACAAACTTGATCAAAGCAATTGCCGATGAGCTGAATGCCACCATTTTGAAGTTTGGGGATCTTGACGACCTCGAGGTTTCTTTTATGATGGAGGTTATTCGTATTTGTAAGCCCGACTGCATTATCTTCGACGACATTGATAACATGTCGATGTCTTCTCTTCAGAAGCTTTTGGAAGAGATTGAGATGATTTCTTCGGAAGTTAAGCTCGTCATGAGCTCGGCAAATCATATTAACGAGCTGGATCCGGCTTTGATCCGACCCGAGCGATTTGATAAGCTGATTGAGATTAAGACCCTCGATAAAGAGGTCATCATGAAACTTATCTCGGGAGAAGGACCCGACGATGAAGAACTGTTTGAATTGGTCAAAGAGATGCCGATTGTCTCCATTAACGAGATCATGAAGAGAATTAGAGTTCTCGGAAGAGAAAAAGCTCTTGCCAATATCGGAGATATCACCGACCGATTGGCTTCGATGAACATGAACAATTATTCTCTCCAGAAACATCGTGGGTATGGCAATATCGACCATTTAATTCGCGAGATGGATGATGACGATGATTTGGATGATGACGACATTGAATTCGACGAGGAGGATTGAAACATGCCCGAAGGACCCGAGGTCAAGCTAATTTCTGATCATCTGCAACAGTTTGTCGGAAAGGCTATTTCCGGAACAGAGTTGAACCCATTATCTCGATACAAAGGGGCTAGAGCCAATCAAGCCGGGACGGCAACGATTAAAAACGGAGACGTCATCTCGAAGATCGAGTGCAAAGGAAAGCAAATCTTTTGGGAAATCGGGGGAAAGTTCTATCAGAACAGGATGGGAATGACCGGCTATTGGAGCAGGATTAAGGGAAAGGCTCCCGCGGCGAACGTCCTCGGTCTAGAAATTGAAGGAGGCGGCTGGATCTATTTCAACGACGAGAGACATTTCGGAGATTTTATTCCTATGTCGGTTCTTGATAAGAAAAAGAAAATCGCGAGTCTTGGGTTCGACCTTTTGAATGATCGAGATTATGTCTCGTTGGACCAATTCTTGGACCGGTGGGAAAAATTGAACGGAACCTGGCAGCTGGCGGAAGTATTGATGGACCAGGAGGCGATCGTTTGCGGGGTTGGAAACTATCTAAAATGCGAGGTGTGTTACAATATCGGGATCGATCCAAGGACCACGGTCTACCAATTTTCGAAGAGTCCAGAGTTGATCAAGGAATTGTTTGAGAACATTAAGGAAACGATGGAGTATAGCTATCGAGCGAATGGAAATTCGTTTAAGAATTTTGAGACTCTTGGAGGAGAAAAGGGAGAATTCAAGAATTATTTGAAGGTCTATCGACAGTCCAAGGATCCCAACGGGAATAAGGTAACCAAGCATGTGACCCGAGATAAGAGGACCAGCTGGATTTCTGAAGCTGCTCAGACCTGGATCAAACCATGAAAAAGAAAGAGATGAGCCAGGAATTTTGGGCTCTGAGAAGGAGTCTTTTTCGATTGGCATTATTGAAATCCAATGGAATTGACGTTTTGGTCGGGCTCGAAAAGAAATTGATCATTGATAAGTTTCAGAGGCTGAACGAAGGCGACGTCGACCATGTTCTTAACCTGATGGAGAATTGGGAGGGGAATTTTCTTCTCGAGAAAGAAATTTGGGATAAGGAATCAGAAGATGTGATTAAAGAGGTTGATCTCGACCTCGAAAAGCTTCATTAAGGATGGGTTATTTTGTCAATATTTCGATATTGAAGAATGAAGAATAGCGACAATCTCCATAAACTCTCGAATTATTTTGAAGGTAAGCTTGTTTCATTGGCAGCCAAAGAAAGGACCAATAAGAAAAAGATTAACAAAGAGTGGGAGAAATCAAAGGCAGAATATGCCAAGATTAAAGCTATTGTTGACGATCTTCAGGACAAGAAGCAAGACGCAGAGCAAAAGCTGGAATCAGCAAGCAATCAATGCTCGGCAGCTAGAAAAAAGATGATGGGGCTGATGAAGACGATTCAGCACATGGACATCTCGAATGCCTCGGACGCTGTTTTTTACAACGATGATTACGGTGACGTTGGATACGTTATCGGAAATAAGGAATATCATCTCTCGCTGAACGATGACGGGGAGATGAATGTCGTTCCGATGCTGACCCACCGAAGGAACCGAAAGCAACAGAACCAACCGTCGGCGTTGAATGAACAGGTGGTCGGAGAGGAAGATAAGATTGCCGAAGATCTTGATGCCGAGAAGGGTGAGGATCCGAAGGAGCATAAAGAGGGTGACGATGTCGATGAGTGCGAAGACGTTGGATTCATTCACGATTTGAGCCTTCTTTATTCCGATCTCGTCGAATGATTTACCCGGCGGGGGCTGTTGTTTTTGTTAATGATGATTTGGTCGTAGGGACCGAAGAGGTTTTGATGAAACAATTGTACCTTGATAGGGTCGTTGACGGATATGTTTATGACGACGAAGTTGCCGCAAATTCCGATTATCCCGAGATGGTAAGGCTGGCTGGAGAAAAATTATTGGTCCGGAGGAGTCTCGATGACATGACCAATCGAGAAACCGCGGATCTTGTTTTGTTTGTTAAACATGGACTGGCTGCGGTCTTGAAATGTAATTTTGGACCCCACGAGAAAACAGCTCAGGTTTCGTCGATTGGCTGGAAGATATTGGGATTTCATGGCGGGAATCATAGTATTTTATGAATGAGTACGAATATTTAGATCAAATTTCTGCCGATATCAAAAATGGAAAGCCAATAAGCAATCCAATTCCATATAACATGGAAATGATGGATTTAAATGGAGGAGTTTTTCTTTCTAAATTGGTTGATCCGTCTGATAGATCAATAGTTCATTGTGATCTTCAAAACATAATAGTTGAAATACTCAATGGTGTAATTACCAATTGTCAATTGGCAAATTCTTGGATTAAAAAATCTATTATTGGATTATTTGAAAATTGTAATCTCACCAACTGCCAAGCCAATTCTGTCAATATAAAAGATTCAGATTTTTATATATGTGTATTTGACGGATCTAGCTTTAAAAGCTGCAAAATTGCTAATTCTTTTTTAAGTGAATCCAGATTAGAAGCTACCGATTTTTCAAGTTGCGAAATCAACAATGTAGATTTGAGTAGATGTAATTTTTTAGATACGGTCTTTTCTAATAGCAAAATATCTAATGGGAATTTCGCCGTATCGTATTTCGATAATTGTGATTTTGATAATTCGGTTATCAAAATACTGTTTTCTGATAGCAAATTTTTACATACCAGTTTCAAAAAGGCTGATTTATCTGAATCAGAACTTAATACATCGCATTTTATCAATTGTTCTTTTGAAGGAGCTAATCTAAAAAACTGCAACATAACCCATTGCTCTTTTGAGGATTGTAATTTCGAAAGATGCATTCTCCCGGACGGGAAGATTGGCAGCCACAAAACAGAGCTGGGATCCAATGGACAATATCATTCTAAATCATTGATGTCCGAGCGAGAGGTTAGACTGCTTGAGGAAGGTGAGGCTTTGGAAAAAGAAGCTTCTTCGAAAAAGAAGGTTCCCGAACAACTTTCTCTTTTTCCAAGAAAAAAGGATGAAGTAAGACAAGTTCCACTCGAAGAAGTGGATCGGTGGCTTCGCGATTTCGACGATGGAAAATTAGAAATCAAAGAGCCAAGAATAAGAAAAGCGATTGAAAATAATAGATTAAGCTCGATGGAGCAAGAGTTTAGAATTAGAAAGCTGAAAGAACTCTTGGCTTCGCTCGACACCAAATAGCAAAAAAAAATTGAGAAAGATGACATGAAAGAAACAAAACTTTATCATTGCACCGAAGGAAAAAGTAACAAATTCTGGGAAATCTCTTGGTTTACCGAAGGAAAAACCTATATTGCCAGGTGGGGCAAGATTGGAACTGCTGGTCAAGAGAAACAGTCGGATTTTTATAGCACCAAAGAAAGAGACACCGATCTAAAGAAGCTCATCTCTTCAAAAGAAAAGAAGGGATATGTTGAGAAGTTTTCATCCTCGGCAAAAAAAGAAAAACTAGTTCTAAATCTCGAGGAAAGAAAAGCTGCTGCGTCATTTTATTCTGACCTTTTGTCTGATTTGGATGAAGAGAAATGAAAGCCAGATCAAGAAGAGAGCGCAAAATTAACAAAGAGCTTATTCTGAAAAAGAAAAGAAACCAAGAGCAAGAAAAAATAAGAGCTCGACATTTCTTTCAAAGATTAATATTCGAGGAGGTCAAGAAAGTCAAGAAAAATGATAAAGCCAATCTTCAAAGCAGCTCCGAAGAAAAAAACCAAAAAACTCATTGAAGAAAAAGATGAGATCAAGCAAAAGATTGAGTCATTTAACCAAGATGCGGCTAAAGATTTTTATCAATCATTTTTGAAAGATTGGAGCCAGGATGAAAAAGGAATTTAATCCACATCAATTTCCAATCACAAATAATAAGATTGGATATTTATTTCAATCAACATCCTATGATCGAAAGTATTCTTTTTTATTGAGCAGATCAGAAGATGTTATCGATTTGTTTATGTATCTTGAAAATTTTGAAGTTAGCCATATTTATTGGCACAAAATATTAACAACAGCATATTTCGAAAATCAAGATAATATCTTGAATTCATTAATCTTGTTAGAAGAGAATCTTAAATCAGGAGCTCTTGTTTCTTTATTAAGCCCGAAGCAACAAGATGATTGTCTTGACATGATGCTCGCTTTTGAAAAAGAAAAAGGAGTTGATTTTGTTAAGAACAAAAGGTCGTCGAAAGATTTTTTTGATGATATCATCAAAGAACAAAATGGAAAAGGAATAAGCTATGAAGATTAGCCAATTTGAAAACTATACCCCTCCGTCTCAAGAGGATGTCGATAAATTAATCGAAACAATTATTGCTTCTTGGGGCAAAAATTCTTATTATGACAATATCGTCGTTAAGATGATTTGGAAGCAAGATTTTGTTGATCAAAAACTTAGCTTTGTGGTTATTGAAGAAGATTATTCTCGGCATAAGGACAATTATGGAAGTTATATTCTATATTCTTGGAATCTCAAATCAGAGAACGGATTTGTTAGGGAAATAAGTAGATATAATTCAGTTAGAATAACTCAAAAGGACTTGAGGGAATATAAGAAAAAATACGGCAAACCTTTTGACAACGCTCTAGATAATGATAAAGCTCAGGTTGAGTTTTTGAAACTGTATTCGAAAAACATGATGTTAAAAAGAGTCAATAAAGTTAGGGCTAAAGCCGAAGAATTACAACAAGAGATTGACCGTTTGAATAAAGAGATTGTTCAGTCTGATCTTTTGATTGAGACCGTTGGTAATCCGGAATTTGATGGATTGACCAGAGAGATGATGACAAAGACAATATGAATTGTCTTTTGTAAGACGGCGTACCGATCATCAGAACGGATAAAAGACATCCTTTTCAACTCTCGCCATATCCAAAGCGAGGCAGTCAATTTTTTGAATGTCAATGTGGTAATGATTAACCAAGCCCCGATATTCGGTTGGCTTGGTTAAGACGTTTTTGGAGAAAGAATAGTCTGCCTCGCGGGGAAATTCCCTTGGGACGTCAGGAAAAATCTTACAATAGCCGTTGATTAAAAACATCAGTGCTTTATATTGAGCCTCGGTAGGTCCAAAACAATCAAACTTTCTGCCGTGAACGGTGTCAACCATCGGAGCATGAGGAGTAACTCCATATTTCTTTTGGTTTGCTTCGCTATAATAGTTGGGATCAATCCAACGTGCGGGTTGAACAGCTATCTCAACTCCAGAGCCAAGATCATTCCAAGATCCTTGTGACCAGCCGGCGTCTTTGATGTCGAGGCATTGGTAGATAGTGGCAACTCCACTTTCCGGAAGGTCATCGTCGATAATGAAATTGACCGAAAATCCTCGAGCAGCGGCTCCTGAGAAGGTTGTCTTTGCCGTCCAAGAAGCCGAATGATGAATGACGAATCCCTGAATTCGCTTTCGAAGTTTTTCAAGATCGTCATTGTGGGCGTTGAACCGTTTTGCTGGATAAGAATTAAGTCCACCCGGCTCGTCCCAAAGAACGACTCTCGTCCCAATGTCTTGCTTGATTCCGGAGGCTACGATACTGGTGTTCATGAATTTGTTTTCTTTGAAAAGAGAGAAAGGATAAAGAACCATAGCTGAGCCAGCCAGGAAATTGAAAAACTTCCTCCGATCGATTCTACGACCGGAGGGAGTCCGGATGGTAAAGGGGAGCCCGTCGAGGGCTCCTTTTTCATTTCTTCAGAATTGGTTTCTGATTGATGAGAATCTGTTGACGAGGTCGTCGGGTCAGCCTCGGGAACGACCGGAACGTGCCCGGCTCCGGTCTCTGGAGAAACGATAACGGGCTCTGAAACAATCGGAGGCGGCGCTGGAGGGGTCCAGGTCATGTAGAGCTCTTGCTTTTGTTTGAAAATCAAAAACCAAACGTTGACAGCTCGGGTGTACGCGGCGAGGTCGGCGGTGAAGTAGCCTCCGGCTTTCAATCCAGCAACGTAGTTAATCAAGTTTCCTTCTTTGAGAGACGAAAAGGCTTTGCTGTACTGCGGCTTCATCAGGAATTTAATGTAGTCGGCGCAACCATCTTCTCCGGCATCCCAAGCAGCAAAGAGGGTCTGAGGGTGATAAGGGTAGAACTTAAATTCTTTTTTGTATCCATCAACGGGATCGACCAAAATTTCGGAGCATTGGTACGAGGTAAACTTTTTGGTCCCATATTTCTTGATGTTGCCAAAATTCCAGTTGTGGATCGATTTTCCACCCGCGACCTCGAGAAAGACATGAGCCCAGAGAATTCCAAGAGAGGTCATCGATAACGGAAGTTCATTTGGGAAGAGGCGACTCCACGCCGACCGGAGCAGAAACGCCAAATCCTCGCGACTGACGGGTGTTAAAACCTCATCGACGAAGCGAGGATCAGATGGCTTATTGGGGTATTTTGGATCGAGTTTCATCGATCGAATACCATTTTACGGAGAGATTGTTAGGGAGTGTCGTAAATGGTGACCGAAATATCTCGGCAAATTAGATATTTGATCAGAAGAGATTCGACTTTTTTCCACCCCTCATCGGAAATTTCAGCTATCGGAGCGTGAATCGAAAAATCTCCTTCGAACCTAGAAAGCTTAGAGAGACATTTGGCAAAAGCTTCGTAATTAAAAATATTTTTAATTTGAGCAACCATGTTGACGACAACAAGGTCTTGATCGACGAGAACAAATTGAATTTCACCAAGACGAAAGAGGGCGGGAAATTTAACTCTCCACTCACGATAACTTTTTTCAGGCTTACTCCACCTTTTTGAGAGGGCGTCCGCTCTCCAGGTGCCAAGATTATCGACAATGTTAATGATTATTTTGAGACCTTCGCCACGGGGCAAGGTAAAGTCGTCGCCTTTGACATAATGAACAAACTGATTTTCTGGAGAAAGATGGGGATGCATTATACGAGCCCCCATTTGATCAGATCTCTTTTGATAAGGGATAGGGATTCTGGATAATAAATCTTCCAATTGCCAAAATTTTTCCCGGTCTGAATAACTTTTCCGAGAGACTCTAATTGAGATGGGGTTAGGCTAAATAATGACCGATGGGTCCATTTTATTTCATTGTCGCCAAATCCTAGCTTGGCAAATCGTATTATTTTATTTTCGTCGTCTTGAAAAAAGAAATAAGAAAGAGCTTTGTTGATAATGAGGGCTCGGCAAGGAACTTCTTTATTCAGCCAAAATTTCGGATGGCAAGAACGCCAAATGTCGGTTGATTTGATCTTAGAGTTCTTGTTAAAGAAGGTTTTGGTCTCCTCGATCGACCGTCCAATCGAGAGACAATTTCCAAATTGAGAATCGGTCCATTGAGAGAATTCGATCGAATCATTGACAAGAGATCCGCCCGAGTTACATCCTAGGACGAATGGCAGATATCTCTCTTTGCCAAGAAGATGGATTTTGACCGAGGACAGTGCTTGTTTATATGTTAGCTCGCTCATATTTTGATTTTGTGACCGTTTTTTCTTCGCTTCTCTTTCCATTTGAGAAGCTCCTCTTTTTGGGACTTGGTCAGAAAAGCCCAGGAGGGAAGGGAGGTCGGGACCTCGGAGGAGAGGAGCTCGGCGGTCTTTGACGATTGACTCAACTTGAAAGCCCATTCTCCAGAATCGGGAGCGTAGTCGCACGGATCTCGGTCGGCAACATGGTCGATGAGCTGACGAACCTCGGAGACAAGAAAAGAAGATAACGGAAAGACATCAGCCTGATCGACTCCATATTTCTTAAATGTTCCGAAGAAAAAATCTTCTTTGGTCAGATTGGAAACGAGAAGAAGATTGTTTTCCTTCGCATGGTCTTGAAGATGAGCTGCCGAGATTAAATCAGGGATATTTGTCCACCAAAAGAAAATTGATTTCATTAAAGCGAAAAAATCACCGTCGGAAACTTTCCCAGAAATGTTGAGGGAAGATTCTTCTGATGATAGATATAAAGAATGAATTAGATAGCCTTTTTTTCCAGACTCCTGGAGAAGAGCTGAATATTTTTGCCGAAGATTAGAAAGAATTACTGGACAATCAATCAGAGGCATCAATAACCGCCGCTGTTAAACCAACCTTGACCAACCAAAATGAAACCGCCGCCTGAGATTTGTCTCTTGGCGGATTCTTTTTTGCATTTTGGACATTCGGTCAATGGGTCGGCTTTAATTGATTGTTCAACTTCCCAGGCGTGTCCGCATTTTTTCCTGGTGCAAATGTAGTCGTAGGTCATGTCTTAATGTCTTCCTTTTACATAAAAGCGCCGAAATGGGTGCGCGGCGAGCTTGCGATGGTTGTTTTTTATGATGATTTGGCGAAATAAAGGCGCGCCAATTAAGATGATGATTTCTTCTTTTATTTAATACAGGATTGAATTGAGGTTATCGCGGCGACGACCATGCTCGCAACTCCGGCGACCAAGGCTGCCCGAACCGCCCATTTTCCATTTGTGTTGGCAGATTTTTCATTTGTTTTTTCGGCTGAATCTTTTTTATCTTCTTCGTCCATTTTTTCGTCTAGAGCAGAGAGGAGATCTTTAATCGAATCAATCGAATTTTCGAGAACAGCTGTTTTAATAGAGAGATCTTTGATCTCAGAATCTTTGTTTTTGAGATTTTGGGAGAGATCCTGGAACGAAGAAATCAAATTCCTCATCTCAACACGAAGTTCGGTAAAACTAATCTCTCCCTCGTGAATATCTTCCAAAAGCTTTTGAACGAGGTCGTTGGTAGCTTCGAGACTCTTCGAGAAAGAAATGATTAGTTGTTCGTCATTTTTTGAGGGAGGCATTGAGGTCGACGATCGTTAGGTTGAATTGTTTAATTTCTTCCTTGCAGTCGTAAATATGACCAACTATGCTTTGAATTTTTGATTGAAGACCAATAATTTGTTGAAGGAGACGGAGTCCTTGAGAATCCGGATCAGAATCTTCCTTTTGCTTATCTTCAACACTTACCTCCCTCATTGGCTTTGGGGAGTTCTTTTTGGTATTGGTGAGGAGAGATGATCGTGGAGAAACCATAGATGAAGAATCCTCATTTGATTTTGGGGTTCTTCAGAATGTCAATTTATTGATTGGACAAGCTATTTCCCATCATCTTAAGTATGGTGTAACATGTTTCATCTATTTCTTTTATTGGTGGAACAATTCGTAGATAACCTTCGCCCGATCTGAGTCAGAATACCTGGGATGGATAATCTTGACGAGGCTCATCATCTCGAATGGAAATTTGTTAATAGCTTCCTCAAGATCGAGGACATTGAATTCTTCCATGGCTTTTCTAATCAATTTTTGATTGAAAGATCCAAGACCTCTTCCGAAAGCTTTAGATTTGAGAAGCTCGACAATTAGAAGAAGATCCTCGGGTGAGGCAAAGAGGAGAATCGAAACAAAATCTTTGTAATTCTTCTCTCGAAATTCTGAAGAACATCTCGAGAGAAGAATGGCATAGGCGACCGGAACCATGGTTGGTTTTTCGGAATTGAATCCGATATTGATTAGCATCGAAAGCATGTCTTCCGGACAAAGTCCAACAAAATCATTTAAAAGAAGAATTGCCAAACCTTCGGGGTCTTCTTTAATTGTTTTCTCCGCCTCCTTGTCACCCGGAAGGAGGCTGCCCGAGACTATAAAATTGAGGACGGCTGCATGCTTTCCGGAGATTTTGGAAAGCTCGCTATTATTCTTCTTGGTGGTCTTCGGGGCACGTTGTTCGGTCATCTGAGGATCCTCCGATAAATGGTTTGGTCTCGATCATGGGAAGGTAGTCGACCTGGTCCTTCATCTTAGACCAGAAAGCAAAAAGGTGCTGGGCGTCTTCGCTGGCGCTGTGGACCGTGCTCTGATTAAGATTGAGACCAGCAATTTTGAGGCAGTTATCCAGCTTGACCGATTGCTTGACCATCTTTTTTTGTTTGAGATAGGCGCGAGCCATCTTCATGGAATCAAGCCAAAGGTCGGCGGGAAACGATAATCCAGCCTTCCGACAGAAGGCGTGAACGAAGCGTCGGTCGAAGGCTGCATTGTGGGCGACAATGACCCGGTGAGCAGGAGATAAGCCGTCGGAGTTAAGAAAGTCAACCAGGATTTTGGCTCCCTCTTCTTTGGAGATTCCCTTGTTCAAATCGGCGTATGTTCTTCCGGTTATTTTGAGAGCTTCGGGGGAGGCAGAACGAGGATTTTCGGCACGAATGACCCTGGTGCATTGAGTCATGGTATTATGTCTAATAACTGAAAATTCGATAAGTTCATGAAAATCACAACTCAATCCAGTGGATTCAGTATCGAGCGAAAAATAAGAAAGACCGCTCATACAATCTCCCGCGGGGCGAGGAGAATCATGTGAGTTCCCATCTGATAGACGGTCCCCTTTTTCTTCTTTGTCTGACCCCAGGAGACTGTTCTGTCGACCGGATTGGACGTTAAGACAAGTTTAAGAGCTTCTTCGGGGGACTCTGCCAGAATGGTGTAAAACGTCGTCGTTGGGGTCATTCCGTCGACTTTGACGGTATAGTTTTGTTTGGTTGGGGGCGGCTGTTTTTTGGCTGTTTTTTGAGGTATCATCCCAGGATCTCTTGTGTGGAGAGGCGTGGGTTGATGAGAGAGAAAAAGAAATGGGCTTGAGAGGTATTGTTAATGAGAGAAATGATGAATAAAGCGCACGTGGTTGAATTAAAAAATGTCGAGCCGGGGATTTGTTTAATTACGGCTCCACGAATTAAACCGGACACAAGGAAAAGATCTGCTGAATTTCATAAAATGGGTGGTAATTTTGAGGATTATGCCAAGGCTCCTGGAAATTATCTGTACATTATTGAGAACAAAGTCAATGGTAAGATTTATGCTGGAATGACCACTAATTTGAAGCATAGATTAGTGGTTTATGGTGATGATGTTAAGAAAAATGAAAAAACAAGTTCTTTAATAGTTCGTGCAATTAGGAAATATGGCTTTGAGAATTTTGATTTCAACATTATAAGAAGATATGAAACTGTTAAAGAAGTTTCCGATAACGAAATCGCTTTGATTGCAGAGCTTAAAGAGTTGGGTTTTGTGATGTACAATATTACTCTTGGAGGAGAACACGCCCTGGACCCATCATTGTATGGGAAATCGGGTACTAAACACAATGTAGCAAAATTAAACATCGATCAAATTAATGAAATCTTTGAAAAATATTTCGAAGGAAAAGCTACTATAACAGAAATGACTTCAGAATACAAAGTGTGTAGATCAGCAATTCTCAATTTACTCCATGGAAGAACTTATCAAGAAGAAACTAAAGATTTGATAGTTAAATACGGAATAGTGAAAGATATCAAAAATAAAAAGATAACTCCAAGAATACAATGTAAAAATCCTAAATTAAATAGGGGAGAAGATAATAAAGCAACCAAATTATCAAGAAGTAATGTAATTTCAATTATTGAATATTATTTTGATACAGATATATCAATAATAGAATTAAGTAAAAAATACGGAGTTGTTGCATCAACAATTGTTTGGATACTTAAAGGTAAAAATTGGATTCACATGACAAAAGAAATGTTAACAAAATATAAAGATCATCCAAAAAGTATGTTTGATGGAGAAAATGGTTTTTCAAGAAGAGGAATAAACAAATGAATATTGAAGAACTTGACGATTTAGAATTTATTCTCAAAGATATTGAAAAAGATCAAAATGGAGTTTCTAAAAAAATAACCACTCCAACAACAAACAACTCTCTCATAGTTAACAAAACAATTGAACCAAAAATTATTGAGGGTAAATATAAATTGCCCGTTACAACAAACTCTGTTGGAAAAGTTTTAGATGATGAAACAAAACCTACTATTATAGGTCATTTTACAATGACCGGAGCCAACCCTCTTACTCACAAAGGTGGAAAACATTTAGGTTTGGATTTACAAGCACCTAAAGGCGCTCCAGTTTATCCTATTGGGTCTGGTATAGTAATTCAAATTTTCAATCCAGAAAATAACAAGTCTGGTGGAAACGCAGTTAAAATACATCATCTTCCTCAAGACCCAGATTTGACAAGTTATTATGCTCATTTTGATAGTGTGAATGTAAGCGTGGGTCAAAAAGTAAATGTAAATGATATTTTAGGATCCAATGGAAACAGCGGGTCGGCTCGCCATACTTCAGCCCATGTACATTTACAAACTTCTCTTAAAAATGTTGAAATAGATCCATTTAAAGTTATCGGAAAAGATTATGGATTCACTAATTCCAGAAAAGATCAACCTGAGAATGAAAAAATTGCCAAATTAGTTACCGCTTCTGAGCTGTACCTTCGGCTGTGTAATAAATAGACAGCCTCTAAAAATTTCAGATAAAAGAGAACCCCGCCCGAGCATCTCGCCCAGCGGGGTTTTTCAGATCGTTTATTTTTTGATGCTATTCTTTAAGCTCTGGTGCCTGTGAGCCGGAGCCCCAACACAATAAAGACATTGCTATTGAGTCGCAAAACTCCTCTTCATCCATTGTCCCAACGCTCTCCTCATTAACATCTGGCTTTTCTTGCCTCTCCGATTTTAACAAAGAGACCTCGCCCTCCAAATAAATGATTCTTGAGGTCAGTTGTCTAATTTGTTCTGCAATATTTTGTTCGTTTGTCATGACCCATCTATAACCTCACTCTTGGGTAGAGCTTGGTTTTTCAAACTTAGTCCAAATTTTCCCAAGCGTTCCGTCGAAAAACGCCCCGATTTTTCGGGTAACTTTTCCAGCATTAACAACTACAGAAAGAATAAGAAGAATAAAAATAAGAATTCCGGTCATTAAAAATCCAAGACAACTAGGAGCAATTGCCTCTCTATAGCTATGAAAAAGATCTTTGTCGGTTCCATATTTTGCCAAAATAACGAAGTTAACCGGAATGCAGATAAGATAAATAGCAAGCATAATCCATAAGTTCGTATTCATGATTCAATCTCCTTAAGAAGGTCTGAGTAAAAGGACGAGGTTTTCTCTGCCTCCTCCGGGCTTCCCAATTTGAAATTCTCCATCATCGTCTTAGAAATTCCGTCGGGATATTTGAGGAGAAACATTCGCGCAGCCTCATGAAAATAATCTTGGTCGACCATCTGACCGTCGATCCAGAATTGGGCATTGACCCCATATTCTTGGACAGCTGGTCCCGAAAGATTATGAAGAACTCCGTAAAACCAAAATTCGGTCCGTGATCCATTGATGACCGCGAAATTTCCATCTCTATGCAAATATCCGTTCTGGACCCACTGCTTCCCGTTATCGCTTTCGATTGCCGGTTTATCATCTTCGGAGTGAATAATATCTTTTCCATCAGCGAGTCTTTTGAAAGAAATCGACGAAACAAGCGATTTTCCGCAATATTTCTTGACGATGAAGATGTCTCCGGGCTGAATATTATCGGAGGAGTAAACAAGCTTGGTTTCTTTTTCAGAGATCATATTGTCTTCATTTTCATCTTCATAATCGTTATCATCTATTCCTATTGCCTCTTTGATAAGATCTTCTGGACAAGGTGTGATATTTTTCTTGGAAAACAGAGAGCCAAGTTTATCAGCAATCGATTTAAACATGAAGATCTTTGACAACTTCTGAATAGAATTTTGAATCTCGTTCGGAAGTGGAAGTGAAGGAGGTTGATAAGCCAGCCATTGATTGAAGATTTTTAATCTTGAGGTCCAGCTCTTCTTTTTCTTTCATAACCTTATGAAGTTGATCCATAATTTCTTTTCGTTTCTTTTCATCAATAATGGCAGTTTGGTCTTTGATAAACCTTGCAATTTCTTCTTGAGATTTGTCGAAAGAAACATGCGGCGTTCCATTTGTTTTTACAGAATCTGCCACGTTGGTATTTAATACAAGGATATCGTTACTTTTATGAACTACGATTTCCGAAATTTTAATCCCAGGATGCAGCTCAAAAACTTGACCGAGAAGCTTTAGTTTTTCGATGAACTCTTCTATGTCAATTGGATTTTTCATAGAAGAAAGCCTTGGATCGCTCTTATCCATTATTAACGCTCTCCTTTTTAGGTTGCTGTGAAGAGACAATCTCTGCAAAGAATTTCTTGTCGTCGGATGACGGATCGACGGTGCTGATCGAATTCATGGCTTGTTCAAGTTCTTTAATCTGTAGTTCAAGCTTTTCTTTTTCTTCTTTGATCTTCTGAAGCTTGTCAGAGCATTCTTTTTTCTTCTTGGAAGAAATTATCAACCTTTGCTCTTGGATGAACTTAGTAATCTCTTCTGAAGATTTGTCGAAAGACACGTGTGGAATATTTTTTGAAACATAATGTTCCGTCGTTGCATGGACGTTAAATATCAGATCTCCATCCTCAACGGCAACTATCATTTTAGATAAATTTTGGACAGGATGAAGATCAAAGACCCGACCTAAGCACCGTAGTTTTTCGACCAAATCTTCAATTTTAAATTGGTTTGCCATTTTAAACCTCGATGATAGAAATCGTTGTTGCTGAATTGATAAAGCTTTTTGTTGTCTTCGAGATCGGATCCGTTAAGATCTTTTTTCCGTGAGCCGAATGGATGTGACCGAAGAGAGAATAAGAAGGGTAGGATTCGAAGTCATCTCGAATCCAATCCGAAAAATCTACAACCCCGTAGCTTATCCCTCTATAGCTGTCAAGAATTCCCTTGGGAGGTGAATGGGCAATAAAAAAATCGAGAGGTTTGTCGAGACTTGAAATTTGATTTTTGAGATGAGATACCATCCGGGTCATCTTTTCGGGGGGAAGCTCGAAGTTCCAGTCTCCTCCGGTCACGTTGATGTAGGGAAAGCCGTAAAAAGTCAATCCCTCCCACAAATAGAGCTTGTCATTTAAACACCTCGCTTTTGGAGCTCCGTTTTCGTTCAGCACTCTTTGAAAATGAGAATCGATGTAGTCGTGATTCCCAGAGCAAAAGAAGAAGGGACGAGGTCCGATCCAGTTAACGATAGTATTTATTCGAGAAGCAAGCCAATCTTTTTGAAACTCTTTTTGAATTGATGGATTATCTCCGACGCAATTGGTAAAGAAGTCTCCGGAATGAATGACGAGGTCGCATTCGGGAATATCCGGAAAGAACCCATGGGTATCACTAAGATGAACTATTTTCACAGATGCCAATTAAGTTGGAGTTGTTATAAAACAAATCTTGATACTCATCAATTTCAGATTGATGTTTGTCTATTTTTCTTTGATATTTATTGTTTTCTAGATTTAGTCCGTGAGCTAAGCAAATTTTGATTAATTTCAATCGATCAGAGTGGTTTGTTTTATCGTATTGTTTGCCAAATTTTTTACGGAAGGATTTAAGATTTACCTCTCGACCCATATCATATCTCTCAGAAATACAAGATTGGTATTGGAGATCAAAATCATTTTGATCAGGATCAAAGTGCCAAGTATAACAATCAATATTTGTTCCGTAATCATTATGATATTCGCTGATTAAGAAAGCTAAATTTTGATCCGGAAACTCTAACATCTCTAAAACTTTGCCGATTTTATGGTATTCGAGATCGGCAGTGGTTGGAGAGCGATATGTAGGAATGTTATCGTTTTTTTCGGTCATAAGCTATGTTCCTTGAGAAAATTGGAGTAAAAATCTTTGGCTGAATTATCGACCATAGAATCAACTGGTCTTTGCTTAGCTAAGGCTTTGATGACCCTCGGATCTCGTTGCCACTCCTCAAAGGGGATTTGCTTATCATCCAGCCAATATTCAAATGCTGAGGCTGAAGACATTTGTTTAGCCCAACCAATTTCGTTGTGGTATTTGTTAGTTTGAACAAAGGCTATGTATCCAGACGAAATTTCTATTGCCGGTCCGTTGGTTCGGTGAATGATATAACAAAGATGATCTAAAAAATAGTAAATATCCCAACTGTTATTAATGTCAAATCTACGAGTTCTTCTATAAAGAAATTCTCCGCTATCGTTGACGTATTCAAGCTTTTCTTTAAGATCATCAACCCCATCGCTCATTTTACCATTCCTTTCTTAGGTATGTTCGATGAAGAAGTCGATCATCTTTATCGTTGACCTCTTGGTATGAAGAAAAGAAATTGAAAGGCACCTGTGGAAAGAAAAGACCGTCTGATTCATTCCGAGATCCTGAATCGGTAACCCAGATTGAATTGAGAATGGTTAAATCTAAGACCTCGACCTTGGGATGAAGAAATCCAAGACTATAAATTTCAGCTCCGCCGATGATCCAGAGATCTTTCTTATCTTCATGAAGAGAGTTTTGTTTTTCATGTTCATCGACAGCAAGATCGAGCGATGAGAAAGATCGAATCGTTGTATTATTTGACCAACTTGAATTTCTCGAGATGACCCAATTCTCTCTCCCTGGCAATGGCTTTCCAATGGATTGATAGGTCTTTCTTCCCATGAGAATTCGGCTTCCCGTGGTTTTCTCCTTGAAGCGTCTGAGATCCTCGGGGACTTTCCAGGGAATCCGCATCTCACCGTCGATTTTATAGGCAAGAAGTCCGGTATAATCAACCGCCGCAATCATTCCAATCATTTTGAATTTCTTTCTTTTTGAGCAATGTTACCCTTGGTGTTTCCAATGGTCATGTGAAATTGGTGTCTCTCGTCCGGAGAAAAGGTGACCCCATGCTTAAGCTCGGGGAGTCCGACGCTTTTTCTGATCTCTCGAAGAGCTGGACACCTAATATCCAGCCAATAATACAAATCGGTATGATAAATTGTATTGCAATATTCGAAAGAAATAGCCGATCGATTGACCTCTCGAGATAGTTTTTGAAGAGCTTGTTGGTTCGTAACTCTTTCGTTGCGAATGACCGAAATGTGAGCTCTATATCGAGGGCGATTGAGATTGCGAACGTATTTTGGAATCATCGAGAAATAGTAGTCAACAATCCCTTGATCTGCTTCGATGATCAGCTTGGAGAGTCCGTTATCCAAAATGGAAAAAGCCAGCCTACCGTGGGAGGTAAACCAGCTTGGACCGTCTTCGGAAAACTCACCAACATTTTTGAGAAGGCGTCCATCCATTGTCGTCATCCTCATCTTCATCTTCATTTTCTTGAGTTGAATCAAGATTTATCCACCCAGACTGATTGGACAAAGTCCGAATGACAACCGAAGAAATTCCTGATGATGCGCAAAAATCAATAAAGAAGCTTTCGAACTTGGTAATTTTTGAAAGACGGGAATCAGATTTCCGATCATCTTTTTGGACCGAGGAAACCCAAGAGGAAAATGATCGTGGAAGATAGGTCTGCTTGATGGAATCGTTCCCGAGATTAATGTTTAGCTCGAAAGGAATCTTGGATTCCTCCGATAGTTTGACCATCTTAGAGATAAGATCTTTGATTTCATCGTTCATATCCTTAAAAGATAAAGAAGTTTTGTCAAGTTTCTCTTGGTATTCGATGCAGAATTGTTCTCGTAAATTCATAATCTGTTCCTTTCTTCCCTTCATTAACAGTCAAGTGATGAAGAACTCCAACCCTCAGAGCTCCAGCCGTAAGCTAATGAATTTTCTTCTGGATCTACATGCAATCTCTTAAAATCTTGACCCATGCTACAGACAAAAGCATCGAAGAAATTTACAAAGCCATCGTTTTTGGGTTCATAGGGCGGACCTATGTGGGGATCGCCCCCATCATCATACCAATCGTCATCGTCATCGTCATCGTCATCGTCATCGTCATCGGATGACGAATCCTCAATGATCGGTTTGTCGGTATAATCTTTGCCGTCAATCAGCGGGAAATCTTCCAGTTGAGAAAAATCTTGAATCAGTTTTTCAAGAGATTTTGGAACATAGGTATCGTCTTTAAAACCAATTACGATATCTGTTGTAAATGGAATTTTGTATTTTTCAGAAACCTTAACCGCATGGTTGACCAGTTTGATCGCCGCTTTAAGACTTTCGTCAATTTCTTTTCTAGCCGATTTGGCGTTGGTTTTGTATTCTTGGAAAAAGTTTTCTTTATCGAAAGACATATTTTAACTCCTTTGATTACAATATGATGTCGTGTGGTTTGCTCTCGGTCCAGCCGGCATTGGTCAAGACATAAAACTCTGGGTTTTTGCGAAGACTTTCGAGATTCTTGGCTCCTTGATAAGAACAGCAAGATGTCAATCCGTCAAGAAGGTGCTCGATAACCTTCGCCGCCGGACCCTGATAAGGAACCAATCCGGAAACTCCTTCGACGTGCTTATTCTTCAATGTGCTTGATCCGAAGTACCTTTTGAACTTCTTACCATCAACTGTAACCAGCTCCGATGGACTTTCGTCTGTCCCAGCAAGAAGCCGACCAATCATCGCCATCGAAGAAAAACAAAGAGACTTTCCAACGTCTCCAGCAAGCTTAATCCCACCGTCCGCCATAATGGCAACCCGATTGTGATCAAAGGTATTTGCATTGAGATGGAGATCGTAGCATTCGGACAGAGCCGTCATTTGAGGAACTCCGTTGCCGGTTTGCAGTCTGGTCGAACAGGTTGCTCCGTTTCCAATTCCGCATTTAACAACGTCGATTCCGAGTTCGTAAAGAAAACGAGCTCCTTCGTAGGTTGCGACGTTGCCGGCAATGAGAAGAATTTCTGAGAGATCATTTCTTGAGAAGAGAGATTTGATGAACGAAGCTGCGCCGGAAGAATGGGCGTGAGCAACGTCGAGGCAGAGAATTCGACAACCTTCTGCAATTGCTCGTTCGGCTCGAGCGAGATCTTCGCCCTTGATTCCGACCGAGATTCCAACAGAATTTTTCCGTGAGCATTGGCGAAACATCGCTAGCTGCTCCTCGATCGAACAGAAACGATGAAGAAGAGCCATCCCTCCCATTTCTGAGACGAGATTAGCCATATCGGTTTCGGTCACAGCCTTCATGTTCGCCGAGCAGATTGGAATCTTGAACGAGAATCCCTTGGGAAGATGAGAGGTAAGATCGACATCCGTGTCTCGCGAGGAGACGTCGGTGAACTTAGGTTTTAGGAGGAGATCGTCAAAAGAATACCCTTGGGTTGTTCGAATCATATGAGTTCTTATTTTTCTGAATTTAGATCTTTAGACAATTTGAAATACAAGCTTAAGCTCATAACAATAATCATAGCATCTACGATATGTTCGTAGATGCTATGATGAGTAAATGTCGAAATCACAATGACAAAAGATATTGCTATTGACATGATCAATACAAAAAAGAATTTAATTAAGTTCATTTTAGTTTTTCTTTTATTGATTGTGTAACAGAAACACAACAATCATGGTTGTAATATTCTTTACAACACATCCATTCGTCTTTGGTTGGATCGATCACAGAAATAGCAGTGGATGGTAAAATCTTTTTTCATTGGTTGGAGATGATGGTTTCGACCCATCTTCCTGGAGGTCAAAGCTCCATATATTAGCCACTATACGAATCTCCAATAAGGCTCCTGTGATAGGTTTCGAACCTATGCCCTTTTACTTTCCCGATTTTCCCGAGGACTGCAAATGCTCCGCCAACTAAGCTACACAGGAGATAAAACGGGTATTTGTTTCGATTTGGCACAAAATTCCCAAAAGCCATTAGGTCAAGACATCGTATATCTTTGCGGAGATCTACGGAATTTTCTTGACCTGAATGTGACGAATCTCAGGTAGAGGAGGAGATACCTTCCGAATTGTCACTGTGAGTCTGCCGTTCTTGAGATCGGCAGAAATTGATTCTTGATCAAGATCGGATCGATTTTTTAGACTGAACGAGTGAGAGAAGTTGCAGTGTTGCCAAAGTTTGCCATCGAGATCCTCATCTTTGTGATGACCTTCGAGATAGAGAATGCCATTTTCCACCTCGACGGAAATCTCGTCATCTTCGTATCCGGGAACATCAAGGACGAGGTAAAGATTTTTATCGTCTTCGTGTCGGTCAATGGGGTTGATAGAGGGCAAGGTTTGAATTTTTGGCATTCCAAGATCGACGCCCCAAAAACCACTGCCCATGATTTGCTCTAGAGTTGAATTTTGCATAATAATGTCTCCCTTTGGTTAAATTGAGATTTGTTATTGATGTGATCAGATAACGCCAGGTCACATGAGATAATAAGCGTCAAATAAACCCTGGTCAAGACCAAAATGATCGGCTGCACCAGATGTCTTTTTTGACATTTATATGTGAGTAGATTAGCATCTTTGATTAAAATTGCCGAGAGTGAATCTCTGGGACCACTTGCGTCTTGGGTTCAAAAAAGATTGAGCAATAAATCAATCGCCCCGGGATCTTTCAAAGAGGCTTACGCCAAATCAAAAGTTGGTCCCGAGAGAGAGAAGTTGGTCCTTGAAGCTGCATTGAAACAGGGCAAACCGAAGAATTTGGTTCCGATTAAAGTCGCCCTGCCAGACGGTGGTTCGGTCGAGTATTCGGTGATGCCGGATTACATTACTATCGATGGAGTTAGAGTAATGCTTTCAGGACAGACGGCTCAAAAGATTGCAGATGCTTTTGGAATGGTTCTTCCGACAAGGCAAATGTCGAAACAGATCTATAATGCTGCTGATGGAAAAGCTTTTGTGACCCCGTTTTCGGCATCAGGATTTACAGACGCCAACGGAAAATATTGGAGCGCCAAGGAATTTGCATTGAATAAAATTGGCGATGCGGATGGATCAATTCAGTTCAATCAAAACATTGATAAAGCTTTCGAGGGAAAGCCTGACGTCAAATTAAAAGCTGGATTCATGAAAGATATTACCCAGCCATCAAATGAAAATAAGCTGGGATTGTATGGTCTTTATTACAAAGACAAACCTATTCAAGATACAATAAGCACACCGCATGATATTAAATACCACAATGAATATGCTAGTAGTTTTCGGGGCGTAGATGGTAAAGTTAAAATAACCGCCCCAGACGGATCATCGAAAGAATTACCTATGGATCAAGCTATGAAGATTCCCGAAATAGCTAAAACTATTGGAGATCCTGGATCTAATTCTGTTCGACGTTACAATCTTGATTGATCGCCAAGAAATCGCTCCAAAAGAGTTTTGCTTTTTCTTCGGTAACAAATTGATCGTGCTCAATTTTAGTCACCCGCCGGTCGAAAAGATAATAAACTTTGTTTTCAGATGTTTTTGAAACAATGGCTGGTCCGTTGGCATTATGGCGCTTATTATCTTGGTAATATTCTTCGGTTGATTTGGTGATAACCGCCGGAGCATTAATGCGATGCTTTATTGTGCCACCTTGGTCCTTGCAGTAGATAATAAGATTACCATAATTGAACTTATATGTTCCATCAGATTCACGGGTGATAACCAAATTGGTGCGTAAAGTCATTTAATTCTGCTCCGAACTTCTCCAATACATTAGGTCTACTTTCAACGGCTTCAAATTAATCAGTTTGGCTTGGAGATAGCCGTCGTGATCGTTGGGAAGATTCTTTCGCATTCCTTGAATAACCGCCTCGAGAATTTCTTTTTCGCTCAGTGAGATAACAATCATGCCCTCAATATATCGAGGAGACGAACTTTTGGGAGGTTGGTTTGCCGAATTTCTCCTGCATGATTTGAATTTCAGAAGTTAAAGATCCAGAGGAAAGAGCATTTTCCAAATTAAAAAGATGAGTCTTCGCCCTGCCTCGAGAAAAGAGAGAAAATGAATCGAGATTTTCCTTAAGATCATCGACAAAGGTTACTCTCGAAAAATCAATTCCGGGAACTAGATATTCGACGTCGCGGAAAAATTGAAGTTGGGGCTTTCTCGATCCGGTTTCGCAGGAGAAGATGGGGTGGTCAATAACTTTGTCGTTGAAAAGAGAGGCAAGACAATTTGCTTTTAGCTCGGACAGATGATCGACGCCCATGTTAGATGTCAAGCCGATCGAGAATCCCGATTTCTTCAGCTCGACGACGAAGGCAATCATTTCCCGGCAAGGGGCGATGGCTTTGGTCCAAATATCGACAGCCTCGGAGGTTGCCTTTGACCATTTTGATAAAGAATAGAATTCATAAGCCATTCTGGTCATTCCAAGATCGTTGGTCGCTTGAACCTTTTTAAGAAAGATGCTAATGTCCTCTTGAGAGACGCTAAGACACTCTGCCAATTTGGAAATAATTCCCTTATGATCAAAGGTTATTAATACGTTGCCGACATCGAAGAAGATAATTTCTTTATTGGAGATTGAATTCATGAATTATCCTTTGATCTAAAGTCATTTCCAAGCCGGGCTCTCGGCTTAATCGAGCTGGACTATAAGATCTGTTCAATGTTTCGTAAAGGGTATGGATTCCAAAAGATTTCATAAATTCGATTTGACCCAAATTTTTTCCAATTCGAGCCTGTTCGATAAATACGGCGTTGATAATTGTTTCGGGATCCTCGAGATTGGGGGCGAGGTTAATTTTTTCAATCTCGGGGTGGGAGAGAAGCTCAGATAATAGCTGGGTCTCACCTGAACAGAAGTACATTTCGCTCCTTGGAAGATCTTGAAGATCCTCTGCAACGGTAATTTTGGAGGTCTTGTAAATTTCCGCTGGGCGGTTGCAAAGAAGAGCCGCCCCTTTAACCAAATCTTCTTGAGAAAGCTTGGAAGATGTCCACGGCGCAATCCAAGAGAGCGGCTTAATGTCCAACCTTGCCCTGAACAATGGAGAGTAGATAAATCTCCTGGTTGGCTCGGCGTAGAACCTAAGATTTCTTCTGAAATTATAGAGCCGAAAAGAGTATCCGTCCTGATTGTCCCACCAAAGAGGAGACATCATGAAGTTCAATGAGCTAATATCCCAAGAGGGGATTTCGAGAGCTTTAGCGACGCAGAGCAAAACCGGCTCTTGGTCGGTCACGATGAGATCCGGTGACCATTTTTTGACGCTTTCGAAGAGATCTCTGAAAGACTTGGCGTTGACCGTTGGAAGATAGATTTCTCGACCTATCAAATCCTCGTATGATTGAATTCGTTGGTTGGGAAGGTCGTAGAGAGGATCGGTAACCCAGTCTAGAAAAGGAACATTTTTAGATGCTCCCGAATGAGATTTAAGCGAAGAGGCAACCCGAAGCTCAAAAATTGGATTGAGATGAGAGAAGACCTCTCCAAGAAGAAAATGGGAAGAGAGCTGCTCTCCTGCTGAGAATAAGACCTTGAAATCTTTAGAAAGCTTTGTCTTAATCAAGATTCTTCGGATGAGGAATAAGCCGAACCGAAATGCTCTTGGATTACTGGGGTTATCGCCTCGATGATTTTGCAAAATAAATCGGCGGTCATTTTGGTATCAGCATCCGCTCGATGAGCTTTGGCTTTTTTGACACCGAAAGATTTCACCAGTTGACCGAGAGAATAACCAAGCCGGCGCTTGTTGTTGCAAACATCGACGATGATAGCTAATTGCTTGGTATCAATGATGCGATTATTTCTTTCGAGAGAAAATGGGAAGGTTTGAGAGTTGCCGGTTTTATTCCAGAGAGCGGTCATCATAGCAACATCGAAGAAAGGATTTTGTCCGACGAAGATCCGATCAACCGAAGAGCATCCGTCTTCGGCAAGCCATTGTTCAATTTCGACAATAACTTCGTTGGCATCCCTGTATGTTTGTTTGCCGTATTCAGTTTGATGGGTGATATCCTCGAGGAGGTGACCGTTTATTTTTAAGGCAGCCTCTTCAATTGTTGAGAAGTCTAGAGGCTTTAAACACCAAGTTTTTTGCTCTTCTTCATAAGATCCTTTGTCGTTTTTTGTTAAACGAATCATGGATATTTCGATGATGTCATGTTTTTCAGCCAGAAGTCCGGTAGTCTCCGTGTCGCAAATTATGATTTGATATGACTGATTGGTCATCATTTATCTTCTTTCTATGCGCGTTTATTTTAAACATCGAAAAGAAGATCAGTCTTCTTCAGATATCTCGTTCATCAGCTGCGCTGGAGAAGAAACCTTCCCAAGGTAGGCGCTGATTCTCTCTAGAACGGGCAGCTCGATGGGGATCTTGACCACGGAATTTTTCTTATTGGTCGTCTCGACCGTGCAAATTAAAAATCCTCCACCATTTTTATATTCGATTCCAGAAATAATAATCATAGAAATTTCTCAACGTCGATCTTGGATTCGTCAAGGTAGGCACAGATCGAAGCTGTTTTCATGAAACCTTTTCGGGCGCATTCCATTAAGAACTGCATTCCTCGTCTGGTTTTGAAGAAGTCTCGGACGACAGCCTTGAAACGATAAGCTTGAATCTCTCCGATTATTTCATCTTCTTGATAGAAAATCCATCGCTCGCCGTGTTTCTTGGTCATCGAATATTTTACCCTAGCGACGGGGTTTTCGATATAATCTTCCTCTTTGAAAAGATCGTTGTCAGCCTTGGAAAGATGAAAGCCGGAAGAATCACCTCCTGACCCCTTGTCGTCGCTGCGGAAGGAAGAATAGCTTGAGTCGTCATTTGATGAATATTTGTTTTTCATAGGATTATTTTTTAGCAATTGAATCGATGACCGAGGTTCCGGAGACCGCCGCTCCGTAAATTCCGCGAATTCTTCCTGCTTCCCCAGCAACATAGAGACCGGATATTTCGGTCTCTAACGATGAATCGATAGAGATTTTTCCAGGCTCGCAGGAAATATAAGGGGTATGATAGAAACCGTTGGAGATGATGTTGGGAATTAGCTCGCCCATCTCCTTAATAACCCCGGAGAGCCAGTCGTATTCTTTGATTAGATTGAGTTGGGTCCCGCCTTTGACGAATGATTTAACCTTTTCTTTAGCTACCCGATCGTTGTAAAGGAGATAGGTCAAGCAAGCCATTCTTTCAACTTCGGCAACTCCTTTTCCCGGAAAGGAACGATGCCCAATCAATCCGAAGGAAACCTTTTCAGATTCCCAACGATCCTCGTTGCTTCGAAACCCAGAACAAACCATATTGGCATGATCAACAGGGATTACTGTTCCGTTCCAACAGAAGGGCGCGGTTGAGTAAGAATTATCTCTCTTGATCAATTGAAGAGAGCTTCCTTGAAAATCCTTGAGATATTGACTTCCTATTTCGAAACGGACTCCGAATTTGGCAATGTCGTCTGAAATTTCCATACCCATTTCTTTATAGAAATCGTTGACCCATCGAAATCCGGTCCGACCGACAGCGAGAACGACATTTTTGGCAATGAAATCTCCATTGTCCGAGCTAATTAAGAATTCATTTCCTTTTTTCTTTAGTATCTTGTTAACCTCATTCTCAAATGAGAAGATAACATTGGGATGCTGCTCGAAGATGGAAACGATAAACTTGGAAAATTTATGAACGTATTCTGGCTTCCATTGATAGTAGTCGTTGGTTAAATAATCACAACCAATTGAGTTAATCTTTGACTGAGCAGAGATATTGGGACCTCGATCGGAAATCAATTTCAATGGTCCAGAAGATTCCAACTGTTTGTCGACCCATTTGATTCCGGCGTTCAAAGATCTTCCATCAAATCCGAGATCTCGGAGACTGTCTAAATCCCGAAGATAAAGCTTTCCGTCGGAATTAGGAAAGACTCCAAGGGCTCCTTCAAGTTGACGGCGCCGTTTGCCGAATTCTTTACCGATGTCGAAGATGATGATTTTAGCATCGGTTCCAAATTTTTCAACGGCACGGAGTGCGGCAAAACACCCTGCAACTCCGGCTCCAACAATGGCAATATCGAATTTTGATTTTTTCATAGAAATGAGGCTGTGGTCCTTATTTTAAAGATTCACAGCCTCTATAACACAAAGCTTGAGAAAAGGAAATTATTTAGCGTTTTGGCAGTGAAAAATTCTATGCAAATGTTTATTTTTTTAAATCTGAAAATTAGCTATACCCAACCAATTTCCGTCTTTGGTTCCCAAATTTTGGGCGTTTAAAACTGATCTCAATATTGGCGTAATATTTTTATTCAACATATCTATAAGAATTGGATATCCCATGGATTCACAATCAGAAACGGCGCTGACAACTCCACCATTTATTGATACGCCAATATGAATTTGTCCATTACCAAAAGAATTAGCCTCAGAAAGAGGTGTTTTTTGTGGTTTTTTTCCTTCATCCTCAGCCTTTTTGAAAGCGTCTTTAGCCGCTTCGACAGCATTGTCATAAGACGCCACTGTATCATAAACAATATTTGCATTTTTGTTATTTGGATCTAAATTTCCTTGATTATCCATGATACCTAGCGTTTTATTTTTCGCCAATACACCCCAAACTACAGGCTTTGTACTAATGCCCTGTACAGTGGGGGCATCTTGAGCTAATTTTAAATAACGAGTTGGTGAACCTCCGTCGGCTATTTTGTGAGCCAAAGAAGCATACTTAACCGAAAGATTGAAAATTTCTTGGGCTGATGGAGATTTAAAGGTAGATACCATATGTTAATGTCTGATTATGTCCAAAGATTGGTAAATTCGGTTTCTACAGTAACGCATTCCCCATCTGTCCAAGTAGCACCATCAGCAATTAAGATGTGTCTAACATTCATATTAGTTCCAAATCCATTTTGACTTCCGTCTGTGGCGTCTATTAAACACGCTAGACCAGAAGTATCAAATTCATTAAATGTCGTAAATGCAGTTGTGTCAGATGTTACACCATTAACTCCATCAGACCTAATTAACATTCTTGTCGCATCAGTTCTAAAAATTAAAGTATGCCAAGCATCTTTTGTAACATCCATATCTGCTTCAACATTTGTTGCAGCATCATCAGTTAAATTAAATCGAATTGGAATATTTCCACCAGATTGAGTTCCTGTCGAAATCTCAAGTATTGTTGCGGTGTTATCAAATCCAGGAAAACATTGGGTACATGTCAATATGGTAATGTTATTACTTGCGGGAACGTAAATTCGAATAGCGATAGAAAAAATTCCACTGGTAATTATTGGACTTGGTCCAAACATTCTTCTAACTGTGGGGGTGGAATTAAATTGAATAGCTGGAAACCCGTCACCTAAATCAGATGTATATTCACCAGGAAGAACTGTTCCTTGAAATAAATTAGCGTCTCTTTGGAAGGCTATAAAATCTTTATAGCTTCTTTGATCTCTCCAACGAGAAACAGAAGTTCCGTGTTCCACGCCTTCATCAACTCTTAATTCACTTGTACAACCTAATCCGGCAAATGGATCAACGGCTGAAGTTGTTATAGGTTGAGGCTCCCATCGAGAATTAGAGGTTGAATATGTAAGCACATATCCATCTGCTGGAGTTTCATCTAAAATATCTATGTTTTGAATTTTTGTAACAGTTATAGATGAAGCCGTTCCAGAAATATCTCCATCCAATTTAATAGTTCCAAATTCACTTAAGGTTGCATTTGGAACTGAACCCGGTTCCCACATGCTACCAAGATTGTTGTATGTCAAAAATTCGCCATCACTAGGGGAAACGGCAGATATATCAACATTTTGAATTTTTATAACCGTAGCATCACTAGCGATTCCAGATAAATCACCACCAAGAGTTAGAGGGTAGGGTATCCATTGATTTAGAGAAGAATCGTATGTTAGGACGTAGCCATCGGTGGGGGTGGAATTAGATATCTCTAAACCACGAAGACGAAAAACTGTCGCAGCAGCAACGGTCCCACTTAAATCGCCCCCAACATTAACTTCTCCATTGATGATATCCGTTATTTGAGTATCAATAATATTAATTTCGGTATTGATATCCGTTATTTCGTTATTGATATTAACAAGTTCAGTATTAACATCAGCAATGTCGACATCGACTGAATTCAATCTATCTTTAACCGAGCCAAAAGTTCCTGACGGTTTGACTCCTAACTCTTGTTCAATAGCAAGAATAGCAGAGCGTTGAGCATTAGGAACGGCGGCAACGACCTCACTTTGGAGGTCGATTATTATTGGAAGTTGTTGGATGCCATCTATTTCATTAGGGTATTTTGTTGTCATTTAATTTTCCTAGAATTGGTCTTACAAAACATTTTTTAGCTTTATTCCACTCAGATTCCCAAATAGAAATAACAATCCAACCATGAGCTTCTAAATATGCTTTTTTGTTAAGAGTTGCGGTATATAATTCACCAAATGTTACTTTAAATTTATCATGGATATCTGTGCTTTTATAATATTTGGGGTTTCCATGAACACGGTCTCCATTATATTCAATAATTAATTTGTGTTGATGATCAACATAATCAGGAAAAAATACTCTTTCATTTACTATTATTCTATTGTTTCTTTTTTCAAGTGGAATACTTAAAAAATCTAATAATTCTGTTTCGCCTTTAGAAACACATAAAGAGCAAAATGGACAATTACTACCTTTACCAATTCGACTGCTGGGTGATGCCATAAAAGTATGATTTTTATTTTTTAAGCACTTCCATTTAATTTTAATTACACTACCATATGTTAATTCATTTAATTTAATTGAATTATCTTCAGACCACTCTTTTAATAAAAAAGGATGTGTAATAGCTAATGAATTATTTTTTAAATATTCTACCCTCTCACATTGTGAGCAACACATTTTTTCTTTTTTATAACTATTAAGCGTTACTTGCCAAGAATGATTGTTGTTACATTTCCACCAAAGCTTTCTAAATGAGCCTCTGCTTACGAATTCAGGATTAATATTATTTTTTTCATAATCCCAAAAATTTAAAAATTGTGGATGACTAGTTATAATTGAATTACAAAAATGACATGAAATTTTAACAATATTTTTAGGTTCTTTTTGCCACTCGTGATTATGATTTATTGGACATCTTAACCAAATAGGTTTGCTCGCTTTTCTTGCAATATTATTTATTCCTACGATATTTTTAGTTGGATGCCAAAAATTTAATATTTCTGGATAAACAACGCTAATACAATTAGTTTCATTTATTTTAATATTATTACAATAAGGACAGGAACCTTTATTACACCAATTAGCTGGCTGTTGTTGCCACTCATGTAATGGATTTATAGGACATATCCACCAAATAAAATGTGAAAGTGATTTATGTGTGATATCATCAAAATTAATATGACTATTTTTAGTCGGATGAATAAAAGGTATAATTTCCGGATTTGTTTCTAAAATAGAAGAACAATATTTACAACTAATTCTACCTTTATTTCCACTAATATTATTTGCATTTAAAAGAATATCATGCTTATTGTTAATACAACGAAACCAATAACGACGCTCATTATATTGAGATATAGAATGCGGATCAGCTGGGTTATTTTTAACTACAGACCAATATTGTAATAGATGTGGATAAATTTCAAAGAAAGATTTTTCTCCGCGAGTGCTCATGAAATCCAGCTTGCAACTAAACTGGTCCCTGACAAAGAGTGACCCGAGGGTGGAATTGTTCCGTCGAAGTCAGTAGTCACCCAAGTTTCATAAACAGACCCAACCGCATAATAACCTCTAAATTTTCTATAAAGATGAGTTGGAGAAGTTGGGGGAATAGTTACTTCGCTTGTAGCCAAAGATAGTTGATCTACAGTTTGTATAGATGATTCTAAAACAGAATTTGAAGATACTAATTCTGTTTTACCAGTATCCTTAGGAATAATACCATCGGTAGGTGATACTAACTCAGTAAAAAGTCCAGAGAATGATGACTGACCCAATTCAGTTGACGCCATAAAATAATACTAAATTATAGGCACGGTATTTACCTTCCATATTTTGGAATGCTACTATGGCTAACGTACATTTTCCTAATTTTACTCTTCAAAGCGCCAATCATGCATTTTCGGCAATTTGGAAACTAACCAGAGCTTTAAAAAAAGCGGGTTGGACTGTTCAGGCGAGCTCTGATGGAGCATCTAAAGATACCTCAGCTGTTGCCGCAAACGATAAGTGGGGTGGAGATGCTGATCCAGCCAATGATACATATGTTACAACTAATTTAGATGCTACCTATTCATCAACCACTGGTCCGTGGATTGTTTTATCAACTCCTACCACATCTAAAATTCCTTTTTCGGCAGCTTCGACTGGAACATTTCTTCGAGGAGAAAAAATTACACAAGCAACTTCAGGTGCAGAAGGTGAACTTGTTGGATATGATTTTGATGCAGTTTCAGTTGGTCATTTAGTTATTATTCCGAGGACTGGAACGTTTGATAACACAAATGTTATTACCGGAGTTTCTTCTGGAGCCACATTAACTCCATCTGGAACCATTGTTAACTTTGTACGAGAGGTTTGTTTTTGGAAAAGTGGTGTCTCGGGCGCCAACAATGCATTCAACGGTTCTATTTATATACAAACAGTTGACGTTTCATCAGAAAATACTTCTAGATTTTCATATTTAGCGGTAAACTCGGCGGGTTGTACAGCCACAGTCTGCCCTGGGGGAGGGGGTACAGCTAATGGTATTCCGTCTTTAGGTACTTATGTAATGTTGGGAACCACAACGGGTGGAACATCACCTACAATAACACACTCTACATGGCTTGGAATGACAACATCGACTTTTGGAAGAGCTCAAATTACAGCTACCAATGCTATACCGGCTGCAAACGTTTCTCCAGATCTTACTTGGTGGATTGTAATGGGAGACACAACTTCAGCTATTGGTGCCCAAATGATTGGTCACTTTAGATGTGATAATTCTGAAGACGGTGATTTGGATCCATTTGTAACATATATTACGGCTGTCGGCGGAACAACTACAAGAATTGCGGCACCGGCGGGCAGTTTAACGACCGCGCCGGCGAATTTTTTCCCAAATATAACGGGATCATCATTTTATGGATGGAAGGGTTGGCGTCGGCGCGGATTTTCAACAGGAGACGCATACACAGGTTTATGTACCGCGTTGTTGGGCTTTTCAACGGGAGGCACGGGGGTTATGACAAACAATCCCGCGGTAGCAGAAAGCATTGCTTGTTCCAATACGACTAAAAGACTTCGTGATAAAGTATGGATTTTGAGTATTGATAATACTTTGAAAATAAGAAAAGGAACGCCACGATGGATAGATGTGTGTCAAAGCGGAGCGCCAATGGATACTTTGGATACAAAATTAAGATTGTGTTTTATTGGATTTGCGGGCTCTTATCCTAGTGTTTATATTGGACCGTTTGACGGATCGACAATTCCACTACAATCATGATCAATATAGTAATTTTTTTACTTTATTCCATTCATGTTCCCATATGAATATTACAGTCCAACCATTCTTTTCTAAGAATTCTTTTCTTTCAAATGTTTGACTGTATATTTCACCATATGTTTTTCCTGAACCAATTTTGTCATTAGGATTAAAATAATCTGGATTTCCGTGCCATTTATCACCATTATATTCAATGATTAATTTATGTTCTTTCCACATAAAATCTGGATAGAATATTCTATTGTTAATGATAAGTGATTTATTCCTCACACCATTTTCTCCAACTAAAAAATCTAAACAAGATTTTTCTCCCTTAGATATTCTTTTAGAACAAAGTGGACATCCAGTTGGGTCTTCCCTGGTTTTATGTTTGAGTGATGTTATATAAGTATGTTCATCATGTTTAAGACATTGCCATTTAAATTTTTTATTTGAGCCATAAGTAACATCATTGAGAGTAGTTTTATTATCTGGATGCCATTCTTCCAATAAATAAGGGTGGGTTGCGGCAGCACAATTATTTGAATCAACTTTTTCATTTAAACAAATTGGACATCTAGTGTGCGTATTTTTAATTTTGCGGGTGGAATTATTAGCTGAACGTGACCATTTATGATTATATTTGCATTTCCAGTTGATGATTTTTTCACCACGAGCCCCTATATCTTTTGGCAGAAAAGAATTGCTTTCATAATCCCATTCGTGTAATAATTCCGGAAATTTAGATTCAAAAGTTTGTGAATAATTAAAGCATGGTTTCTTATCTTCACAAATAAGACATTTGGTTTTACCACCTCGACGGAATATTACCTTAGGAGATCTTATCCATTCATGTGTTATATCAAACTTGCATCTAAACCAAATTTTAATATTACTACCATTTGATATATTAAACGGATCTATGTTAATATTTTTACTTGGATGCCAGTATGACATTAATTCTTTATTACTTCCAATATTATTACAAAACGGACACTCCATAATAAAATCGTCTTTTTGATTAATTAAACACTTTTCCCATTCGTGGGTAGGATTATTTAAACATCTCCACCAAAATTTACCCGTACTCTTACGAGAAAATTTATTTGGATCTTTATGATTTTTCGGACTCCAATATTAAATAGGTCTGGGTGAGTTATTTTAAAGCTGATTCTGTTACGCGCCATAATGTTGATATATAACTCAAGTTCAGCTCCACTCAACTAATAATTCCGCAAAATCTAAATTAACACGATCACTAATATTTCCAACGCCCATATTCATTTGAACCTGATAAACCGCCAGTCCAGAACTCAAATTAGAATATAAATCTCCGGTTGTCAAAGTAACAGGATCTGCACTGGAAGTAGATAGCGCAGATCCTGTTACGACTGCTGCTGTTGTCAAGTTATACAGTTGAATAGAACAAAGTGGTCCGGTAGTCTCTGCTACTACTCTGAGTTTTATAGTTTTAGAATTTGAAGATGATAATAAACTTCTATCTAATATTAATGTTCCGCCAACAACAAATGTTATACTAGATGAATTTGTTATTCCGGCAAAAAATAACAGAGATAATTGATTAATATGATTACCGCCATTAAGAACAGGAAGAACTCCAAAAACATAATTGGCTCCGCCTGCTAAATTCAAAGCAGAATAAGAAAGTGCAGAAACGCCGGAAACATATAAACCATTACCAGTAACGAGTGCTCCGGCTGAGGGAATTGTAGCACCATTAGCTTTAGCGACAACAGAAACCGCTGTAGTTCCGGTAACATCTCCCGTCATAGTTTGTGAGGCTTGGTTTGCTGATGGCAAAATTCCTGTTACATAATTAGCCCCACCAGCTAAATTCAATGATGAATACGAAAGAGCTGATGCTCCAGTAACATATAATCCATTGCCAGTCGTTAAGGATCCTGAAGCCGGAACTGTTGCGCCTCTAACTTTAAGCACAGAAGGTGCCGAAGAAGTTCCTCCCAAATCTCCAGCAAGTTGAATAGTTCCCAAAGAAATTGTTGTTGCCGGATCTGTTGAGACTCTAGCTGGAATCCACATGTCAGATGATAACTCATAAACTAATGAATAACCATCTAAAGGGGTTGTTGATGAAACCTCTATTCCTTGAATTCCTGAAACTTTCGGGTTTGGATAGGTAGAACTTAAATCACCTCCGGCATTTCCCTGCGGTATTACTCCGACTTGGATCAAAGAAATGGTCTCATCGACACCATCTAACCTATCTTTAACCGTTCCATATGTTCCAGATGGTTTGACCCCAAGTTCTCCCTCAATTGCAACCGTTGCCGAACGAATATTGTTGACGACGACGGATCTAATCTCGGTAACTAAATCCGTACTGAGTGGTAGGGAAATAGAATTATCTAAACTGTTTGGGTAATTTGACATATAACCCTATGTCTTTATTTGCTTTAATTGTTTTTTAACTTTTTCCCACTCATGCTCCCAAATTGTAATTACAATATAGCCATGATCTTCTAAGAATTTTTTCTTATCTAGTTTTGACATTTTTATTTCCTGAATAAATGCAAAAATAGAGAATGGTCTGGAATTTTGGACAAAAAGAAATCCCCAGAGAGATTAACCCTCTGGGGATTTCGGCGGAACGCTTTTTCTAAGCTAAGATTGTATTTGCGGTATACGTTCCAAACTTCAGCTATGCTGCGATGACGATCTCCGAGAGAAGATCCTGACGAAGGAGGTTAAGCAGACCGTCGAGCGGGGTAGTTTCGGCTCGTTCCTCTTGTTTGGTTTCGGTTCCCTGGGATACCTCTTTATTCCCCATTCCGAGAAGGGTCTTCAGGTTGCTGGGATCGAAACCAGAGATGGTCAACATTCCTTGATCCTTTAACGTAACCGGAAATTCTGAGTGTTCATTGTTGACGAACCACCAGACAAAGGTCACCCCCTCAATTCCAGCCTTGGCTAGTCTTTCCTTGGCGATTTTGGCGTTGGTTTGAACGTTGTTTCCAACCGGATTAAACTGCATGTCAGAAATAACAAGGACAGTTTTGGGAAACTCCGAGGCTGGAATTTCGGGATGATCTTTTTTGAGCTTAATCATGAGATCAACGGCACTCTCAAAATTCGTGCTCCCCATTGCGTTTTCTGGAATCTGTTTGACCTTATCGCAAAAGGATCCAGAAAGAGTTTCCATCCAAGATGTGGACTCGAACATGCAAACTTTGTTGTGAAACCATCCTTCGTTGAGATCGGCAAGGAGGATTCCCATCGAGAGACAGATATCGAGCGGAGTTGCTCCTCCAAAGGTATTCCAACTCATCGACCCTGAGGTATCGAGGACCGGAAGGACATTACCGAGGGTACAAGAAGCTCTAGCTTTCTCAAGCAAGCTCCAATACTGGAGATTAACCAACTCCTTCTGATACCTAGAAGTTGCTTTCTTGGCATCCTTGAGAAGTTCGAAGGGATACCCAACGAAGTTGATATCTTTGCCGGAAAGAAGGAACTTGGTAAATCGATCTTCTTGATTATGGCGAGCGATGGTTGTCTGACCATCTTTACCTGTCTTGTGCGTAATGTTGCGGAGAGCGCGGCTGGGAATCTTGGAAAAATCAAGCTCTTGAAACCTTCCCGCGCTCATGTCTTGCTGAAAAGTATGAGCAGTTCCAGAAGCTTTCATTTTTCGATAGGTCTTGGTATTGATTCCAAGAAATTTGCAGAACCCGAGGGCGAATTTGGATCGAGCACGATCTCGCTCCGAGCGAGCTTTACTTCCCTCTCGAATGGTTGGAAGGAACTTGAAAACAAGCTGATCGTTGTTCTTAATCCCTTCAGAGAGAAGAAGGTAAATCTGATCAGCATCCAACGTATTGCAGACCGGAGGAACCATAAGATCTTTCCAACATCCTACCCGAGGTATCAGGTGAAGATTGGGGTAAAGAAGATCCGGATGGTTGTTGTGAAGATAGACCAAAGCCTGATGGAACTCGTTGCGAATCCCGAGCCCGGTAACCTGGTTATCACATTTGGTTGGCTTTCTGGAAATCATTCGACCGTAGAAAACCAGCTTGAGAGCCAGCTCCGGCGAGGCTGAGAAAAGCTTCTCCATGTCACGATCGGTTTCAAGTTGGCTTCTTGAAAGATAAGTTCCTGACTTGGTTAGGTATTCCACCAGGGGAGCAAGATTTTCGTCACCCATTGAAGAATTTGAGAGAGCTCCGTTGGCTGTAGTTGCTTGAGTTGTCATGACGGGTCCTTTCGGAAGAAAACGAAACACGTTTTTATGCTATGCTTTGGTTTGCTGGTTGTGTTTCAAGAAAACGGATCACATTTTCTATACCAAGAGTGGGTTTGCTGTACGTGATCCAAGATGAAATCATTTGCAAAGATCAATTTAAAGTGGGCTATTTTGCGGTAGACCCCGCAGGCACAATATTACCGAACTTGATCACCGGGGCTTCAACCGGCGCAGATTTAGTCTGCATCATTGCAAATGATTTTGGTCCCGCGCCGGGAGTCGAACCCCGTTGATGAAACGTGCCGATTGCAGAGAATCACCCTGGCAAATTGCGCGAGATGGCTCGACGTGATGGATTCGAACCATCGACCTCCGGCGCAAATGCCGGCGCTCTACCTAGACTAAGCTAACGTCGATATAAACATTTAGAACGAAAGAGGTCCTTGATGAGGCTTACATCCGGGATTTTCCTCTCGGACATGAGCCCAGTAGGGCACCCACTTAAAATCGTTCATTTCTTTAGAAAGACCAAGACGATAGGCATCAGAATAGGTGATGTCTTGGTTGACAAATTTATCATCGTCTTTGAGATAGATTGCCATTCCGACTGTATCCCAAGAGCTTTCTTCGATCCAAGATCTTACTGTTTGATTGAACATTAAATGATTCCTTCAAAAAAGGTTAAACAGAACGCAAGTTTCATCCATTGAATTTTGGTTTGCTGGAAGCGTTCTAAGATTTAGGTTTGTTTTGTTACTACTGATGTTTGGAGTTTGCCAAATTGTTTTTTAGCCCAATATCCACGTGGGGGTTTAGATAAACCGTATTTGGCAGTCCATTTGCAAATAGATTTATCAGAAACACCAAATTGTTTAGCAATCTGAGCAGATGGTATTTCCCAAAGAAGTTTTTTGAGATCTTCTTTAAGAGGAATGTTTCTAGCTTTATGTACCAAGTGACAGTTTAAACACCTGGAATTATCATCTCCTAATTCAGAATTACAATCTTGACAATAATATTTCTGTTTTAGATTTATTTCTCCATTTAATGAAATGGATTCTTTGCTGGCGCATTCTCTACACCTGCTTATTCTTTGCTTAAGCAAGCACCCGCAGCCCAAACATTTATTATTGGGTAAAGATTCTTTTCTCTTTCTTCTGAAAGTTGGAGTTTGAGAGTGACAATTCGGGCATAATATGCGAAGATTTTCAATTCTATTGTCGGAAAAATCACCATTAATATGGTCAAGCTCTAATGAAATTGGTTTATCTTGCCAGGAATCCAAACCACATTCTGAACATTTGTTCTCAACTCCCATTTTTAGGAGTTTGTTTTTCAATGTTTTGTTACAATAGTAATGTGAATTTTCTGTAAAAATCAACTCATTAGAAAGTTGGCTTGACCTTTTAATTGGATATTTTTTCAATAGCTGAGAGGAAGTTAAAAAATGTGAGGTATCTATATTAAGACGAATAAAATGAGACCTTATCATTCTATAACGACCTTCACTAGGAACCAAATCTAGTTTGCGCAAACAAGCAGCTATTGACTCTGATTCAGATGCGGCTTTGATTATATCTTTGTCTTGTAATTTTACAACATTCATTGTGGCTCAAACCCATTCATAAAAAGCTCCCCGACGAATTGGACGAAATTGGTTGAGCAGAAGCGCGTCCAATTCGTCGAGGATTAAGATGATCGTCTCTATTCTAACGTTGACTCAGGAATTTGTCAAGGGCGATTTTCACGCTGGCGAGATTTTGATGGAATTGATAAAATGTTTCCAGGCAAGTCTGTCGTAATAGCATTTTATGCAAACATCTTTTGATTCTTCGGATTTTCGACGAAAACTAATTATATTTCTTTGATTAATATCTGATATTTCTAACCAAAGAGTTTTACCGTCTCCACCTAGAAATAAGCAATAGATAAAATCATTGGATGATGAGTCATTTGCGCAAACTTTGAAATATGATGCGCCAGGGCGTTCGATAGAAGATAAATAGTCAAAGGCATCTTTCTCTTTAACTAGATCTAAGAATAGAGAAGTGTTGCTATTGTTAAACTCTTTCTCAGAAACAAAATAAATGTTATCGGCTTTCATCGCCAACTTCTTCCAGATCGATAGAGTTAAGAAAGAGAAGCCATATAGAGTGTTCATATGTAGTTATTTGCTCGTGGACAATATCAATTTTAGCAAAGCTATACCCGCCATAAGATGGGCGATGAGTGATATCGTCCAAATGGATGATTTGGACGGGATTGTAATACTTAGAAAGCCTGATAATCATCTTGTTTGGACATAATGAGAAAAATATCTGTTTCAAAGGTGAAGCAGAAGCTATTTGAGATAGCCATTTGACAACCCTTTTCTCTTTGAGATGATCTCTACCAAGGCTATTAGCCTTCTTAAGTTCGTCAATCTCCCCGCCCGTCATAAATAGCGCGTTGTTAGCTTTGATCATGGATGATCTATTCTTCAAATTCGATGTTGTTAACAATTAGACCGAGGAGATGATAATTTCTAATTTCTAAATGCGTCGAACTGACATAAGCATAACCAACCGAATCAACTATCCCCTTGTCATAAGAAACCATATCCAGATATGAATAGTAATATGAACGGTAAATGCGAAAAACATGCTCTGATCCGCAAATTTGAAAATGAAAATCGTGCGGTTGGTCAAAAAACCATTTGGTAAATTTGGCAAGTTTTACTTTATCCAAATATTGAGTTTCATGACGAAGAGGTTTTTTATTGGTCTCGTCAATGACGATTGAAACGACGTTTTTAGCCTTTAGCTTCATGCTTGATCTCTCCATCTTCAATGTCTGGAAATTTAATCGAGGAGACTAGCTTTTCCCAATAAACAGGGCTATAGATCGTCGATCGAAAATATTTATCTATACAAACCGTCCAGATCAATTGATTAATCCGCGAAGTATCAACCCAAACATGATCTCTGTGCCCAACAAAAATATTGTAGGTCAAATCACCCTCTGCTCCGCAGACCCTGAATTTATTAATTCCTTTATTGGCAATCGAAACCAAATATCTAACAACTTTTTCTTCTTTGGTTAAGATTTTTGAATGGTAATTTGGTTGAACAAAATTTTCAGAAGCTCGTTGTTCAGAGAGATTGTCTATCTCATTACGAATAATAAATATGACATTTTCTGCAACTCTCATTCGTCCTCGAATTCTAGAGAATGGAGAATTGAATTGATTCTATCAATACAAGCTCCAGAGTAAGAGGAAGGAGTAAAAGATCCATGGTTAATATAACCCAAGCAACTCATACTATCCAACGCGGAAAAGTGATCTAGATAGCTGGTGGAACTGGTTATATGATAGACCCGAAAAACATCATTGCCGGGGCAAATTTTAAAGTATGTATTATGTGGCTGATTAAGAAGAAACTTGACGAACTTCTTCTCTTTTTCTTTAAGATTTGATCTTTCTAGATCATCCGGAAGATGCCGGGCGGGATCATCAATAATAACGATGTTTTTAACATTGGTCATCATTTTTAATCCTCGAATTCGAGATGGTTGATCAGCTGCTCGAATAGATATTGATGATTAATTCTATTGTTCGAATAGATATTGGAACATGTTGCCAGATGCATGTAACTATAAATATCTTGGTTGTATAAATCTATATACAAATCATGACCAGGAGAGTGCCAAATTCGATACGTGCCAAAATTTCCACAAACTTCGAACTTGGTATCGTGAGGCTGAACCAATGCCCACTTGAAAAACTTCTTTTTTCTCTCTTCAGAAAATGAATATTTAGTTTTGAACGTCGATGTATCAACGATAACGACGTTTTTGATCTTGATTTGATCGTCGCTCATTATCAAACGCTCAGCTCCATCATTCGATCAATTGAAACTTTTGCCAAAGTCATTAGATCTTGAGGAAGTTCGATCTGGGGTGAAAGATTGAGGAGGGCGGAGTGAACCTTTTCGAGGGTATTCATTTTCATGAATGGGCAGTCGTTGCAGTTACACGATTCGTTGTTAGGAGGAGCCGGATAAAACTTCTTCTCAGGCGAAGCTTTGGTCATCTGGTGAAGAATTCCGCTCTCGGTTGCAATGATAAATTCGTCGTTGTTCGAGGAAATTGAATATCGGAGGAGGGCGGTCGTTGACCCGATGAAATCCGCCATTCGAAGAATCGGATCCTCGCACTCTGGATGAGCAAGAAGAAGTGCCTTTGGATGTTGTTCTCGAAGCGCAAGAATTCTTCGCTCAGAGAAGGTTTCGTGAACGACGCAAACTCCGTTCCAACAGATCATTTCTCGACCGGTCTTTTGAATGAGGTATCTTCCGAGGTTGCGATCTGGTCCGAAGAGAATAACCTTGTCCGTTGGGATCGAATTGATAATCTTTTCGGCGTTGCTGCTGGTACAAATAAGATCGGAAAGAGCTTTTACTTCGGCGGTACAGTTGATATAACTAACGACGACGATTTCTCTTCCTGGATGACGAGTTTTCTCGCGGTCGATCCAAGCAGCGAAGGCATTGGCGGGGCAGCCGGAGGCAAGAGAACAACCAGCGAGAAGATCTGGAAGAATGACGGTCTTGGTTGGATTGAGAATCTTGGCGGTTTCAGCCATGAAGTGAACCCCGCAGAAACAAATGACGTCGGCGGTTGTCTTGGCTGCTTCTTGGGCGAGCTGAAGACTGTCTCCGATGAAGTCGGAGATGTCCTGGATTTCGGGATCTTGGTAGTAATGAGCTAGAATGACGGCGTTTTTCTCGGATTTGAGGCGGGCGATTTCTTGAACAAGATCCATAATGTTTCCTTTTTAATTGGCAGAATCGGAAAGATTCGAACTTTCGTCAGATTTTTTGTCTGAAACAACTTTCCAGGCTGTCGGGTTAATCCATCTCCCCCACGATTCTAAAATTCACTTCTTTTTCTTTTTTAGATTTGCAAAATGCTCAATTACATCTTGAGCACCATAATCAAAATTTGACTTTTTGATAGCCGAATTAAGCGTTTTCATTATCTTTTGAAACTCCTTAAAGATGGGAGCTGACTCAATTTGTTTGATTAGATAACTATCATTCAGATAATCACTGACATAATAACATTCATCATCAACATAGTCCATACCCATTAGTTGGAAAAGACTTAAAGAGATGGTTGTTTTGTTGTACTCATTTTTCAGCTTATCAATCTTTGATATAAAGTCGGCAACAACTTTACCCTTCAAAAAATCTTCCCATCTAGCGATATCTTTTTCATGCTTTTCATTAGATAGTCTTGAAATTTGAATATCAAGATCTGCCCTTTGTGACTTGAGCTCTTCCAGAGTCGGCAGCACCCCTTCTTCGTCAATTTTCCATCTGATTTTTTTCATAATTTCCTTGTTTAAAGTTGGAGTCGAGGGCAGGATTTGAACCTGCGATATCCGATTTTGCAGATCGGCGCCTTTGACCGCTCGAGCCACCCCGACAAATATCTTAATGATGAGTGGATAGCCTGAGAGTCGAACTCAGCGAGCTTTTGACATCCGGGTTACAGCCGGCTTCCGCGCCCTACGGAAATAACTATCCAAATTGAGTCATCTTTTTGAGCGATTCAGAAGATGAGCTAAACTGCAAAATATTGCACAAAATTAGCTAATAGATTAATAAACTCTCAGCGAGGTTATTTTTTATGCAATATTTTAACCTTGACGGTATCGCCATAATCAATATAGTTGAAAACAATACATAACAAAATCAAAACAAAAATCAAAATCAAAACATACAAACAAATAAAAATGGGGATCATATGATGAATCCCCATTTAACAGACAAAGTGAACTTAATCACCACCTTATAGGCAAGTCACTATGGATCTTGCGTCAAGAGACGCGAGCCAAAAGCTCGCGTGCATGCATTACGATAAACTCTTCGCTATCCACCTTCATACTGAATCCAGATTGAGGAGGAAAGAGAACAGTGTCCCCTTTGGACACCGGGGGAGCTAGAAGAACTCCTTGATCGGTGTAGAGTCCGGGACCGACTGCGAAAACAACTCCCTTGGAATAATCCTTGGATGATGTCTCCGGACGGAAGAGAAGACCTCCCGCCATTTTTTCGTCTTTATCAGACTTTTCGGTCACGATAAAAACAAGATCGTTGATGGGATCGATCTTCATCTTGAGCCTGCGCGGCGTGCCCGCGGAGCCTTTGCCGGTACCGCCTTCGTCGCTGGTCGCGTCGGAGCAACGGGCGCGGCTTTAGATCGTCGAGGAGCTTTGCGAGGAGCTGCCGGTCGTGCTTTTGCCGAGCTTGAAACTGTCTCGGCAACGACCGAGCGAACCTGCTCAGGAGTCAGACCCCGAGTCTCGAGGCGATAAAAAACCTTGCCGCTCTCTCGCTTCATTTCGATATCAAACGATCCAAAGCGCGAGGTTCGGAGATCACGAAGGCGCGAAGCTGCTGAAGGAACCGCGAGGGTTTTTGCCGAAGTCCAGGCTCCATCGCGTCGAAGCATGGCAACGAGGGCGCGCTGGGTGTTGTTTTTGAGGTCGCGAGCGTTGATTCCGTCGACGACTTTACGTACTTGCTTGTTCATATTCTTCCTATTTCTTTCTATGATGTAATGATTTCTACCGAATTGTCATGAATGAAAACTGTGTGTTCCTCGTGACAGGACATTCCCAGGGTAACGACGCTCCAGCCGTCCGTCAAGACCGAAGTTGATAATCGATCAAATTCGACAAGCATCGGTTCGATGGCAAAAGTCATGCCAGGACGAACGAGAGGACCGTCTTGCCCTGATGATTTGTTAGAAACGAAGGGATCGGCGTGGGGAGTATTTAGAGCAATTCCGTGACCTCCGTAGGTCGTAATCAATCCGAATGATGTATTTCTAACGGTTCGATGAATGGCGTTACCAACTCTCCCGATGGGTTCGCCGACCTTGATGTTTGCGATGGCATTGCGGAGAGCTTCTTGGCAGGTTTCGACCATTTTTTGGTGCTTCGAGGATCCGCGAATGCAGGTTGTTGCTGCGTCGGCTATAGCTCCTTGACAAGTCGCCCCGAGATCGAGAGAGACAAGGTCTCCTTCTTGGATCTGATAATCGTAAGGAATACCGTGAACCATAACCTTGTTGACCGAGAGGCAGACCTTTCCGGAAAAACCCTTATATTTGTGGAAGGTAGGGGTGCAGCCGCGACGTTCGATAATCTCAGCTGAGTCTTGCTCGATCTGAAGCAGATTGAGAGGTTCGGGGGATGCCATTTTCTTTTTGAAAAGAGATAGGCATTCGGCTACAGCTTTACCAGCAATTCGTTGGTTGGCGAGAAAGTCACCCTCTCCGTAACGTTTGATAATGCCATGATTGGCAAAGGAGGTGTTCATGAGTCTATCTCGGGATCTTCATCTGAATCATAGATGGCAGTCGGTGGAGGAACTGCTTTCTTTTTTGCTTTGGCGAGATCTTTGATCGAACGAGCTTGAACCGGTGGAGCTGCTGGCTTGGGTGAAGGAGCTGGGGCGACAGGAGTCGTTGCTATATTTTTTGGACCTGTCTTTTCTTCGGCAACAAACGCCTCACCCCACGAGGCAAGCTCAGAATAGAGAGTCTTCTCCATTTTGGCAATGGCGACGTCGATCATTTTTTCATTGGGAAGACGGGCGTTTTGTTTTTTGGCAGCGATGAAATTACTCAACGTAACGATCGAGGCGAGATCGTTAAGCGAGAGCTTTTGATTATTCATTCTTGATCCTGTTCTTTCTCATTTGAGATGTTTTCTTTTTTTACCATCTCCTCCCAGGTTCCGTCATGAACGTTGAGTTTGACCTGAGGATCGATGTTGTACTTTTGATATATCGCCTGAATTAGGCTTTGCAATCTTTCTTGAGAAAGTTGCGATTTGAGATTGGCGTTGTCGAGAAGAAGCTTGGTCATTTCGACGGTTTGTTTGGAACTCTCGTGCTGAAAGAAAAGATCTTTGAGCCGAAGAAGATCGGAGGATTGAAGTTGGTTCATGGTAGAAGATCTTGAAGAGAAAACTCGATCCCCAAAATTTTATTTTGTCCGAAATAGCTTTGAAGCTGTTTAATTGCCGCTTCAAAGCTAAGTAAATCAATTTTTTGTATGGTAGAATGAATAAGGATTTCATCGTCTAGATTCTTAATCCCACAGCAAAAAAGAGATTCTCCAAAGTTTGAGATGACCAGGCTATATCCGTAATTCAAGAGCATTGATTGTTTTTTCATTTTACGAGGGATCCTTAACGAGAGATAGTAAAAATGAATCTCGAATTCCAAGAGAATCTTGGGATTCTAGTTTTTCCAAGATAAATTCGATCGTATCATCTTTGACAACGAAGATGTTCATTATTTCAGACTTCCCATCAATGGTCGTCATAAAATAACAATCAAAATCATTGTGTTTTAAATTTGGATAAAACTCTAACCAATATCCATTTTTGAGAAGAATGGATTTCATGGAATGATGTCCTTGATAAAAAGACCAGATGAAAGTTCATAGTTCGGCTTTATTCTTAGAAGTTCTTGACAGACTTCTGAAAAATCAAAAGAGGGAACAAATATTGCAGACGGAATGTATAAATGTCCCTCGGGAGATCTGACCGAACAAACAAAACTGACCGGAGCATTTTCCCAAATATCTAGGCTGTATCCGTGTTTCATGAGAAAAGTTTTGGTCATTGTGATTCCTCGCAAATTCTGAGCATGAGATCTCCGTTGTATGATCTTGCTACGCTTCGCAAATAATCAATTACCGATTGAAGATTATCTTCTTGAGATAAGGAATGACAAATCTCCATAGTCTCATGGTCGAATTGTATATTGAAAGAGACGTTATAACCATACAATGGCGATGGCGATGTGGTAAAGACCAAAGAATAGCCGTTGTTGAGCAAAATTTCTTTATTGACAATTTTCATGATATACCCAGTAGATCGAAGACAAGATCGGGGCACCCGCCGGGTTTTAAAGATGAAATCATATCTCTATATTTGGCAACTATTTCGTCAAAATCAAAAGAACCGATGCTGATAGCAGATCTTTCAACATAATGACCGTCTGGCGATTCAATTGCAGCAATGTTGTTATAAACATTTAAAACGTATCCGTCTTTCAAAAGAAAGGACTCTTTCCTATTCATATCGAATCCTCGCAGATTTCTAGCATATTTCGCCCAGCTGGAGTTAAACTCCCCATCTTTTTGAGATCAGCAATAACGTCTTCGACAGTTTGCCCGGAAGCTTCGAAACCACACAGAGGCATATCGCTTTTGTTGTAAAGTGTTACGCAAGATTCTTTGCTGAAAGTTAGATAATGTCCGTCTATTAAAAGTGATTCTTTCATGATGATTCCTTGTTTTATATTTGTTCTTGAACCAGAAAAAGGAGAAGCTTTCCAATCTCAGAGAGCTTAGAATAGGTATTTAGGTAATCGGCAATTGCCTCGAGAGTCTGCTCTTTTTTAGAAAACCATCCAAGCATCGTGGTATCCCGATGGTCACCTTCGGATTTCATAAATAAGATCTCATAAGACTCTCCCGGAATTTGATCTGAAAAAGTCAGGTAGTATCCATTAGAGAGAAGAATTTGTTTCATATGATCCTTTCAAAATAACGAGATGACAAATTGCAGATCTTTAAAGATCTCAGACCCTTCCGGCTCATTCAAAAGACAGACATAAAGGTCATCAAGAGCGGATTCCGCGGTCATATTTTCGGCATTTATTCCGCCAATTTCAAGTCTTCCGGTTAACGAATCAACAATTTCTCCATAATATGGAGCTTGATTCTCAGTAGCCTTAGGGCTAAAGACCAATTCATATCCGTTTTTGAGAAGAAATGTTGTTTTCATGAGAAGAGCGAGTTGATGGGAGGGTTTGACAAAGGAGGTGGTCATGGAAAAACGGAAAGATATTGCAGATAAGATATTTGTTCGTTATCATTCAACGAATTATTCACTATCACGATTTCCTTGGCGTATTCTATGGAAAACTCTTCGCCGTCAAAGAGCTGGAGAGTTAATTGATTGAGTTTTCCATTTTCGTCGACCGGAAGAAAAACAGTGAAAGAATGATCTTCCGAATTGTAATCGATTGTCGCGCCGTCTTTGAGGAGGTATGTTTGATTCATATTATACTTTACTTTACGGAAAAAGAGATAGGCAATGTTGCAAGAAATCGTATTCTTCGTTCTCTGAAAAACGAAGGTCCGAAATTAAAATATCTTTGGCAAATTCAAGGGAAAACTCTTCGCTGTCTTGAATGGCGTAGTCTATATTTGTCCTATCTTGAAATGGTTCGGTGAGCCAGATGTTGAAAACTTTCCTAGCTTCGAAATAAACAATCTTGGCTCCGTTTTTAAGCAAAAATTCCTGGTTCATAATTTAACTTTCCAAAAGATCGAGAATGTTTTTCATCAACCTGCAAGTATCGGTAAAATTGTTGTCAGCATTATATTTGTGCAATTGGGTGATAAGGATTCTGGCTTCTGTTATTGAAGGTCCAGAATGACTTTGTTCGTACCAATAAAGAGTAAAATACAGTTATCCTCTCCATCGTAAAATTTATATCCGTACTCGGGATAATAATTCATCGAATGACCATTTTTGAGAAGAAATTCGGTAGAGTCCTTTAAATCTTTCATAGATCCTCGAAAAGGGAAAGGCAGAATTTGTAATAATGTGCATTTTCTGGAATTAAAAGTTGCAGTTCAAATAGCTTAGTTTTAGCACATTCAATATCTGGGATGGAATCAGACATCTGTGAAATGTTTATGTACATAACCAGTAACCCAAATGAATCAACAATTTGGCAACATCTTAATCTATTTTCAAAGCAGATTAAAACATATCCATCTTTCAAAAGATATTCTGTCGCTTTATCGCTCATGATAGATGCTCCTTAAGAGATGATAGGATGAAGCGAGCTAGATCGTCGTCATGACCATATAGAGAAGACGTTCCATTTAGACAGAGGTGAAGATAATCGTCCAAATCATTGCCGTCGATCAAGGCAATCATGCAATATTTGCAATTTTTATAGCCGTTGTTGTCGGTGTACAAATCCGAAGAAAACCAGATCTCTAAATGAGATCTGTAGAATTCAAATTGAACATCAACTTGATTGGGAAGGATCATTGTTTCGCGTCTAATCATTGATAACTTTCATGTCTTATTGAGATATTGTTGAATTGATTCTGCTATTTCAAGTGCAAATTCAGTGTCATCGTGCCTATCATCAATATGATTGATTAATATCTTGCGCGCAGCTTCGCGAAGAATAGAATTGTCATCTCGTTTTTCGTCCAGAGCATCAATGTCTTGATAAAACAATATTCCTTCTCGTTCAAAATACAAATCAACAAAAGAATGCCGAGCATCAAATTCAATCTCTACTTCGATTGAATTTGGCAAAAGCAATTTTTTGGATTTAGTAATATGAACAGTCTCGCGGTCGAATGAAGAACAAGAATCCATTTTAAGTATTTCCTCTCATTTTACTCTTCCTTCATCGGCTAAATATTGTTCTACCGCAAAAACGATTTGATTATTAAAATTGTCGCCTCTATGAGATTGTTGTTGTAACATGGCAATGCTTGAGGCAAGGAGTTCGCAATGATCTTGTTGTAAGGAGAAAGACACGTAACGATATTTTTTATTACCCTCGTCATCACGGTTGAGATCAGAAGAAAACCACAATTCGACGGATTGATCGTAGTAATCAATTTCTACTTCAATTTGATTTGGAAGAATCAGCGATGTGGTAATCATTTGGGTTGTTCCTCGAAGACAGAGTTAAATGAAAATTTGATCTCGGCGAAGAGACGTTTGCTTCGATTTTTTTCGGAGGCGTCTTCTCGATAAGACAGGACCGGCTTTTCCCAATGAGCAATTGGATTTCCGCCAACCAGAATCTCTTGTTCCCCCGAAACCGAATCGATGATCGAGACATTGGCGAGGGAGAGGAGGTGGACCAGCTTGCCCTTCATTATAACGTCAAAAGAGGAGGAGTCAAGGTCGGAAGGGAAAAGCGAGGAGACATTTTCGATCCCGCAGGCTTCGAGGATGGCGATGGTGAATTTGAGACGCTCGTCGGATGAGATTTTCGAGACGTCGGAGAGGTTGCAGGAGACGGAGTATTTCATCGAATGCCTAGAGCTTTTAACTCTTCGACAGTTAATTTCTTTTTAGCATTAGAGATTAATAAATTATTATCTTCTTTTTGTTTCTGAGATTTTTTTTGATCTTCAATTGATTTGACCTTGTATCTTTCAATTCCTTCCCGAAGTTCGGTCAAAAAATCGACGTAAAGCCATTCGGTTGGAAATTGACAATCGTCGAAGATAGCAACTTCATCACCATCTTCGGTCAAAATACAACCATCAAATTGCGGGTTTCCGGAATAGCTCCAAGCCCACCCCTCAAAGAAGTCTGAATTTAGATAGCGATCTAAATTTTCGACATCTTGGGTTGCTTCATCTCGATCATCGTCATAGTCGCCCCAAAACTTGAATTTGCATCCAAATTCTTGGCAAATTGTTTTCAGGATAAATTCTATTCTAGAATAGATGACCGTCGTAATTCCGTCGACCTGGGCTTGGGCGATGTCTCGGTCGTTTAGAATTTTTCTACTAAGAGGTCGGGGAAGTTGGGGTGGTATGTTGGATTTCATTGTGGTCTTTCGTAGGTTTTCTTGGTTTGTATTTTTTGACAGGTTGGCAGGTTATTGGATTTATTTTCATCTTTTTACAAAAGAGAGTCCAGTCATTTTCCCATATATCAATCAAAGTATATTCTAATTTTTTATATTGATCAATCTTGGCGCAAGTCTTCTTATACAATTCGCCATATGTGATTTTAGCTACTTTATTTAAGTCATCTGGTAAAAATAACTTGGGGTTTCCATGCCAAAAATCTCCCCAAAATTCCCAAACTATTTTATTTTCAAAATCAATTGCGTCAGGATAATATTTTGATCCATCCGGTAACCACAACGTTTTGTTTCTAAATTCAATAGGGATGGAGCTATAATCTAACCAAGCAATTTCGTTAGTTGATACTCTGGATGAACAAACGCCGCAACCATGACCAGCTGCGTGATGACCAGCCCTTTGATGAAAGGGACCATGTTTTGGGCAAATAATCCAAACTTTTTGATTTGAAGCAACATATTGAGAAGCGCTATAATCATAAAAATAATCATGAGCAATATTAGACCTTCTTATCCATTCATCATGTGATATTTGAAAATCTAATGCTCGCTCCGCATAAACACATTTGGGGCAACCTTTAGAAAACCTATGTTCATCTGGGGTTGTTGTAAACAATCCATGAATCTGACAGATTATATCAATTTTACTTTTGGCATCTTTGTAAATACTTTTACTATAATCTAATTTGGATCCGTGTATTACAATCATTTCTGCAATCCAACTTTCGGTAGTTTTACCTTTACCACAACATTTTGGACAACCATTGGTTTGTGACTTATAAAAGTACGGCAAAACACAAACAAAACCATGGATTGGACAACCAACAACAATTGGAGTTTTGTTATCTACGTATATAGATTTAGTAAGATTTAAATTTTTTCCGCTATGAATTACTCTTTTTCTCCATTCTTCTGTTGTAATTTTTCTTGACATTTATTCTCAACCTTCGCAAGCCCGACAATCTGATGCGCTAAATACATTTTCTATTTTTAGAGCTGTTTCAGCTCTCATGTAATACATGCTTCTAACACCAAGCTTCCAAGCTTCCATATGAACTCCAAAAATATACTCACCCATTTTGTCAAAATCTTCTTTAATGCTCAAGTCTTTTGGAATACTAAAAAAGATATTAAATGAAACAGCCTGAGAAATGAATTTAGTTCTTTGAGAGTTAAGCCTAACAAGTGTATATTGGTTAACTTCTCTAGCTGTTTTAAACACGTCTTTTTCATGATCAGAAAGAAAAGATAAAGATTTGACACTCCCATTGTCATCTCTGATTTGTTTCCAAGTATCAAATGTATTTTTACCCTTTGAATCCAATATTTTTTCAAGGTTTACGTTTTTTTTGATGAACGTTCCTTTGGCTGATTGATTGATGTAGCAGTTAAAAGCTATCGGCTCGATAGATTGAGATACATTGCCAGCAATAATACTGGAAGAAACGTTTGGGGCAATAGCTGTTAAATGAGTATTTCTCATTCCAGTTCCCTTGCACCATTCTGGCTCTCCATATTCCTTAGCAAGTTCACGGCTAGCAGCCTCTGCCCTTTGTTTTATCGTTCGAAAAATCTCGGCATTTAATTCAAATGCTTCGCGAGAATCAAGAGCAATCATTTTGTCCTGAAGAAGAGTGTGAAAACCTAAAGCTCCAAGACCAAGCGCCCGACCTTTAATAGTAGATCTTCGGGCATTTTCTGTTCCTGGTAATCCTTCTGATTTTCTAATAAAATCTTCAGCAACAGCATCTAGAAGATAAATAGCAACTTCTATACAATCAGAGTTCTTAATTTTTTCCCAATTGCTAAGAACAAGACTAGAAAGAACACATGTAAAAGTGTGGTCTGTGGAACTAAACAAAGTAATTTCAGAGCACAAATTTGAAGCTTTAACATAGAGTTCATTATTCACATATGCTGGAGGTCTGTTGTTATTCACAGCATCAATAAATAAAATAAATGGCTCACCAGTATCTTGTCTTTTTTCAAGAATAAGAAGAAACATTTCTAAGTGCTCATCGTGTTTAGGGTGAAGGGGGTTATCTACAGCTTCCATAAATCTATCAGGAATTACAACTCCATGATGGAAGCTTTCAGACAAACAGCGTCTGTTAGGATCTCCAGAAGGATCTCTTACATATAAGAAGTCAATAAGATCTGGATGAAAAACTTCCTCACCATTAACTTCTTTGTAGACATCAAGCCAACAACAAATACTTCCTCTCCGAGCGCCACCTTGGCTTGTTTCTTTAATACCAGCTTCCATTAATTTAAGCCATGGAACAATTCCTCCTGATTGTCCGCCTCCTTTAATCGGAGCCCCAGTTGGTCGGATTCTATCAAAGCTAGTCGAAACTCCACCGCCATACTTACAAAGCATGCAATTTTCGGTTAGCGATTCAAAAATACCAATGGTGCTATCCTCTACCACGCCGCCAAAGCAAGACACACTTAATCCGTTACCAGGAATTCCAAGATTAGCAGCAACTGGTGTTGAAAGAGCAATCAATTGACCATAAGTATAATCAAAAAATTTCTGTTCAAGATCTGGTCGATTAAGAATCGATGAAGCTGCTTTGGCTACCCGCTCATACATTTGACGTGGAGTTTCGTTATTCTGAAGATAACCATTAGATAACATTTTAAAGCCATCTTCGGTAAGCCATTCTGGGGCTTGGTTATCTTTTTTAAGCTGTTCTAAATCAAACATTGTTATTTGTATCCTTTAGGAGTTCTTCTTTTTTAATTTCCATTTGTCGAAAAACTCCATCCCAAGAAATCATTCCTTTGGCATAGTTAGTTTCACGAGCACTAAAAAAATCTTGCTGACTACTTCCAGTATAAAATTCAAACCACTCCATTTCTTTAAGAAGTTCTTTATCTATATTTTTCCAATTAGCTTTTAATCCCATGGCTGCTAAATGTTGATTAGTTTTATAACGAATGTAATTTTTGAGAATCTTTGCGCTAATTCCATCAATAGGACCCTTTTCAAAAGCTTTCTCAATAAAATCATCTTCTAATTGAACAGTTAATCTAGCCGCTTCATATATTTTTTTCTTAAAATCATCTGTCCAAATCTCTGGATTCTCTTTTTTGAATAGGTTGAATAATGAGATTCCAGCCATTGCGTGATTATGCTCGTCACGTGCTGAGTATTGAATTATTTTACAAACAGATTTAAGGAGATTTCTCTTGGCAAATGATAGTAATACAGCAAATGAAGAGAATAGAGATATACCTTCATTAAAAGCAGAAAATACAGCAAGACTTAATGCTATTTCTTCTTTAGAATCACCCTTTACACCAACAATTCTATCTATCTTAGCTTTAGCTGTTGGCTCTCTTAAGAAGGCATCATACTCAGTAATGTTTAAACTTGTTTCTAAAGCAGAATAGGCATGAGCATGAACATGTTCAATAGCAGAAAACATAGCTGCCATTGATTGGATTTCGGGCACCGGGAACCAGCGCGCCACACAAGAGCCCCAATATTCGCTTATTATTATTTCTACAGAGGTAAATCCTCGTAGAATTGAAGATATAACATTTTTTTCATTATCTGTTAACCTCAATTTAAAATCATTCACTGAATCTGTTAATGGTATTTCAAGATGGGTCCAAAAAACAGAAGCCTGTCTTTTCCAATAATCATAAAAAACTGGGTACTCCATCGGGAGTAATGTTAATCTACTGTCTGTTAATCCCATATCTATCTATTTCTCATCTATCTTAGTTATTTTCCAGAATAGAAAACGCCCCAGAAGAATTCTCTCCCTGCTGGGGCGCATCCATAGAACCCCTCAACCCTTTGAGGAATTCACTTTGTCATGTCGTCGTGTCTTAGATTAATGTGTCGTTATTCCCCGGAGGGGCACTCCCCGGTCTCGCCTAGACAATTTTCGGCGTGAACCCCAAAATATATTTACCAGAGTCGAGAACTTGCTCGAGGAGTTCTTCATCATATTTTGAAAGGTTGTACTTCCAACATCCTTGAGATGTTTTGTCGAAAGAGATTCTACCATCATTGATTTGAATATAGTTCGCACAATAAGGCTTTGAATTTGCTCCGGCTGTAACGACAAAATTCTTGGATGATCCGTCGTTAATTTCGTCGATGATCAATCTATTTCTTATAGAAAGGGTTTCTTTCAAGCGACACTTCTTGCTTTCGTCATCCGAGGTGACCGTAAAATTTTTCTCAACATCGTCTAAAAGCCCACATTCAACAACAAATAGAATGAAAGCGAAAAATAGATCGGTATCAACGACAGAATGCCAACTATCATCAACGTTGCAAATATGCCTATATCCATTACCATTACGGTAAGCATTCAAATAAATAGAAAAACCATTTTGATTAATATCGGTAATCAAATACCTATTTTCCAAAATAACATCAATCGGTCCGCTTTGAATATAATGAGCCAGGATCGATTTTCGAAGAAAGGAGATGACCTCAAGCTTTCTAGCTGTTGGGGAGACGGTTAATTCGAGCATATGTTAGATTCTTTCTCTTATCGTTTTGGTTATTCTTTTCTTCAATCGCTTGATTCGATCCGCGGCTGCTGGTTTGGTAAGATTTAACTGACCAGCTGTCTTCTTGATCTTTCCCATCTCGCTAGAAATGGAGGCGTTGATTAGCTTCTGATCCCTGTCGTTTAATTCGGAGATTGCCAGTGTGACCATGTTTTTTTCCTCGAGATCGAGAATAATGGTCTCGGGATCGAGAGGGAGTTCGTGGGTCAGATAAACCGTTCCGGAGATGGAATTAAGCTTGGTCTCCGGTTTGCCGCTCTTTTGATGTTTTCTCTCCATTTGGGAGACGACGGCTCGATTGACCTGGGTCGTGATATATTTATCCGCCCACCAAGAAAACGCCGACTTTTGATCTCTATATGATTCGAGAGCTTTGAGAAGCGCCTCGAAGCCTTCTTGAACGAGATCGGATCCGTTGGGAAATCGTTGATACCTGGCGACTCTCGAATGAACCAGAATCGCCATTTGATCTATTTGGTCAGCGATCTTTTGATCTATTTTGATCCGCTGGGATTGAGAAAGATTAGGGTTCTCTCTTTCCGAGCGGAGTTGTTGATAGGAAACGGCAAATTGATCGAAATGGTTAGGAGAAAAAGAGAGGGTCATGAATTAACCTCTTCTGCTTCTAGATCAGGCTTCCTTCGATTGTTTTTTATTTCCCGAGAAGGCTTTGATTATATTTGGTCTCGCCGACGAAATTGGCGAGACGGTTCTCGTCTTTTTTAATTTCGGCGGCGGCTTTTTTGCCATCGGCGAGGACTTTTTGTTTGTACTCGTGCCCGGTGAGCTTGACGATTCCGGTGGCGACGAGAGAAGGTAACTTCTTAATCGCTTCTGATTCCTGACATTGCGGACAGGACGGGAGGGGATCTCCGGTGAAGATGATGTCGTCGAAGATGTTGTGGCAAGACTGGCATTCGAAATCGAAGATGGGCATAGTTATTGTTGCTCCAAGGCATTAAGAAATTGTTGATAAAAAACAGAAGTTGATATTAAAGAAAGTTGTTGGTTAGTTGACTCACGTTTTCTAGAACGATAATAAAGAACCTCCCTCGAATCAATTTCAAACAACATTCCTGGTCGAGGGCTGCTCATAGATTTTTTTAATAGATGATGGGCGTATAAGGAATAAGCTTTTTCGGCTTGACATTCATAGCAAGGAATCCAATCTTGATTTACATTTTCGCCATTGGATCGTCTATATCCCTTTCGAGGCTGCTGTGGATTTTTTTCATAATGGGAGCAGACTCGACAAGGCTCCCATTTTGCGAACTGATCATATTCTCTTCCCAGAGTGCAAGAGCAGGGAATTTCAGTTCCATGACATCCATACCATATCCCTCCGTCATCGCAAATTAAACATTTTTCCATATTAAATTTCGTTTAAGAATTGTTGATAAAATCTTTGCGTTTCTTTAAACCTGTCATATCTCATCGCATAAAGATAAATGGTAAAATCATCTATTAGTTTTTTGTTTTTTGAATATTGTCTTTTAGAAGCTTCTTTTCTACACATTTTTAGAATGTAAGTTATCTTTCTAATAGGATCAAGCATTGTTGTCATTTTGATTCCAAAAGAAATTGTTGATAAAATTCAGATGATACCTTATCGATGACATAGCTCGAACATATGATTTGTCGATCATCAAAGAAAACAATGATGGCATACTAATTTCAGAGCAAGGATTAAAACTCATTATGTATTTTCTTCGACAATCTCTTGATAGAACCTCTGAGTTTTGAGTAATTCTTGTCGTCTTATGTTAATGATATTGTTCAAGATGATTTTTATTAAGTTATGATGTCGTTTATATGTAACGCTTCCCTTTTTAACAACCGAAATTGGATATTGAGCAAATGCATCAAGGACATCAAACAAATTTTGATCTTCTTGCGCCATGATTTCTAGACGCTTCTCAAAAGAAGCCCGATCAATCATAGGAAATCTACGCACTTTGATATCAGAGAGTGTCATTATTATTCAAAAAATCTTGATAGAATAATCTTGCCACTCTCTTTGAGAATTCTTTTTTAACAGAGAAGATGATTGAACCAATTAGCTTTGCGTTGCTCTTATATTTGATTTTCGCCATTGTCTTATAATCTTTTACTTCTTCGGCGGAAACAAAATCCAAGATTTCAAGACAGCGCTGATCTTCCAGAGCTCGTATGTCGCGCACAACCAACTCTTGTAAAGTTGGAGGTTTGATTTGGCTAAAGTAGCTACTACCAAAGTATCCGTCAATTATCATTCATTTATTTTTCTCATCCGAAGCTCGTAGTCTTTCGAAAAATCACGGAGAATATCTTTTTTGAAATCCTCGTCGATAACCTTGAAAATCAGAAAGACCTCGCCGGTTTCCGGGTTAACCTCGATCGAACGAGCTTCAGCGACGGAGACCTCTTTCACACGAGGTTCCATCCGAAGCTGGTCAACAAACCGCTAATGTTGGATTTGTCGGAGGGTGAATAGAGAACTGACTCGGTGTCCGGAAGAATGATGTGATCGGGATCCCAGACACGACAATGAGAAAGATTCTTGTTCAAATTGAATTGACCAAGAGCGCCGTTGCGATTCTTGATAAGATGTCCGATCATGTCGGAATAAGTTTTCTCGTCTGGACGACTTTCGATTTGGACCGCCGCCGTGGCATGATGTAGCACCATGCTGCTGCGTCCTATACGATTGATACCCACAATATCTTTTTCTTGAGCCTTATCATTGCGATTTAATTGTGTCGATGTAACAACCGGGATATCATATTTTCTGGCGAATTCATGAAGTCTACCTGAGATATATCCAAGCTTAAGCCAGTCGTCTCCGGAGAAGTTTTTTTCCTCCATCAACCCAAGATAGTCAACAAAGACAACGTCAGGAATGAAGGTGTCACAGGTCTCGAGGAATTCTCTTTCGATGTCGTCGACGGTGCATCCTCGTGGAATGTCGATGACTTCGTAATGATACGGGTAAGCTTCGATAAACTCGGCTAGAGTTTGCAGCGCCTTCATTTCGGCGGGCTGAAGCTTGGCGTCTCGAATTCCGTAGAAAGGAATATCGGCTATCGCAGAGAATCCTCGATAGATACACTGCTGATACGGCATCTCGAGAGAGAAATAGAGAACGTTATACCCTTTGGAAAAATGCTCTCTCGTCGTTATCTTGTTGTCCTGAAGATAGACCTGGTTGGCGATTGCCTGCTTGAGGATTGATTTTCCGCCGCCGGTACTTCCTGCGATGATGAGGAAGTCAGCCTTGCTCAAACCGTTCATAAAATGATCGAGCATCTTGAACTTGGTCGGAATCCCTCGACCAATTTCTGGATTGTGAAATCTTTCGTTGTACTCTCTCTTAAAGGTTGAGAGATAGTTTTTGAGAGAAACTCTATTGTTAATCTCGGAATGAGGGTTTTGAAGCCGCTCGATTTCGACCTGGGTCTGCTTAATCTCCTGAAGAAGAGCAGTGGCATCTTCGGATGAAACGATCTTCGAAGAGGTAATCTTAGACGAAAGCTTCCTAGCTTGTCGAATAACAGAATTGGTCTTCAGCTTGTCAAGGTCATATTTAAACTCTTTGGGATCGACGTTTTGTTTTTCAATCTCAGAAAGACCAAAGGAAAACTCCTCGAAAAGGTTGGGAAAATCCTTGACCTTCTCGAGAAGAATTTTTTGGGTCGGAGGAATTTTGTAGAGCTTGAAATAAGAGAGGACGGCGGTAGCAATTTTGGAAGCTGTCGATGAACAAAAAATCGAATCGTCGAACGAACTGGCAAATTGAGCCGCGAGATTGGTTTCGTGGAGAATGTTTTTAAGAATTCGGGCATCTTGGGAGTCGACGATGTATTTGTCCTCCGGCGGGAGAGAGTCGTTTTCTTCGAAGATTATTTGAGAATCGTTATTTGCGTCGGTCATCTTTAGATCAAGCCGGCGTCTTGATTGATCGAGGAGTCGAGATAACGAATCATGTCGTCTTTGTACTGCTTCATGGCATCGAGATAGATTGCCATTTCTTGGTTGTATTTCTCGATCGAATCGTCCATAGCTTTTTGTTCTTTGGCGGTTGGTTTTTTGAGATCGCGGACATTTAGATTGGTGTTATTTCGACAGCATGTAATGTAAACGCTCTCTTGATTAAGATTTTTCTTGGCGCAGATAGAAAGAATCTCTGCAACAGAAAATGATTCACCAAGATTAATGGACTGAATGTGACTTTCCGTAAATTTTTGTTGAAATTCAGGCTTTACCGGCTTCTTCGGCTTGGTCGGTTCGCGAAGCAGTTGTCCATCGTCGGGTCCTTGAGTTATTTTTTTAGGTCTTGCCATGATGATTTCTCCTATGAATTATTTAAGAGGATTGCGATAATGATTATATAGTGAGTCAAATGATGAAATGCCTGATCGATTCCGAGAGAATACCAAAACCATTGATTGGATTTTAATTCTGGTTTGACAAGCCTGTCTACACGTTCTTTGTCAAAGAGATTGTAATAAGACATAATCTCTTCCATTCTTTCTTTAGAAACCGGCTTAAATCTCCCCAAAAGTTTGGAACTAGCTTTGATTCGATCCATAGCAAAGTGGAAAACCATATCGAGGATGGCTGCCGGAATTGCTAAATCTGGAGCGGCAAAACAACAGATGATGAAGGTCATTGTTCCGTGAACGATGACGTGAGAGAGAAGTGGCTTGAACCATCCATGCTCTTTGAATTTTCCAAGCATGTACCCGTCCTGCAAAAAATAGTCCGCGAGAAGATGCTTGAGTTGAAAAACGACAAGGAGAACAATTAGAAGAGAAATAGAGATCATAGCTTATCTTTCCTCATGTCTTTACCGAGGGCTGTAACATCTTGGACGTAATTAAAGAGGCTTTTGAGCGAGAGCTTCAATGGTCCGTTGAAACTATCAATCGATTCTTTGGAATTGGAGACGAAAAAGGTCGGCATCTTGTTTTGAAGACGATGGCGAACAATATCCTCAAGTGTCCTAGCGAAGAGGTCGCTGGCTTGATCGGTTCCTCCGAAATGTCTTCCATCGAACTCATCGATGACCAGAAAATCAACCGATTGAAGCTCGTTTCGACCAGCCATTTTGTGTTCTGGCTTGGCGTTGAGGAGATTGTGGATGATGTCGTTTAATGTAACATAGAGGGCAGAATATTTATCCAACAATGCTTTCTTAAGAATAGAGATCGAGGTCATTGTTTTTCCGATTCCGTGACTTCCGATAAATCGATAGGCTGAACCTTCTTTATATGTCTGATCCATGTTCTCGGTAATCTTCTTGAACTGCTTGAGCATTACCTCGTCGCCGTTGAATTTATCCATGGATAGCGTCCAGTATCGAACAGGAATGTTAGCCTCTGCAAATCGACTCATTGCCGTATGATAGGCTCCGCATCTTTCACATTTTTCAGGTTTGTCTTTGCAGATGGAGCATTGGGATTTAACCTCGTCGACCTCGAGAAGAAGCTTTTTGACGGGTATGTTTCTGAACGGAAGATTTTGAACGTTGGTCATGGATTATTTGAAGAAGCTCGGAGGAAGACCGTAAAAATTATTCTCTCCGGTTTTCATGTTAGGATTGGTTTGATCTTTACGAAGTTGTTTTTTGATGTGCTCGAATTGAAGATCGCGCTTTAGCTTTTGGAGATTTTCGATGTTTTCACTTGAAAACTTTATTTCTTCCGGAATTTGAGAAGAGGTCATGATTTTTTCAATTTCCGAAGAGTCTGGAATGTTGGGGTCGAAAAATTTTTGAGATGTTTCATCCTGCCATTCATCGTATTTTTGTTTGACATATACTGTCAATATGTTTTTTTCGGGATTGTTGATGATAAGGAGATTTCCCAAAGCCCCATCTTTCCCGAGAACCCATTCCTCTTTTGTTTGATCGAGAAGAATTCCTGAGTAACTCTGTCCGTTTTCAAGCGTAACGACCAGATCCTTGCTAACCAAGTTAATCATAATGAAGCGAGAGTTTCTCTTTTGAGCCCGATAGAATACAGTTGATCGAGGAGATTTTTATATGAGGCTCGGTCGTCGGGAGCTTCGTCAACCGCCTGTTGGGCGAAGGCAAGATCACCGTAAGTTTCGATGGGGAGGTTTGAATCAGCGATTAGAGATGTGTACTCTGATGGAAGAGGAGTTGTCTTGGTAATCTTCTTAGCTTTGGATTGGAGAATGAGATATTTGTTAACCAACCCTCCGGAGATTAGATAGGAAATTTTATGAATGACCGTCTTATTGGGGATAATGTTGCAGTCGAAAATCCAGTCGATGTAGTTCTTGACAACCGTGCTCGACTGACCAATTGCCGCCATGGCTTTTTTGATGATGACGATCTCCGAACATTTCCCGGGAGCAGTGCCATTAAACCCAAGAGCATAAGGTCGTTGGTAATGATTTTGAAAGCGATGACAAAAATATCCGAGGAGGTGATAATCTTTCCAAGAAGCTGGATCGACAGAATGGAAAGAGTTCATTCGGGTCAAGAAATTTTGCCAGACCTTGGATAAAAGAAGGTTTGAATTGGTCATAATGTCTCCGATTCAATAAATGCAATATCTTCTGTTTTTGATTTGTAATAAAGGATGGACATTTTTATAGAAACGACATTGGCTTCTATCTTTTTTTGATCTTTGTGATCTACAATGATGACTTTTCTTTTCCAAAGATCGGAAAGGAAGATTGCCAAGGAGCTAAAATCCATCATTTGATGATCCCCGCCGATGTGCCAAGGATTATCTTCTTGACGATAATCATAGATAGAAAATGTATATCCGCAACCATCTTGAACGTACCACTCATAATTTGTTTTGTATCCACCGTCTCCGTCGGTCGGCTCGCCAAAAGCTTGAACCAGCTCTTTATAAGAAGCGTAAAGATATCCGCAGAGACAATTGTCTCCATCAAAATCCACGTTTTCTTTTGAGCCGGATTCAAAATGAGGAGCTTCTATTAAATCATTTTCTAGCTGCCGTCTATTCATGATTGATTTCTTCCAATAGTTGTTGGTAAAATTCTTTGGGGATATCACTTATTTTGAGGTAAAAATCATTGGATGAATATTCACGTCCATGAATGAAATATTTGGAGACCCCAGAGAGATAGTCGACGTAAGCCGGTCCGGTTACACAATGAAGCTTGCATGAATTATAGCTTTCAAAGCAGATGTAACCGTGTCCTCCTGCCAAAGGCATTTTGTAAGGTTCTTTATCATCAATCATTTTCAATCCAGATAACCTCAAATCCTTTTTCTTGTCTATACGTTTCGCATCTTTTCTTAGAGTGAGCGTTGAGAAACTTGACGTTGTCCTGAAAATCAACGATATAAGCTTTTTTCTTTCCAGGATAAGCCCGAATGACCCTGCCGATTCTTTGCAGGGCTCGACCAGAAGCTTTTCCGCCGCCGGCAAGGATCAATCCAGAAATTTCTGGAATGTTAACCCCGATATCAAAGACGACCGAGGCAAGAATTAGATCAATTTTTTTGTCTCTAAAATCTTGAATGACCTGATTTCTTTTCTCGAGAGAATCCTTACCAGAAAGAAGAGCGTATTTAATGCCGCGCGCTTTGCAAAGGTCGGCAAGAATGTTTCCGTGCTTGATTTGTTTGAAGAGGACGAGAACGCGAAGATCGTTGTTGACCAACGACAGAGAATTGTCGATGACCAAATTGTTTCGAATCTCATTCTCGACGATGTAGTTTTTGTAAACCTGCTGATAGGTATTTAAAGGAGCTGACCCACGCTTAAGCTTGGGAACGTCGACGAAAGTTATGACCGGCTGAACAATAACTCCCCTTTCGATTAACTCGCTGGCGCTAATATCGACAATCTTGGGACCGAGGATTGACTCGGCAAGAAGATCGGTGCCGTCCTCACGATAAGGAGTTCCGGAGAGCCCGTAAAGGCTCTCCGGATTAATGGCGGCATAGATTGAGCGAAGAGAATTTGTTACGATGAATTGACACTCGTCGACAATGTGGACCGGAGAGTCAGCAAGCATCTGAATGATTTTGCCCTTATCTGATTCGGAAAAGGCATCTTCGTCGATCTCGTCGTCTTCGTTGATCAAATCGGCAAGATCAATATTAAGAGCTTTGCCAAGTGTCCAGATCGAGGCGACGTTAATCCTTTGAATGTCGACCATTCCGTTGCCAATCCAGCCGATCTTTTCTTCGAAAAGAGAGGATAGGGTATCGTGAAATTGTTGAAGAAGCTGCAATCCAACGACATGAATGACACAAGGCTTGTTCAGCTTGGCTGCCATCATTGCGATAATCAGGGTTTTTCCCGAAGATGTACACGCTCGAATAACACCCCTTCTATGATCGTCGGTTAGGTCAACTACCCTTTGTTGGTAATCTCTTGGAACAATTTTAAGCCCAGCTAATTTCTTGGAAAGATCAATAGGTTCAGGGGCAAGATAAGGTGGTCTTCTATCCTCGGTCGCGTAGACAAGATTGTTTTCGGTCATGAACTCTTGAACTTTATCAAGAAGACCAAGACTAAAGCGTCTTTTGTTATTGATGAGATATGTTACCCCATCCCAATGACCTCGACGAAATGCTTCGACGTGTTCTACTCCGACCTGACGAAAGGAAAGCTTATTCCGAAGAAGAGGAAAAAGAGAATCGTCGTCAAAATCGACAGAGCACTCCTTGTGATCAAGGATAGTTATTTTATTCATCGGATTGATTTTAGATCTGATCCGAAGAGGCTAGCAAATCATTTTTGACAGAAGTTGTGACATTATGATAATAAAAATCTAGCTCTTTTTTGTATTGGGCAAGTTGTTCTTGATATTTTTCGTTTTGCTTGGCTGTTAATTGAAGTTTAATTTGCTGATCGATTGTGGCGCTTGGAGAATACCCTGAAGTAATTCTAATCACTAAGGATTCACGATCTGGATGATTAGAGTACGCCTCGATCAATTGATTAAGATCGATGCCGGCGCTTTTAAGTGCGGTAATTTTTTGGAGGGTCTTGTATTCTATTTTCCCAGGATACTTAGGTTTTTTGGGTGGAACAAATTTGCTGGTCATTGTTATTTTCATTTTGGTTGGAGAAGTGAAGAATAAGATCTTCAAAGAACTCTTGTTGTCTTTTGATGTTGGAAACGATATTTTGAACCTGAGCAGATTCTGGGAGGATAAACATGAATTTGATATCGACGATGAAGTTGTCAACGATGACCTGGACCGGAAGTTCGATATCTGGGTTGGGAGAATAAACCGGCTTTATTTCAAAGGAATTGAGAAGACGAATGACCTGTTCCCAATAAACATCAAGCTCTTGGGCATAGATGATGATCTCGAGATGAGATCCGGCGTGCCTTCGACTAAACCCCGAGCGAACAATGTCGCACCCGACGTGGGTCAAAGAATCTCCGAGAAGAGAAAGGATCTTCTCGAAGATTTTTGAATTGGTTCCGGCGTCGTCGGCATATTTTGGCAAAGATTGCTGAGATGTTAAGATTGATTTGATCGCCATATCAAAATCCTTTCACGACATTTATAGATCAGCCTTGGTTGGGCAGATAGAACACGTTTTAAACCAGATTTTGTTTTTAAAGGACATAATCATTATGCCTTTGCAATTATCAACCTGACATGGAGAACCACGAAGCTCAAACAAGGGGCACTCTTCTATTTTTCCATCTGTCCGGAAGCACCCGTTAATGTCTCCAAAAAACATCGGATTATTCATTGTTCAAACTCTGTCTGTATCAATTATTTTTTCTTCACCATTTTGGTGAATTACTTTGATATCTAAATTAGATGGTTCTCGGGGACAGGTTTCAGCCGAGGTATCAATTTCTAGTCTAGAACCATCTACAAAATAGATCGTCAATGATTGATTGAACCCTTGTTTAAAAACGGCATCAGAGATTGATTTTCCTTGAATTATTTCAAGCATCTTATTTTCTCTTGTCCACATTTCCAGCAAAAAACTTGCTAAACGAGGAGCTCTTCGAAGCAATTTGATCTTTGACCTTTTGAGCAGCCGAGATTGTCTCATCTCCGGTATTGATCGAAAGATTCACCTGGCGTCGTTCGGTCTTGGCTTTCATTTGCTCTTGTGCCTCCTTGACCTCCTTCTGGAGAGAAGTAACCCGAGATTCGGGCAGAGACAGCCCTGAGAAGACCGAATAGACCACGGCGCAGTCTTCGGTACTGTCGGTCACATAAACCCCTTTAAAGAGGGTTACAGCCCCACACTTGTCCTGAATCATGGTTGAGGCATAGTTGGTCGCCGAAGAAGGAATCTTTTCGAGAACAGCCTTCGATCCGCAGACAATAAATCCAGCATATTTGCTCGATTCGAGATTGAATCCGGCGGCAAGGAGATTGCCATCAAGCTTATCGATGACGGCAGTGGCGAGAGCGACCTCGTCCTGATAATTTGCAACTTTCATTGAAGAGAAAACGCAGAATCCCTCTCCATCAAGCATGATTTTGGCGTAGTCGGTCGAGTCGAGAGCAATAGCGCTTGACTTTGAGGAAAGGACGTTGAGAAGATCAATCGGTTCGACGATGGCTTTGTTAGCAACCTCGTAGAAAGAAAGTTGTCCGACATCTTTGTAGATCGTCTCGATTCTAGCGTTGTCTGCACAAATGACCGATTGGACTTTCTTCTCTTGAACCAGCTTGCTGAGCTTGGCAAGAGTCGTGATCGAATTACTTTTGGTTCCGGCGTCTTCGGAATCCATAGGAAGAACAGCGATGACGATAACCGGAAGTCCAATTTTTCCAAGGACCTCGATGACCGGAGCCAGCGACCCGGCACCCGAGCCACCTCCAAGTGAAAGACAGTAGACCAGTGCTTGGGCTGTGTCAAGTTTGGTCGCAACCATTTCGTAAAGATGGTCCATGTAAGCTGTTGCAGCTCCTTCGCCAATCTCCAACGATTTACCAGCTCCGTTGAGACCATATTCGGTATGAAGCTTGTTGGTCTCGGGAATCTTGATCCCCTCGAGATCCTGAATCGCAGTATTCATCACGACGGTTTGATAGCCGAGGTTGTAGAAAACCTCCGCAAGCTTCGAACCAGCGGCGCCGGCTCCCAGGACTCCCCAGCGAATTGATTTTCGGGGCGGCATCATGATTTTAGCTGGCATATCTTCGGCTTTTGACTCTTCGGATGATTCTTGATTTTGTTTCTCCTTCATTCTTTGCTTGAGGAGGGTTAATTTATCGAGGTTAAGATCGTCTTGAACAACTGTAATAATTTCGGGCATGTTATTTTCTTTTTCTTCTTCTTTGCTATTATTCTTGTTTTTCTTTAATCCAAACAGCTCTTCGATCCCAAAATACCTTGGGAACCAACGCAGATAGCTCGTGAATTTTTTGATGTTGAACCATTTGCTCACGATTAAAAATGCCTCGAGCTTGATTGAATCTCTCGAGCTTGCTATAGCACATCCAATGTAAATGGAAGTGAACTGGTTCGTTAAGAAAGAGGTTTTTGGGATGATGGTAGAGATGAGAAATTTTCCCATCCACCTTACGGTGGACAGGAATGCAATGATAGCTTACCTTACCCTGAAATGCTGGATTATGCGCAAAATGAAAGCCTTTTTTAGCTTTCCAGATACGGGCGTGGGGGTCATGCATCTTGATGATAGAGTTGGTTTTTTTGGAAAAACGATTCTCGATTGGATGCTCAATGAGGGGGCAAACCGGGTTGATCGTCGAGAGAGAAATTATGTCGCAACTCCCTCGATTCTCCTCGATGAGGGATTTGGTTCTTTTGAGAAAGATTTCATCAGCGTCGAGTTGGACGAGCCAATCTCCCTCCGAACATAAAGATTCTGCTCGAGCGAGAGCATGATTTCTTACCTCGACCTCGGGGAATGGGGCGGTCATTTGCTCCCATGGTTGGCTATGATCTGGCGAAAATGAAAGATGGTATTTTTCGAGAACGACTTTGTCCCTTGGAAGAGATTCAAGATACTCTAGAGTTCCATCGGTTGAACCGTTATCCAAGAAATACATTACGTCAACCCATGGAGAGTGGAACTCGTAGAGATCTTTGATGAACTCGATTTCGTTGTTGATGATGGTCCAAGAGATAATCATAGAATCTTAAGGTATTGATCTTTCAGAGAACTCCAAAGAAATTGTTTTGAAAACTCTCGATTGGACTGAGCTTTATCGAGAAGAGGTTGGTAGTTTTCATAGACGTCGGTCATGGCATCGGCAAGATCAGAGACGGTACAGTCAAAGTAATTACCAATTTGTTGGTTTTGAAAGACTTCGTAGATAGCAGGGACCGGATTGTTTGATTTAAGCGAGGTTACCAAGCCTGTATCGCAAATTGTTTTGTGAGCCGTGTTGTTAGAAACAATGGCGGGCGTGCCGAGAGCAATAGCTTCTCGGGCAGGAATTCCATAGCCCTCTCCTTGAGATGGAATGACAACGCAATCCAAAGACCGCATGAAGCCGAGATAATCTTTGTCAGACATCGGAGAGTAAGACAGAGAAATATTATCAGCTTTAGAGTGGGTAACTGCTTTTTGAATCTGCTCGAAATATGGACCAAAGCGAGAGTGCAACTTAAGCTGAATTCGGGGAACGTTCTTGAACCGAAGTGCAAAAGCTTCGATCAGCTTAATCATATTCTTTCTTTGCCAAGCTCCGGCAGAAAGACCAAAGGTAAAAACCGAGTTGGCTTCTTTCTTTGCAGGAGATGTCAGAAATGGTTCGAGGAAACATCCAAGAGGGATAACATGAATGGGCTTTGTTACTCCAGCTTTTTGATAAACTGGAACGAGCCACGCATCGGGAACGATTACTTCGTCGTAGTATTCGTTGAGAATATTGACCCAAAATTTGGGAATATCATCGGACTCAAACATCGAAAGAGCAATGGTTTTTTCGTGAGCCTTGCGAACCTTTTGATGGGTTGGAATCATTCCCTCATTCAGACCGAGGATGTAGGTCCAGATGCCCACTTTGCCGTAGGCAGTAAAAGGCTTAACCAAATCTTTCATGACCCTAGCTGGAATATCCCGATAGTTAGCAGTTCCAATCAACGATAGATTCACGTCGCGATCGTTTTGAACCGCCGAGATGATTCCGATTCCGTGCCGCCCGATTGAGTCATAGGGAAGAATGTTACTCCAAACAGTTAGATCGACCATGATTGATTATCTCCCAATTTTTCTTGAAGCTTTTCCCAATAAACGGCTTTCTTGATTCCACGAAGTTGATGAACAGCCGGTTCCTCAAATTGAGCGTTGTCATGGAGAAAGTCGAGAGACACGATGGCTCTAATATAGGCAAGCTTAGAGTCCAGGTCAAGACTTACGAAAGCAACGTGTTGGTTGGGAGATGTCCGATCGAAAATTTCTTTGTCGTAAGAAAAGCCCTGGGATTGAAAAATCCAAGAGGTGCCGAATTTTTTGCCTATCTTGACGTCTTGGGTTTTAATGTGCAAATTGAAAGAAGCGTCTTTGAGATCGAAGTCCCAGCTTTTTTCTTTCGGTTTGTAAATTTTGAAATCGGGCTGAGTAATCTTTGGAAATTTCGGAAGAAGAGTTTGATAAACCGCAATCTCACCCAATTTGCCAATCAAAGAATCGCGCGTTCGTTTGTCTTTGTTATGTTGATTCCGGGTCGAATAAAAGGAAGTATCGACGTCGGTACTGAATTTGATGCAGCTGGCTATTTCTTCGTCGGAAAATTGATATTGGGTCATGTCCTGCCTTTGATGGTGTCGAAGCAGGAGGAATTATCAATCAGATGATGATAAGTTCAAAAACCATCTGTTGTTAGAATACCATTTGACGACTTGCTCAAGTCCGGCGATGTTGCTGGATTTTGCCTGCCATCCCTGCGAAATAAGTTCAGAAGAATCCAAGGAAACCTCTTGGCTAAACGGGATCTCTTTTGAAGTGGTGGGCGACTTGACGCCCGATTTATTGAGAAGCGAGGCGATTAAATTAATCAAAGCCCCGTCCGTTAAATTAAACGGAGCGCTGACATTAAAAATTCGACGATCCATTTCGGTCGAAGAAATAGATAAAAGAATACCATCAATCAAGTCATCCATTGAAATAAGATTATGATTTATTCCAGCATCTGGAAAATCGAATTGATCAATAATCGAAGCAATCGCATAAGGAAGAAGTGAGTGAGCGTCTTGCCGAATTCCAAATACAGAGGTGGGTCTAAGAATTGTATATTTGAGTCTGCTAATTTGAAGAAGATTTTCGCAAGCAATCTTAGAAATAGAACAAACATTGTCGGCTGAGCAGGCGTCGTCTTCTTTGGCTCCAGACGGTGAACTGTAAACCTGATCGGTGCTTAGGTAAACAATCTTATCAATCCCTCGAGAAAGACAGCACTGAATGACGTTATGCATTCCCTGAATTTCGTCGATGGGATTTTTACATTGGAGCAGATTGATTACCGCATCAGGTTTTTCGAGATTAAAGATTTTTTCGAGAATCTTAATATCAAGGGCTGTTGCTAGATGAAAAGAATAGTTCTTGTTAACATAAAGGTTTTTTTCGGAATTATCCGAAGAAAGATCATCAACCCCAACAAGCTGGTAAGGAAGCTTGTCGAAGATGATCTTTCTAATTATGTTAGATCCAACGGCTCCGGCAGAGCCGATGATGAGTATTTTAGTCGGTCGACTGATCATGGTTTTTGATAATTCCCAAATCACTACATGTTTTTAGTAAACTATACTTTTCATGGTTTTTGATAACTCCCAACTCAGCCAAATCATTAAATATTTTTAGTAAACTATCCTGAGATGGTTCACCGTTACCTAATAACTCTCCATCGTCAAAATGAAAATTGTCAATTTCATTTTTATATTCTCCCTCTGTTAAAGAAGAGAGTTTTTCCAATTTTGAATTTACATCTTTTGGTTCTTGAAGATACTTTGTAAATCTAAATGGTCCAGAACCTTTCGGGGTCTTTCCGTTAATCGAGTCGAGCGCCTTCTGAGCCTTTTCTTTTTGGGCAATATGAATTGTTGGGTCGATAAGAGAAACAGGAGCAAGAGCTAATGTTATATCGTCAAATTGTTTGAATAGTTCTACAACTTTCTTCTCTTCAACCAGCCCGAGCTCTGTGGCGATTTCGATGAAAGATTTTGTTTCAGAAGGATCTGACAGTCGGAACAAAAGAGTTTCTTTAAGTTGTTTCGCTTTTTTAACAAGAAGGGCTGCGGCGAAATGATCGCCGCCCAATTTAACCGTCAAAGTTCCAGATTCAACAGCTTTGATATATTCAAAATTGATCTCTTGATATTTGACCTCGGCAGAAATTAGATCGTCGACGATTTTTTGTTCATTGGCAGATAAATAAAGAGGTTGCGTTGCCAAATGAGATATATTTTTATTTTTCTGGCTTCTCATATTTAATTCATGACGAACGACATTGAGAAAATCTTTTTTGTCTTTCTGAAACTTATCATCTTCAATTTTATCTCGAAGAACTATTTCTTCTTGATTCATCTTTAAAGAAATAAGGCAAAGATCATCGAAGGCAGAGTTAAGGTTGCATCCATTCCAATTTGTTGCAGAGCAATCTTTCATTACAAATATTTCGAACATCTTGTTCAGAAGAAAATCCCTTTCTTCTGGGGTGTGACATTTTTCTTCATCCAAAATTTGGAGAAAGACGTTGGGAAGATTTTTCCAATTAGCTTTAAAGATCTCTAAATCTGGAGAAGAAACATTGAATTTTGAACTAGCCAAAAGAAGCTCAACAATTGATTTTGATATCGTGGTAAATTTTGATCTATGAAGAAGATTATGGCAAATTGATGTTAGATAGGCATATTTTTTTTCATCATTGTCAATTTTAAGATGATTGCGAATAACCTCAGCACAAACAAGATGATTTAGTGAATGAGAAACTCCAACATTGTTTGTTTTACAGAATTCGATTAGATCTCTAAATAATCCAGCTTGTTTTTGGCTAAAATTAGAAAGAGTATTTTTCGCATCGCTGCGGCAAAGAAAACCATAATTTGAATATGATTCAACCATTTGATCAATTGTTGGATGGTCAGAGTCACAAAGAAGAATGCTTTGTAAGCTTCTTTCAAAATTTTGTTCAATTGACGGTGGTGTAAGAGTAAATGTCATAGATTTTGTAATTCTTGGTTTGCTAGAAATAAATCATGCTCGATCATATCGCAAATCATTTGATCGAACGAAATTGTTGGTTGCCACCCAAGCTCTTTTCTAATCTTCGAGGAGTCGCCCTCGAGATGAAGGACTTCGGATGGACGAAAAAGTGAAGGGTCGACCTCGACGTACTCTTCCCAATTGAGATTGAGTTTGTCGAAGACGTATTCTATGAGATCTTGGACAGAGCGAGACTCTCCGGAAGACATCACCCAGTCGTCGGGTTTATCGGCGGAAATAATTTGAATTAGTCCACAACAGACGTTCCTCGCATCGAGCCAATCTCGTTTGGTGCTTGTGTCCCCGACCAAAAGCTTATTTTGCAGCCCCAATTTTATTCTTGCAGCTGCGTGAGTCACCTTTCTTGGAAGAAAATCTAAGGACCTTCGGCTGCTCTCGTGGTTGTAAGAGATGGCATTACAAGCAAAGATTTTATGAGCCTCTCGATAGTTGATTACCGAATGATAAGCAGCAAGCTTCGAGATTGCGTAAGGAGATTTTGGAACCATGTTGGTTAATTCGTTTTGTGGAGCTGTTCCAATCTCTCCGCCAAAAAGCTCGGAGGTCGATGCTTGCAGAAATCTTGTTTCTGGAGAAAACTGGCGAATAGCTTCGAGACAGTTCAAAGTTCCGGTGGCGTTGACAGCGAATGAGTGCAATGGATGAGAGAAGCTATACCCGACGTGAGATTGGGCGGCGAGATTGAAGAAGAAATCTGGCTTCGTTTGACTAACAAGATAGGCTAAAGAAGCCAAATCCGTCAGGTCTCCTTCCCAAATTGAGAAATTAGGATTATCAATGCAGTTTTTGAGGTTGCTAAGATTAGGCGTACTAGAGCGTCTGGTTAAGCCGATAACCTTATGATCTTCACAAGAAATCGAAAGCAATTTCTCGACAAGCCAAGAGCCGGTTTGTCCTGTTGCTCCTGTAACAATGGATGTTTTCACGATTCGAATCTCCGAATTTTAACTCGATACATATTCAAGACTTTCAAAATATGATCTTGCTCCTCCGAACTCAATTGAGGAAAGCTGGGCAGAACAATAACATTATCACTTAATTTTTTGGAAATGGTTTCTTCTCCAAGAAAAATGTTGGGATTGTTATGTAAAAATTTGTGCGAGCTCAGAGGGTAGAACATTGGGCGAATTTCTATTCCGTGCTCTTTGAAATATTCATTAGCTTTTTCAAAGGTATGGTCTTCGTCGTCAAATCTAACTCCAAACATCCAGTTGGGATTTTGACAATCATCACTCAATTTTTGAGCATGAACATCAGACATTTGAGAAATAGATTCTCGATATCGAGCGAAGACAGTTTTCTTTTTTTCAAGAATCGTCGGAGCCTCCTCTAGCTGCTTGAGAAGAATTCCCGCGGCAACATTGGTCATTCGGTAGTTGTACCCGAGTTCCGAATGAATGAAACGAGTTTTGGATTGTCCGCAATTGTGAATGCGATAGAGAGTCTCGATAAGAGCGTCGTCGTTGGTTAAGAAGGCTCCACCCTCGCCGCAGGTAACGTTTTTGTTTCCATAAAACGAGATTGCCGAATTGAGACTTGTCGTTCCGGTGAACTGATCTCCGTATTTCCCAAAAAGACCTTCGCAGTTGTCCTCGACGAATACGACGTTGGGGTATTTGACCTGCAATGCGGGGACGTTAATTACGTTGCCGACGTTGTGAACGATGAGGCAAGCAATTTGATTTTTCCCATATGATTTAATCAAATCATCTAGCTTAGAGAGATCGTAATTCCATGTTTCAAGATCTGCATCACAGGTTACCAATTGGAATTTTTTATCGTAGAGATAGCCGTTAATGGCGCTTACGAAAACATTGTTGGGAACAATTAGCTGAGTTATCTCCGGATAGGCAAGGTACAGATGGATAGCGCTAAGATGAACGGCGCAGGTTCCGTTAGACGTTAACAAAACGTGTTTAACACCAAGCATCTCCTTGAGCTTATCAGAGGCGAGGGATAGAAATTTTCCTTGCGAAGAAATCCATGTTGAATAGCACGCTTCGTCGGAATATTGGAATGAATTTTCGGATAGATAAGGTCGATAGACTGGGATCATTTATTTCTTGAATCTTTCAGGACAATGCCTAAATACGCCTCAATTCTTCCAAAAAGACATCTTTTCTTTTGGTTATCTTAAGGTCAGAATAGACCGGAGACCTGTCGGAATAAAGAATATCACCAACATGATCTTCGTCGTTGCGATAGCCGAGAGAATTTCCAACAGCGACGGCGAGACAAAAATTACCACCAATTCCAACCATAATGTTTTTCTTAGACCCGGCAAGATAGGCACAATCTTTCCTGATATTTGCGATGTTTGGTGTTGTTATTCCTAGCTTGGGTATAGTTTTATCTATTATTTTGTCAGCAGGGATGTTTTGGCACAGCTCTTGGTAAATACTATAGATATTATCCGTTCCGTAATAAGCATACTCTGGATTGTATTCTATTTCTTTTTCTCCCAGAAACATTATTTTGAGAGGTTTGGAATTTAAAATAGAAAAAACTTCTTCTTTAATCTCATCCCAAAATTTTCGATGAAAAGACCTAATCTTGGTTGATATGGTTAAGTAAATTTCTTTTGGCAATTCCGTATCGATGTCGCACAATTCTTTTCGCATCAACGGTCTAATTGGGACGAAGCACTCTTGAGAACAGAGCAGAGATGGATTTCTAAAAGGTTGATTATCATAGGCAACCAATTTGTATTTCGGATTTCCGTCAAAAATCAAATGATAAAATTCGGTAATAAAATCAATATATGAAGTATTTCCGCTTCTATAATTGGTAAAAAATGGTTCATAAAAAGCCAACTCAATGACGTCGTATTTAAAGGCAACAAAATCAAGTTGAGATTTGACGTGGATCAAATCTCCCAATCCAATTGGTATTGAGATGGCTAATTTATTCATCAATAGTTCTTGTGTTGAAGCTGAATATTTTTTCCGTCATCGAGGTTCTTTCCATCTAGAGCTGATTGGATCAGTTTGACGATAAGAGTATCAACCTCGGCAACCAGATGACTTCTTTGAACGTTAAGATCAGTTGCAGCTTTAAAAACCTCGTAAAGCTTCTCCATACCCTCTCGGGTAGAGAACTCAGAGAGAAACTCTTCAAAGGTCATACGACGCACAGCATAAAGTTGATCTTGTCTTGTCCAGAGCTTCATGTCAACGGTGATTAATTTATCAATTGCAGATCCAATGGTATCCATATTTTCCTTTTTCTTTATTTGAGTTTTGCCGGAACTCCGATATAAATTCCAGCAGCGTTAATGCTTTTGACGACACAAGCTCCCGCTCCAATGGTGGCTCCTGAGACGATATTGACCTTCTGAATGGTGCTTGAGTTAATTCCAAAGTAGACCCGGTCTCCTATTCTATTGTTTCCGGCAATGGCAACCTGCGGTGCAGTGGTAAAATAGTCTCCACAAATTGTGTCGTGTCCAATTGTCGTTGTTAGATTTAATTGGGTAAAATTGCCCAGCTTGATATTGGTCGTAATCAAAGAATTATGACAAATAACGGATCCATATCCAACCGAGGAGCCGTCTCCAATATATGCCGATGGGTGAATGACCTTTGGAAAAAGATTGTTAAGCTCTTTGTCATTTTGAGGTTTAACGAAATCAATTAATGATTTTGCTATTTTTTCTCTCAGAAAGGGATCTCCAAAAGCGATGACAGCCATATCTCCTTTTTTAAAGACATCTTGGGTAAAAACCGGCTTACCCATAAAATTAGGTCTTGAAACCAAATCAATAAAAGCAACTGGAGTTGGAAGCAAGGTATCCCTTATCATCCAATTAACCTCGGAGGCGAAACCTCCAGCTCCGAAAATATAAAGATCACTCATGGCAGAGGTAAGTTTTCCTGAATGATTTTGAAGATAACTTCGGGGTTACTAAGATGTTGATTGAAAATTTTAGATTTGTAGATTAGCTTCTGATCAAAAAGATCGTTGAGCCAAAATTGTCGATGATAAGAAAGATTAGAGAAAGATAAAAAGTTTTGACCAACTTCGAAAAAATTATTTCGGTTCATGGCGAAGGTAAATGAACCAGATGATCTCCCGACAACCAAATTAGATTTGGTGGTTAAATAAGCATTTTCGTTGAGATCAAATCCGGATTTTCCTATGATGTCTTGGCTATAAAAAACATTTTCTTGACTTTTGATCGAGGGGTCTTTGTTTGAGATAATAAAACAAAGCTGCGGATATGATGAAGACAGAAGATTAATAATTGGAGCAAATGAAAAATTGGAGGCTTGACCAGAAAGAACATTGCCATTAGAGATAAAGACTTTTCTTTCTGAATGACAAGCAATCCAAGAATCAGTATTTACGAGATCAAATTTGGACCAATCGGAAAATCCAGGATAAAAATCTAACGGATTATCGGAAATGTCAGTAAGAGATGTCTCGAAGTTAGATTTGAGAACTTCATCAAAAGCTGCATAAAGACAATCAAAAGATATTCCAAATCTATTCATAAACCTAAAGGTATCAGCAGCATACCAGGTATTCCAATACAACACGTCATCTTTTTTGAAAAAGAGCGGCTCGGTCGGACAGCTTTGAACAAGATCTCGATCAAAGCCAAGGTTGGTGATGTCTTTGAGAACCTCAGGATGATTTTTGTGAGAATAGACAAAAGTGTGCTCTGGAAAATGTTGAACAATCTTGGACACCAAAGATCTTGAAAGATGGATGTCTCCAAGGTGGAAGTGATTATAGAAAACAATTTTCATCGGTGGTCAAGATCCGTGGGGTGAACTGGAAGATATGGACCAGGAACCAAAAATTTGCTTGATTGATCGTAATTTCTTAATCCGGTAATATGATGATGATATGATTTAATCGTCTTTGATGGGTTGGAAACTTTGTATCCATGATCGTGGAAAATTCGACAAATGCGATTATCAGATCCTCGAAATCCAAGAACGAATTCACTATCTTTGATAACCTCGTCGGATACTCTTCCTCGCCAGATAAAAGAATCTTGACTATCGGCGCGACCCATAAAAACGGCAGAGCTTGTTTGCAAATTAGATTGAAGATCCCAACGAGTTAGACACCAAGCTTCGTTGGATTCAAGATGTTTGGTTAATTGAATTGATTCATCGAAAAAAATATCTGAGTTAGCTATGATATTGATATCATTGGAGCCCGTCATCTTGTTTGCCATTCTAAAGAAATGAGAAAATAAGATGCGGTCTTGACCTTCAATAATAACAACGTCGATCAATTTATTTTTGTAGTTCTGAATAAAACAATGATCGATTTCTTTTTGCCTCTCAGAACTTTTGTCTTGATAATAATTGACGAAAAGATTAATTTTCATAGGAGATTTAACATTTCTAGAAGCTCAATTACCCTGGTCTCGTAGGTGTGTTGAGATTTCACTTTCAAATATCCATTATAACCTATTTCGTTGGCAAGGTCAGGATTTTTGATGCACATGTTAACCTTAGAAATGACCTCCTCAACGGAGTTAGCGATTAAAATATCCGAATTATCAGAAAAGTAATTTTGATAATTGGGAAAACGATAAGAGATAACGGGTCTCCCAGACGCCATACAGGTCAATAAACGATCAGAGAAATAAGAAGAAACATCGTTGTAGTTCGACATCGAGAAGATACAACGGGTCGTATTGTAAACAGAGTTGACTCCCGAGCCGACCAAACTCTTGGTGACCTGCATGTTATTTGAGTAACCTCTGCCATAAATGGCGAAACGGCTGCCCATTTTTTTCTTAAGCTCCAAAATAAATTTCGTCCTTAGCCCGGCATCGGCAAACGAATTGGCTGCATAATAATTTCCGGCAAAGCACAAATCGTGAGTAAATTCTTTTTTATATTGAGGAAAAAAGAGCTCTGGATCGTAGCCGATTTGCCAATATTTGATATTTTTACAGCCGGCTTGTTTATACATTTCTAGTTGACCGACGCTAGAGATCAAAGAGACATCCATTGATTCAGAAATTGAAACCATTTCTTTGGATGCGGTATTTCTAACGTCTCCGCTCCAGTTGGTAAAAATACATTTCTTACCAACAATCGTTGATTTGGCTCGAATCAAAGAATTATTATCAAGAATGTTGGTCATTTGCAATTGCATATGAACAAGGTCTGGCTGAAAGTCTCGAACAATGTTGATAAATTCTTGACGGACGGTGTTAACCGATCCAGATTTCTCAAAGAGATTGTAAAAATCAAATATTCTCAAGTTTACATTTGGAATATTATTAAAAGCTCGATACATTCCCTCTTGAATATTTCCAGAATAATTCAACGGCAAATAAAGAATTTTGATCATGGACAGCCTTTACCGCAAAAGAATTCAGAGAATTTAGATATTAGCTCGGACTCTGAGGTTTCTTTTCGTTTTCCTTTGGTTTTGTTTGGCAAGATGTGGGCGAGATTAAATAAGATGTCTGTATTAAAAACCACCCCATTAATTTGATCAAGCTCACAAGAAAGATAAGCATGAGATTTTTCTAAATATTCTGAATTACTGGTAATTATTGGAACGTTCATGCCGATTGCCAAATCATTAATGGATGATTTAGAATTAATCAAATCAAGATCAAGGAGTCCGGCAGAATTAAGAATCAAAGACGAAATCTTCGACCACGGCAAGAATTCGGATATCTTCTTGACGAAAATGGGTCCGTCTAAATTAGATCCAACGACACAAAGATTTGGCATGGTTGTTTGCCAAAGATCAAGAAGAGCCCTGGTTACTAATTCATTTTTCTCGAAATAAACAAGGTAATTTTCTTTAATTGATGATTCCTTGGCGTCAGGGGCTAAAATTGGCTTGGAAAGATAATCAATTGTTAGATCGTGATTTAGCCTGTCTTTTAGATAGAAAAAATTCGCTCTTGATCCAACAACTATTCTTTTTCCTTGGTTAAGGATAGCTATGATTTCTTTTTTCAATTCAACCTTGGAGTCCCAGGGATCTAGATAAAGATTATCATGAGGTTTTTTAAGAGATGTAATACTAGAGAATAAGAAGTTGGATTTTTCATTTGGTTCAGAAAATGAAACGCCTCCCCAAAATGAATTCTTAGAATCTTTGACCCTGATTCCTTTAACAAAGGGCAGATTTTTAACAATCCATTGTTTACCAGAGAATGTATCGGATTCAATAATTGAATTGAATTCAAAGAGATGATTTTGAGGATCCAAAGAAAACTTGGTTGACTTACGCGTGCTCTCTCGCACGTCGGCTTGCGGATAAACGGAACCATGTTTGACAGACCCTTTGGTCATCTCTTTAATCAAAGCAAATCGATTGACCGTTGGCAAATCTTCTAGAACAACAATTTGTTTGATCAGAATTTCTCCAACACAATCTTCAAGCATGTGTATTTGAAGCTTGGGTGAACTATAGCTGACTGGCAGAGTTAACTGAATACTCTTGTTTAAGAATGTTGAATCTATCGTAGCACTAGAAAATTGAGATTGATTATCTGAAGAAAATCCGACATATAATCTTCCGTTGCCAGATAATTTCTGAGCGGTCAAAATAACAATATAGCTTCCACCTTTTCTCAATTCAGAGAAAGGAATGTCAAAAGATCCACCTTTTTTGATAGCAATGAAGTGTTGATTGTTGCTATTTAAATGCTTGGTTAACTTGTTATTAGAATTGAGATGAATTTTATCCAATGATTTTTTTGAATCATAAATAACAAGCTGAGAATAGCTTCCGTGATGAACCAAGGAATCATTTTGAGATATTGGTGCTATTGATGTTTTTTGCAATGTCTTTGTAAGATCAAATGAATAAGGTTTGTTTAAAACTGGAGCTGGCGGCTCTTCTCGATGCTGAATTATTGCCGAGGTTTTAGAGAGAAGTTCTGACGAAGCCTTCAAATGAATTATTTCACAACCAACGTGAAATACGAGCTCTCCATTAACTATAGCGACAGCATTGTCTGGAATGGTTTTTATCTCTTCAACAAATTTTGCCTCTGCAAACTTGGCACCCTCAACTGCGTAGACCTTATTTCCAAGGAGTTTGATTCCTTTAAAATCTCCACACCGGTTTATGATAGCCTTCCAATTATTAGCCATATGATCTTTTTCGTTCAATGATTCTGTCGGAGAGTCTAAAGAGAAGCCGACAATTGAAATTTCTCCCAGACTCCCAGAGGGTCTAGAAATTTCTATTTTGTTGTCGTTGTAAATAACCGGAATTACCTCTGTATCTTTGGAATAACACGTTAGTTTTTGTCCGTTTACTTCAAAAACACCGTTACCCGAATTCTTTTTGACGTGGAGATTGATATTCTCGGTGACCATTGCTGGTAAAACGAACACAACCTTCCCTTGCTTGGACTCGAGGCAGTATCCACCATTTTTAATAGAGCAGGCAAAAGAAGAATGATGTAATTTAACCAGGTCTTTGCCAAAAAAGTTAACTGTCATTCTTGCGGACTTATTTCGTGAATGATATCGTCCAAAGTCAATTTCAACCTCCCAAATTGTTTAATGAAATGCTTTTGTTCGGCGACCCAGGGAACTCTTTGACTTAGCTTGTTTCTTTTAGATGATTCGTGTCCAAATATTTTGGCTTTTTGCGAATAAGCCATCCCCAGCTGCAAGAAATCTATTTCGTTAGAGAACAAATATGAGGCTTTGCCAACCAAGAAAAGAAAATCACATATGGTGAACTTAAGAAATTTGAAGATATTGCTATTGGAAAATAGCCCCATTTCTTTATCCATAATAATTGGAGTTATCCCCTGACTATGTAAAAAATGAGCTAACGAAGAAATTTCCGCAAAGCTCAAATCGAAATAATTTTCGGGGTTGCTAGAATATCCCATTTTGGATGGAAGAATTAAAGCAAATGGAAATCCGGAAAGCCAGGGGTTTATTTTGTAAGATTTACCCATCTCATCTAGTTCAGGAGATGGTTTGCGTGGAAAGTATTTTAATTGGGGAAAGTACTTACTTTTCCATGGGAACAAGAAATTCTTAGAAATAATCTGCCACGATGGTTTATCTTGGTTTTCAATCTTAAACCCAAAAATATTGCGACAAACTTCCATGTTGAACTCTAGATTAAAAATTGGATTCTTTCCATCTAGAGTAAAAAGTGGAGATGGATATAGATCGGTAAGAATTTTTTGATTATCAAATTTGTAGTCAAAACCCATCATGTCGACGATGTCTTTGTGATGATGCGGAAAAAATCCAACGATGTCTTTTGATAATCTTTGTTCTTTGAGATATTCAAAGATGGAACAGGCAAATAAAGTTTCCCATAATCCTTGTTGAATTGTAAATCCAACAATCTTTGAATTTGTAAGAATTCTTTTTATATCTTCGCTTGATGAAGACGCAATTAGTCTATCGTCTTTAACTTTCCAAGATTGGAATGGACAAAACGGATACCTAAGTTCTTTTAGATCCTGATCTTTTTTCACAAACCCGAACTTTCACCTCATAAATAATGACGGCTCCAAAAAGGTAAAGCCCAAATAAATACGAACATTTACGCAGCATCGCAAAGCTCCATGATTTTAAATGTTACATCATCCCAAGAATACCCGGGAGGATTGAAAAATGGTTTAAATTTGGATAAAAGAAATTCTATATTGTTGTAACAATACCTAAGTGTATCGACAGCCAAATCAATATTTGCAGAGAAGATTGCGTTTTGTGGACTTCCTTGGTAATATTGCATATTGAGAGGGGCTTTGACAAGTTTGCCATCAATTAGAAGAGAGTTATTATCGTTGCAAAAATCCAAATGCCCACCATACCGAGGAGCAATGACAACGTTGTTACAATAAAGTCCGTCGAGAGCCGGAATGTAAAAAGCTTCAGCATAGGTTAGGGTATAAATGACCTGACAAGATTTATGAAGAGAATAGATGCTTGGAACAAAAGAGTCGATTAATTCTATTTCTGGTCGATTAGGATAAAGCGAGTTTAAATCCTTGATGATCTTATGAACGTCTACCTCGAAGGCTTGAGTTATTTTTTTAGAAGAAGAGAGCCGAGCAACGAGACAAACATTATCATTGCTCGTAAATGCTTTGTAAAAAGCTTCAATGGCGTCTCGAATTCTTTTTCGAGTATGGGGTTGCCCGATAACCATTAAGAATTTGACTTCTTTTTTGGTTTTTAGCGGATATGGTTCGGCAGAGGCAATCTCGGCAAGATCGACGCCGTGAGGAATTACCTTAAGCTTGCTTTCAGGGACCCCAGATGAAATAAAAATATCTTTGGCAAATAATGATGGCGGAAGAATCAAATCTACGTATTGATCGCCAGAGCAATATTTGACGAAATTGGTTGGAATATTGGGAGCAAATTCGTAGCACCAAATCCCGAATCGATTTTTAGTTCCAGAAGAAAGGTAATTTGGATAGTTCAGCGGAGCTGTATAGCTGATCTGACAATCGTAAACTCCAGAAGGCTTGTCTCGAAGATATGGTTTAAGATCTTCGCTTAGAAAACATTGCTCTACGCCATCGGTTGAAATCAGATCAAGATTATGACCTGATTTAATCATCGAACGAGCTAGATTTTTAGCGACGACGCTCCAGCTGTGATTTTTTCCAAAGAGGAATTGTTGGATTTTGATTCTTGACAAGATTGAGCTCCGGTGCCATTAAAGGCGGAACTCAACTTTTTGCCGATGGGCAGCTTAAACATGATGCCGCCAAGTCGCGAGCCTCCCCAAAAACTCACCTGGGTGTGCTCAGCTGAAACTGGAGGAAAATTCAAAGAGAAGTTCCGGTCTTTTTGACTAGAGCTATAACTCAATGTCAGATGAGGAATGAATTCGGGGTAATCTTTTGAGAACTCAAAACCGGCTTCAAGAAGAGCTTTCTCAAGCCCGTTCTGAAAAGAAATCAAATAGGGAGTCTGAAACTTGACGATAATCGGAATTCCTTTTTCTCCAGCAATTTCTTGAGGTATCGCCGAATCTTTGGGAAAAGTGCCCACCTCGTCCATAATGGTGTCGAAGGGGCGCTGTTTCTCCAGATAGGCAGCTGTGACCTCCATCAGCCGAGCGACCTCGCCAATCGGCAATTTTGGAAGATAGGAGAGGGTCACGTGGTAGCTCTCGGGATGGGTTTTCTTACCGGGGACCGGAAGTCCAAAAAGCACCTCAGCAACTTTCGGGGGGACGGTTAAACAAAGAATTGACATTATTCCCAGTATCCTTTCCAATCATCTTTGAAATGGTTTTTCAATTTTTCCATATATGAATTTGTTTTAACCTTGCAAACAGATTGGTATTTTCCATAGCCTTTGCAAACAACACCCTCGACAACGTCGAAATTACCTTTCCTAACGTCTTCTACAAAAGAGCCATTGAATTTTCCTTGATAGATGACTCTCGCCGATCGGCAATCTTTAGCAACATTAACAAAAATATCTGGGGATAGATACGTTTCTAGAATTTTTTCTTCTTGATTTTTCAACAAAATGAGATCAATTAAAACAACATCATGACTTGATCTTGGATTATGTTGTCCGGCAAAAGAGTCTTTTCCGAAATATTCGAAGACAAAACGAACATTGTCATAATGATTCAAATTGCACTTTTGCAATCTTGTCAAAATTAGATCTCCATAATTCTTGAGATATTCCCAGATATAGTCTCCAGCCCACTTAATTTCCGGATGAATATTGGAAAACTCACTTTTGAAAAAATAATCATGTAAAGGATAATCCGAACGAGTTCCATACATGAAATTTTTTGGATTTTCAAGATCATGTTCGGCAACCAAACACGTCCCATCATATTTTTCGAACGCAATAAATTTGTCCATCATTATTTCAAATGATGATGGAATTTTGCAATAGTTTTTCATTTCTTACTCTAATTTTGTTTTAGGACCCAATCAAACCGGCAACTTGGCTGCTTGATACGGTGATTTGCGGATTGTTCCAACCGGCTTTCTTGAGATAGACGGTTACAATAATCTTCGTTGTCAAGGTAAGGTAAACGTTGTCTTCTTGCAAGTTGTTTGTATCAAAGGTCAACATTCCCGTATCCTGATCAACCAGAACTCCAATACTCATTAACTGAGGGGTTACTTCTAGATCAAGCCCGGCGTAAATTGATCCAACGACAGCTGTAAACCTAACTCGACCCAAAGCTAGATCCTCCGGTTGAACAGAAGAGCAATCAGCATATTTCATTGCCGAGTATCCTTTGCTAGTCAATCCAGATCCTCGATCAGCAACAAAAGCATCGAAAACATTGATTGAAGAGTCAACCAGGGTGGAGGTAGGCATATTGATCTCGACAATTCCGATCTCGAAATCTTGTTTCATGACCGCGCCGTCGGGTCGAAGAATCTGTCCGGTTCCGATGATTAAGTTGTCTGGAATGCTAAAATCAGTTCTCCCAGGATCGACCGACGGAATTGTCTCATTGAGATTTTCGCATAGGCTCGCGCTTGTCGAAGTACAATCAGACTCGTCGACGGCATTCGAATAGGTAAAGGCTGCGGGGACCTGTCTTGTTGCTGAGGAAAGAGCAATAAGCCATGGTTGCCAAAATGGCTGGTGAATTATTTGATAGGTAACATCAGAAAATGGAACTGTTGTAAATACCGGATCCAAATTAATGACCGGAGAAACAAGATAACCATCGTAGATAATGTCGGAAGAAGAGAGGTCGTCAAAATTTCCTTCGGTTCCGGTATATCCGTCGAAGAAATAACCATCTTCTCGACAATAAATGTAATCGTATCGTCCGGTTAACTCCTCGACGGTTAACTGAAGTGTCGTAAAAGAACTTCCTCCAGAAAAGCTATTGGTTACCTTGTTAATGTAATTGTTAAGCTCATTGAGATCTAGGGCATCAACGTATCCATCACCATTAACATCGGCTCTTAAAATTTCCAGAGCTGTAAAGTAACCGTCGATTATTTTTTGCTGGGTCGTTGATGAAGAAAGACTTTCTCCAACGAGACCGGCGGCTGCCGCCAGCGAGCTAGCATCAATAACCCCGACGCCAAGAACATCTCCCAGCAAATTGGTACATCGAAGAGCCTCAACAATTTTATAGGCTGTTCCGGCGTTGGCTTTGTTGGGAACAAATTTTGAACCAAGGAGGTTGGTCGATAGAAGATCTGCGTCTGGATTGACGATGGTGAATTTATTATCGACCGCCATTCCTGGATACGATTGAACCTGTTCGATGGTTGTAAATTCAGCCGGATTGGTATCTTTGACGCCACCAACAATTAAGGGCTCAGAGACGGATTGAAGAGATTCGAGATCTGATTCTGAGATAAGACTTAAGGTGGGCTCGAATTGCTGCCTCGTGTAAATCGGATTTCCGTTTCTTTCGTCAGAGGAGACCTGAGACGGAGTGCTCGTAGCTTGAATGATGGCGACGTTAAGAACGTTTTGACCGGTATCTTCGAAAGAATACCACCCGGATTCGTTGTCGATCGTTGCCCCTGTCTCGTCGTCGATTGTCGTTTTGGATAGAGACATTGGGTTGCCGGCGTCATAGCCGGCACCATCGGCAATCTTGATAGCATCGGTCCAAATTTGGAACCAAAGATCTTCTTCTTCATTGTCTACCCAAACCGACCCGGAAAAAAGAGTCTCTCGAGAATTATCGGTTCGGTTATCAGCAACCCCGATATGAATGTCGTTAAGGTTGGCTGCGCCAGAGCGTTTGATCGTTACGGCATAATAAGATGAAACAACAATTCCTCCAGAATTTCCAATCGGAGTTCCTGAGAAAACAAAATCAACCGGCTGTAAAACGTCGTTGAGAATGTATCCAGCATCTTTCAATGTCGACTGGTTAAAAGAAACCTGAGCAACAGGAGAGATTGAAGGATCAAATTCTATAGCCAGATCTGGGACAATGTCAGATTGGCAGGCGATAGATGTTTGCAATGGATAAATTGAGACAATTAAATCTCCTGTCCAGTTGAACTTATTTTCCTCTAATGCTCCGGAAATCTCTTCAACACCAAGGAGGAGGGTAACCTTCTGAAGATTGTCGGTCAGCCCTTGAAATTTTTGACCCACCATCGAAGAAACATCACCAGCGATTAGCTCTTTATCAGTAAGAGAAGATGTTGAGGTGATATTCAGTCCGTCAACAGAGTATTCAGATCCAATTCCAGCCTGAATTATCTGCTCGAGGGTTGAAGAGTCGTCTGGTTTTTTAAAGTCTCTCCAGAAAAGATCAGGTTCGAGATCTTGAGAGACCATAATGGCGTCTCGAGAAATTTGGAAAGAAGCAGCCTCTCGAATGATGACTCTACCACCAAGATTGTGAGAACAATTATCGTTACCCTTGAAATCGTTGAAAAAGATAGCTAAAATTTCTTTATAGTGTCTTTTGGTTACCTGGCTTTCGTTCTTGAAAAAATAAAAGCGATCGAGTTGAAGAGAACCGTCGAAAGAAAGACCGATAACGGCTACTTTAACAGAAGATCTTCCTTTGACATCAGATCCTGAGAGAACAATTTCAATTTGGTTGCCAAGATTGATGTCCGACGGCTGATTTGAAACATGAATTCCTGTCCCATCGAAAATGTTGGCAGCGACGAGGGCAATTTGATCGACTGAAAGATCGTCCGAGTCAAATAAAATGTTTTGGGTCAGCTGAGAAGGGAGAACACCGCTTCCAAAATGGTTGTTAATGACTGCGGAAAGGCTTTGATCAACGTGGTCCTGTTCGACCTCAAGATCTTTTTGGGCAACCCGCTGAGCGTCGTGCCAAATGTTTTCAATAACCGAAGAAGGAAGGCGAATGGTCATGACATAATACCCTAAGAGTAGTAATTGATTTTTGCTTTAGAAACTGCTGGCTTCAAGATGTCGATCAGTGTTTCCAGGATTTGTTTGACCTGGGCATTTCCGCTAACGTAGCCAAAAGAATCGATGACGTTCAATGTGAAGTTAAAAATCCCATAAGCTTCATCGTGAAGAATGGCGAAATCTTTCTTTTTGACAATTTCGGTGTCAAAGTTAATGATCTTGGTTGTATACAAATCTTCGATGGCTGGCAAGACGACGTCGATATTGGAGTTAAAGTTGAGGTCTTTTGATTGACCAGCAACGAGAGCTGGCGACTTTGCTATATTGCTGAATTTGACGTTATCGAAAGAGGCATAAGCCGTATGTTTTCCAAGATAATCACCCCCTAAAAAGAGCTGATTGATCGAGTCGGCAAAATTGATGTCGGAGGTTAAAGGCGAATCCCCACCACGCTGACCGAAGACCAAGCCTTGACCAAACTTAAAACCTTGTCCGAACTTAATGGTTCCACCCTCTTCTCCATCAATGAACATTCTGATTTGGTCTTCGTTGTCTCGATTGTTGAAATCAAAAGTAACCATGATACGATGCCAAGTTTGTCGAGCCCAAGAGACATACTGGCTAATTTTAAACTCTTGATCATCAACTATAACCGAAAGGCTAATAAAACCATAAGGATCTTTGTAAATTGAAAAGCGATTTCCGGAAACACCTGTCGGAATATAAGAAATTACGACCGGAGTATTTTGATACGGCAAGGATTGCTTAAGCTGAACCGTTCTTGAATCCGAACGAATCGTTGCGTCTCCGGAAATATCTTTGTCCGAGTTGGCAACTTTGATGCTGACTATTTCCGATATTCTTCCTGATGTTTTAATTGTATTTCTGGTCAAAGAAACAGTTTCTTCTACCGTTGCTCCATAAGCATCGAAATAATAACGAAGAGTCGGATCATTGGGAACGTCGTACCGCGGGGAGATCCAAAATTCAATTGTCCCAGAATGATTTAAAGGCAAAATTCCAGCATTGTCGATAACATAAGGTTTTTCGGTAATTAACAAAGCCTTTTCGAAATTGGAGTTGACCGAAGCTGAGGTCTGAATAAAATCTCGGTCTCCGGAAATCCATAGATCGGCATCATTTTCAAGAGGAAGAGAATCAAAGTGAAGAAGAACAAGAGTATTTTTGTTCTTCTTGAAAGGAGATATCCTGATTGAATCCTCGGTAAAACTCATGCCGTCAATGGAAGCTGGCTCTCCGATGCGAACATCTGTCATTTTTTTATTAAGAATTCTTAGCTCGTCAAGAATACCTTTAACCTGTTTATCTCCGTTCCTCGATGATCCTATAAAAATCTTTTCGTTTTCAAATGGATCAAATGGGAGAGAGAGGTAAGAGGAATAGTCAAACTCATAAAAAGCTTCTGGAAGAAGATACGGAACAGCAATCTCTCCGGCAGTTTCCAAGGTAAAAAATCCATTGACAAAACCAGCGTTACCAAGGCTGGTGTGATAGAGCTTATATATCCCAGAAGAAAAATCAGGCGGGGTCGGAGATGATACTCTGACGGTGTGCTCGTCGATTCTTTCGACAATTGAATAGGTTCCGACGGCTGGTCCTGGAGAAGAAATGACGATGTATTGATTGAGATCAGAGTCGACAAAAGATCCGCTCGAATCTGTTAAAAGATCTCCGACGCCACTCAACGTTCCATATCCTGAAGATACCTGGGTAGAATATCTCAAAATTGGATAATCATTATTACCTTCGCTGTACATCAAAGAGTAAGCTTCTTTGATTTCAACAGAGGTAGCATTGGCTGTCGAATAATAAGGAGTGACAATAACGTCGACGTCTGAGATTGAAGAAAATTTGTTAACCGTATTCTTGATCCCAGCAGAAGAAAACAAAAGCGTCTCTGTCGTGCTTCCGTTAATTGTAACAGAAACAGGGGTTGTAAAATCGGTATTTGACGATGTAACTCGAACTGATAGAGTTCTTCCTTGAGTTCCGTTGCTTGGCTGATAAGTTGTCAGATTATTAGCCGTAAAGACTCCTGATCCGAATGTTGCATTGTCCGGTCCGATTGGAACGAGAGGAAGGAGGACAGAATAAATGTTGACCTCGGAGAGATTGATCGGGGCGGGAAGTTGTGTTTTAATTATGCTAGACGAGCTGCCGTAAACAAACTGTCTTTCACGAATTCGACGATGATTTAATCCGAGGGTTCGAACCAAAATTGTATCGCCAACCAGAGCATCTCCGAGAATTGTCAAAACATCTTGATTAAGAGCATTTTTGTCGATGCTATAATCTGGGAGATCTGCGCGAAGTCCAGCAAGTTCGGTCTCAACTCCATCACGGAGAACAGAGACAACGATGTTTTTGTAAAATGCTAATTGGCTAGAAACGACTACGCTGTAAGCGTTGACGGTAAACTTAGCGTTGTCGAATGAAAGAGGAATGATTGAGCTTAAGGTTAGTTGATTTCCGGAGACAGAACTGATTGTATAGCTGCCCAAACCAAGCTCGGGAAATTCTACAAGATCTCCTCCAACAATTCCGCCGGTGGTGAAATTAACCGAGTCTGAATAAATGATGCTGGACCCAGCCGCAAGATGCATGTCGGCTCCATTGATGACATTCTTGGGAACCGTTCCAACGACATATTCCGGTTTGATTGTTCTAAAACGATCAGAAGACGAAGAGATTGGTCGTCCGCCATATTTCAGAATGTTGGGGACCTCGAACCCGTCAACGAAGAGATGCATTTCGTCACGCAGATCTGAGGAAGAGAGCTTCCAAGAAATTCCGATATGATGCTTTTCTCCAGCTAACCAATCAGAGACGTCTTTGCTAATTTGACGAAGAGCTCCTTGGTTATCATAAATTGAGAAACAAAGATACCCAGAGCCATCTTTGAAAAGAGAAATTCTGTTTTTGTTGTTTTCTTTTCCAAAGTCAAAAATGTAGTGAAGATCATCGGCAAGAAATGAGAAACCGTCAAAAGAATATCCAGGAGAATATCCATCGAGCGGGTGGTACCCATCAATCGCTAGATAATCTGTATATCCATCCGGGGCAATTCCATCGTAGCCATCGATGTTGAGAATAAAATCAATAGAAGATGTTCCTGATCGAAGAACGTCGAGCATCTCATTGAGACCTGGGATATATTTGACGTTGTAAACGTCTCCAGAAGAAGAAACTTTGCCAGAATAAACGTGACCATTTAAAGAGTCGACTTCATCTTTGACATACAATTTCCAGCTATTAACGTCGACGTCGTAATAAATGAAGACGCCATAAAGAGCGGTGTAAATTGCCGAAGGGACGCCGGAGGAAAGATCTTTTGTCAAATCGAAAGTGTTATTTATTGAATACTCTGGATTGGTTGACTCCGCTCCAATAAAGATATTAGAAGATGGGATTGTGCTTCCATCTCGCAAAAGATTTGAGAAAGTTAATGTTGCGTCGTTATCTAAGCCATTCCAATCTGGGATAATCCACGTTTCCAGGGATCCCTCTTCGAGACGAAGATTAGAGGAAGCTGCAAGAGAGACGGTTTGATTTGATTCAGAAATATTAAGCCCGGAATTATATTTTCCAGATTGAAGTATAAGATCTCTGGTGGTCTCGATGGGATTGAAGCTGAGGTAGCTATAATTAAGTACCCAATGTTCAAAAATTGCCTCGATAAGCTCGGGCTCGATGTGAGTGATATTCTTGACCAAATTTTTTATCGAAGGAATTGTCGGTCCTTTGGTAAAACTCTGCAAAGCTCCCATCAGGGCGTCGCGATATCTTTCACGGGGAAGTTGGGGGTCAAAGTTATTGAGAATTGGGATATTGACAAGAGAGCCAAAGTTTCTCAACAAGCCGTCTCGAAGAGCGCCTATTTTATAGGAAACATAGTAATCCGTCCCTATGTCCAAAGAACGAAGAGCTTGATTAAATTGAATACAGTTGTCTCCAAATTCGTAGGAGATTAAAATTTGGTCAGTAACATAGGAGTAATCAATCAGAAGGTCACCCTTGCTATAATCGACGACGGGTGTTCCAGCACCCGTCATTTGAAATGAATAATGAACGATGACCGAATCCCCGGGAGCAGGAGAGCCAGTCAGCCCAGATAAAGTAATTGTATAGCCAGAATATGAACCGTAACCATCCCAAAGCTCAACGTTGTCTGAGGTTCTGACAACGGAAGAAACTCCCGCAAGCTCAATGCCGTCACCGAGGTCTGTCAATTCGATATTCAATGGGCTCAAGATTATCTCTTGACTTTCCAAATTGATTGGAGACAAAGAGATGACGTTGGCAGAAAATGTTGCATTTTCTCCGAAGTCAAGAGGGGAGGTTGAGTTTGTTAAATTGAAGTGATCGAAGACTCCATGAATAGAAAAGACATCAGAGGTTACCGAAATTGTTTGATTGTCAACAATGTATGGAAGAGATGTATCTCCATTAAGAAATCTTTCATCCGATCTATTAAAGACGGATTGAGTCACCTCCTCATTGGTAAACTCTGAATATTCAATCGGAATAATGGTCGATGAATTGAGAGAATAATAAAGCTGATTAACTCCATAGATTTGGGAAAAGTTGGTAGTTATCGTTCCTTTTTTGTAACTGATCGACCCGAGATCGTAATCGGCATCGTTGCTGATGGCAACGTAAATTATTCCATCTGAATAATTAATCAAATATTGCCCAATTGAGGCGAGGCGATTGATATTTTGGTCTTCGGTTTCGGTTTGTCCGTCAAAGTATATCTCGGTCTCAAAAATATCGGTGTTCGAAAAATAACACGAGCTATTAAAAGAAGAGCCGATTGATTCTTCGGTTGATCCTTGAATGTAAGAGTTATTGAGAAAAGCTTTGAATACCCTAATCGAACTGGCATTAACAACCTCTTCGGTCACCAAAATTGTTTCGTTGGTCACCTGGGAATATGAAGCCCTCTCTTGCAGTTGGGTCGTTACTGTCGGGGGATTGTTGCCGGTAAAAAAGACCTTGTTCCCGCGCCAACCATCAATGCGATAAATTTCTCCGGATGTTTCGTTGTAAATTCTGAAGACGTCGGTAACCGGACCGTTGGAAACTTGAAGCGAATTGGTTGAAGAAATTTTATTCCCAACACGTTCGTTAAGAACCTCGGTGTGAATTTGAGGAACGTAATCGACTCCAGAGACGAGGACTCTTTCATAATCAAAGGTAATCGAAGCCTCTTCTCCTTCGAGATCACGCAAGGGAGATCGAACGAGTTCTTGAGAGCTTGAATCGTAGGTGTAATCTAGATTTTCGGAAAAATATTTACGATAGAAATAACTCGCTGCCGGAGGGAAGTTACCGGTGCCATTGTTTTGTGTTTCGCCGTAGACAAAAACCGTCCCGGTCGAATAGTCAATTGAGAATTCTCCAGGAAAAGAAGGAAGACCATCAATTCTAAAAGCAATTTCTTTTACAAAAGCTGGGTGGGCTTCAGAAAATGGTGGATCGGCTAGCGGGTCTAGAAAAGAGACACCATCGGAAGAAACTTCGACATCATTTTGATCGACAACTGGATAGTGTCGAAGAGAAAATTTGGTTAAAATTGGAGGTGTTACTTCGCGGATGATCTCAAGAACCTGAGACACTTCGACAGAATCTGGATCGATTAGTTTGCCAAGGTTTTTATATTCGTAGTCGATGTAGATGAGGTCTCCAGGTCGTGGGATTGCAAAATCTGAATCTTCAAGGACCGCGCCGGAGAGACGAATTTGATTCAGCTCCAGCGTCTGATAAACAGAGGCTAGATCTGGATCGTATCGATCTGTTTTTAACTGATAGCCGTATTGAGCTGGGTCATAGTTAAAAGAGTTTCCATTACCATAAACGATTAAAATTCTAGAAACTTTGATAACCTGAGAATATTTAACGGAAAGGATCAATCCCTCGAAAGTGCCTCCGGAATCAGTTAATCCGCCAGAAATTAACAATTCATTATCAATTGAAGACGCCTGGAGAGAAACTGGATAGCTAGGAAAGGAATCAAAGGATTTAAAGTCTGAAATTTTCTTGCCATCTAGAGATGTAGAAACTCGAATAATTTCATAAGCCCCCTCTTCATTCAACCGATCCCAAGGACCAGCCGATCTTGTTTTCTTTTCATTTTCAACAACCAGGGAGAGGTAATTGTCATTTTTAAGCTGTTGAATATCGTAAGAAGCTCGGGCGATTTCTGTTGCTTGAGAGTTGAGAATGTCGTTGATCAGCGGATCTCCCAAGTTGTAAATATTGTCTTGCAAATATTGAGAGAGAGATTTTTTAACTTCATTTTCTGGATCGATTGGTCCAAAAATTAGCTTGGAATTATTTATTCCATCTTCTAAAAGAAAGGCAACTCCATTTTTTGATTTGAAGCGGACAGAATCGGTAGATTGAAAAATGACATTGTAAGCTGCCGAAGGAACCAACGATTGACAGGTTATTCTGAGAAATTGATCCTTAATCGATGTTTTTAATGGAAGAGAGCTTGTAATTCCAGAATTATCGTTTGCTTCGATAGCGATGTTTCCCGTTCCAATCAAAGAATCCAAGGGATAATTAAATTGAACCAAAATCTGAACGCTAGATATAGCTTGAATAGAAATAATACGAAGAATAGCCATAATTAGATGCGATCTTTAGGAGAGAATTTAATTATCGTGATTCAATATAGACCAAGACATTATTGGCTGCTATTGATTGATCTTTTCGAACAGAGATGCTGAGAACTGATCCGACCGAACCGTTGACGTTAAAATAGGTAGTTCGAACACGATCGACGCCATTGACCGAGTAAGAAACGTTTTCAAGATCGGAAGAATCGACGGTTGCCCCGAGAGTTCTAACGTTAAGCGCAGAAGAAACAGCGTCGATGACATTTTGACGGACGGTTGCCGAAGAGTTGATCATTTCTGGAGTCACAATAATATACAATGTCACGTCGACCAGAATTACTGTATCTTCTTTGACTATAACGTCGGCGTTGACCGGTCGGACATCTTCGATTAGTAATGTTGAGTCCGAAATCATTTTATTGTAGTTGAAGGTAACCGTAATTCTTTCGTTGACCTTGGGGGCGAGATAATCGTAGTAAGTTTTATATCTTGATTTGGTAACCGGTTGATTGAAATTAGATATTGTTAAGATGGCTCCCGCAGAGGTGCTTGAGGTAAATCCGCTTGAAATTGCGATAGTGTCAACTAAAAGATAAGTTTTATTGGTAACTTGTGTGCCAGATTTTGTAAAAGAGATGAGTTCGGTATCCGAAGAGGTCGTCAGATAAAAACGAACTCGAAGCCGATCTCCAATTTGTGGTAAATTATCGTTGTTATCTACGGTATCTGGAAGAGAGACTTGCATTCTAGTAAGAGAAAGATCAACGATCGCCTCATCTTTGACGAAAGAATTATCAAGAATTTTGTAACCCAGGATATCGTAATCATGAACAATATTCAAAACGTTTAGATTGTTATCGGTCGTGACTTTTTCCATTTTAACCAGACGACCAATCTTAACGTTAGACGAGATTGAGGCAATCGAAGAGAGTTTCAAAAACTTCCTTGCTGCCGAGGAAAGATCTTGAGTCAAACCGTTAGCAGAGGCTGTAAAAACGATATCTTCGGCATAGGAGATTGAGGTTCCGGTTACCGCAAAGATTCCGCCAGACTCGGTGATCGAGTTTAATCCGCTGAGATTTAATGACAGCTTGCTGGGAGCCATTCTTAAATTTTGAACAATTGAGTCTTCTGAAAAAAGATGCGACGTCGGCTGATTGCCAACTTGCGAAGAAGAATTGGTCGCAAAATAATTACCAGATCGAAGAGCCGGCAGGTTGGAAAGAAGAGTTGCCGGAAGAAGAGAGCTGACGTTGGCAAAATAGTTAACTTCGACCACGGTTCCAAAGACGGCTGTCGACGATGGTGTTACCGAGATGACGTTAGAATTAAAATTCCCGGGGGAATCTGTATTGTAGACATCCTCGGCATTGTAAAAAACAGTCACCCCGTCTCCAACCTGAGCGATGGTGTCGGTTGGAAGATAGATAGCCAGCCCGTTGAAATTTCCGTCGTTGTTGATCGTGTTCCAAAGCTCCGCTCCATCAGAAGATCTTTTGATCGAGATGACGTTGGTAACAGCCGAAGCAACGACACAAGAAATTCTCGATGAAAGAATGGTTATGGTACTCGCTTCTTCCAAAAAGACGTTGACCGAGACGACGGCGGAAATTGGGTGGGTAACCGTTGCCGTTAAATAGCTTCCGGACGTTGCCAAAGAACTTTCCTCTCGACGAACGGCGTTAGAGTATCCCCAATCCAAAGAGTCGGTAACACTTCTAATATTGAAAGAATATTCTTTGTTATCAAAGTCGAAGTAGGGATCGTAGCTATAAACCCAGGTATAATCTACCTGAAGTTTATCGGAAACAGCCGGGAGAGTAGATCCGGTAATCAGTATTCTTCCGGTTAGATTGATACTGCCCGAGCCGTCCGGATTTTGATTAGAAACAACATATCTTTCTCCGGTGGTAACGTTGAAGACCCGGGTAACTGACGCAGAGGGGAAGTGTTTAAGCTGAATAGATGTTCTATTGGCTGGAGAGACGGTTGAGTTCTCGTTGGTTACGGCAATGTTCTGAATAACCTTGCCAATTTTAGAAACATCTGAGTAGGTTAAAGTATCTTGACCGTTAAATGAGATCTTGGACTTATCTTCTGGAAAATCGGAAATGTGATCGTTGATCCAGGTCAACTTGTCAAAACCCCAGGGAGACCCTTTGTAAGCTCCGGTATCTTTGACAAGTTTGTAATTTCCGGAGACGCGACCGAGAGAATCAATAGAATACGGCTTGAAATTAGCTCCGGATCCTGAACCGACAACGGAGACCAAGTTATTAACCGGTTGAGCTGGAAGAGTTTTATTTTCGAGATTAGAAATTCTTTTTAAGGTAACCGTTTTATTGGAGTCGCCAGCAATTTGACCAAGAACAAAATCATTGGCAGAATTTGTTGGATCGTCTTTATTGGATTTGTCCTGATAGATAAAGGTGTCAACAGATTCCTGCAATCTTCTTCCAAAAACAACGATATCAGCTTTTCCGCCTGTTCCTTCTGAAAGAATTGTTGGGGTTTCAGTTATCTTGGTAACCGTCGAGACCTGAGTTCCGTCTCGGGTCATCAATGGATCTCCCGGCGTAATAACGACCGATGTAATTACTCCGGGATCATTCTCAACGGTGTTTTTGTATCCGAGGGCTGTTCCGGTATTGGCTCCTGAGAAAATGGCGAGAAGCCTATTCTTAAACGAAGCATCCGATTCGGCATTTTTACCACCGCCAAAAGGTTTGACGTTGGTAATATGAGCAATCCCAGCAATTGTCGTCGAAGACAGGTTGTACTTCGAAATGTTAGCCTGTTCTCCGGGGGAAGTGGCTTCGGTGAGAATTTCGACGGCGTAGGTGTCTGAATTGTTGAGGTAGTCGAGGTCGGCTCGGTACTTTGCGACCGTGGCTTTGTAAGAACTTTCGAGAACCGGAGAGATGACCAGGTTGTTGACGGCGGAGAATGTTGCCCCATTTCTAGCAGAGAAAAGATCGCCCTTACGAACTCCAAGATCAGCTTCCAAAGAATTGAAGGTCAGTAATGCTGCTCCAGTTGCTTTGGCTCCTCGCTGACGGAGGGCTCCGATGTTAGTTGCCCACTTGTCAATGTCTGAACCGATGGAAAGTCGAAGAGACTGTTTTCTCGAGTTATCGTTGATGACCGAATAGAGTTTCTGCAACTCATAAGAAACTCCTTCGACGAAGAGATCTCGCGAGACAGCTCCCGGCTGCAACGTCAGAAGTGGCTGATGTTGTTTAAAATATGAAAGAAGTCCTTGGACTATGTCTGAATAAGAGCGAATTTTAGCCATTTCAGTTAAATAAGAAAATAGTGGTTGAATTATTCAACGTTAACCACCGTATCTGTGGTCTGAAGAGCTTTGTTGGCAATCGAAATCATAGCTTGTAAAAACCTGGGATCGAGTGAGTTTTCGTTGACGATGACCGTTCGAATAGCAGCAAGCTGCTCTTGAGGTGAAAGAACCTGATTTTTCTCTTGTTCAGACTGAATTTTTTGAAGGGTTTGTAGGGCAGATCGGATTTGAGACTCCGCCATGGTTGCTCTAAATGTAAAATCAAGAAGAGACCCTACTACCGCGATAGCATTACATCCGTACCAAGGAAAAAATCGATTGGCTCCCAAGGGCGTCGAGACAATCTTATGAATATCTTGGATTAATTTATCAACATCGGAGACGGTAGATAAATCTCCGGCTGTTTCTTTGATAACAAGTGTTCCTTGACTTACCCTAAGATCGAAGCTCATTGTTGAATTGATAATCCGTTAACAAAGAAAATGGATGGGTTGCGATAGTAAAGATCGGCGAAGGTAAAAATTTCGGAGATCTTTTTTTCGAGAGTAGAAATGGCGTCCAAAATTGGAACAGCAGCCTCCCCTATAGTAATGCGATTTTGTACCTCTGGAACGTCCTTAAATGTTGGATTATAAGAGACCATTCTAACAAAGCTTTCTTGATCCAAAAAAGATATAAGGGTATCTAGATTTAATCCCCAAATTGCCGAGTAGATAGCAAGAACATCCACCAATCCGAGACCAGAAACCTCTCCTTTAATTTGTTCAATTGTTTTTAGCGCATTGAGACCATCGTTGACCAATTTATTTTTTTTGTTGGTCAGCTCGGAAATTTGTTCGATCAACGTTGTGTTTTTTTCGGAAAAATTGTTTTGAGCAAACGGGGAGGCAAAGGATCCGAGAGATTGGAAATCTTGAATTTGACGATCGGCATTGAGTTTTTTGATTTTGAGCTCGGCAATTTGGGTATCCAGGGTGCTTGAAGAAGTTTTAAACCCAGCCCGACAAGAGCCTCCCAGGGATCCGGTGATTGGTCCGTCTGGTCCAAAGTTTGGAATGAAGTTTATTTGACTTTTAACATAATCGACTGTTGAACAAGCAACATTTAATTGTTTGATGCAAATTTTGATACTTCGAAGAAGTTTGGAAAGATTGGTCACCTGCACAGATGTTATCTTAGAAACCATATCTTGAACCGAAGAAGAGATCCCCTGAGAATCTGAGTTAACGCTAATCAAAGCGACCAGGGCGGTAATATCTCCATCAGAGGTAGCTAAGTTTTGAGGACTTTGCTCGAGTGTATTAGAAACAGATTTTAGAAAGTTGACGTCGGGAGTCGTATCCATCAAACGTTGTCTGATAATAAGCTCAATCCCGGGTCGTAGAAGAGTTACGCTATTACTAATTTTGCAAGCCTTGCCGTCCTTAAGAAAAGGAATGCAGACCTTGAAAGAGTCGGGGGTTACCGTATTATCCAAACGGTAATCAACCATGAGAGGCTTGATTAGGTGTTGGACCGTCTTAAAATCCTCGCCTGCCTTTTTAATGTCGGCTGCGTTGTTCGGATTATTATCTGAAAGATTTCTAGCCTGTTCGACTCGATCGTTTACAGAAAAGCTTTGCAGATCGGTCTCTTCTGGAGCGAGATCGTCTGTCAACATTTTAAATGGTGGAACGTTGCGAAGAAATAATCCGTAAAGAGAAGATGAGAGATCTTGTTTGCTGAAAACCTGGGATGTCTCCCTTACTCTTCTTTCACGAAGGGTCATGGCGTTTTGAAGATCCTTAAGAGACGTCGTGATCGAGTTGGCAATTTGAAACCTAGACTGACCATTAGAAACAGGAAATCCGGGGTTGTAAAAACCGTTTGCTCCAACGACAGGCAAACCAATCATTCGATAAAAGGCGTGGCATCTGCTCTCCATTGATTTATTGGTCACCTCAATATTTTTGAAATCAGAGACCAAAGAAGATTCTGCCGTCGAGTTATTATTTCCAGATGGCGTTGATAAGACAGGTGCAGCCTTGGATCGAAGAGCATCAATAGGAGTTACATATGTTTGAAAGAGTTCATCGATCGAATGCTCGAGATCTTGAAGCTCATCGTTGGGATCGATTGATGAAAGATTGGGAAGAAGAACGGAATCAACCACCTGTTATCATGCCTTTCCGGATAGAGCAACGTCGGTTGCATCTCGGCGAACCGGTGAATTGGTGAGCGAAGCAACGAAGGAGTAAGGAAGAGATTGTTCGGTAATTGAGGGGGTGGGGTTGGTTGCCGAGCTAGGGGAGTAGACACTAAGAATGTTGTTATCGTAGGATACGGTAACAGATCCCCCTCCAAGATTGTCGGAGTTTATCAAGGCTACGAAATATTGCGAGCCATCATAGGTAAATTTTGAAACTGTTCCGAAAGAAACGTCGGCGGAAAGTTTATTTTCAAGCAAGGGTATACACGCCGAAGTCAATCCGATTCCGAGGCTGGTTCCGGTGGCATCCTTGAGATCGACGATGATTTTGATCGGGAGAGTGGTAAACTGAAGGTTAGGAGAGAGGGTAAATGTCGTCTTGAATTTGCTGACCGAGGCAAGAAGGACCGAGCAGAGCGTGCTGTTCGTTTGATTCTGAAGATCGGTGAGGCAAGTCGTAACTTGGGCTGTAAAATCAGCAGCCCCTTCGGTCGAGACGTTGGTTCTGAACGAGGCGAGAGCTGAGTTAAGACAAGACAATGTCCCAGAAATGTTAGGAAGAACTCCGGTGCTCGGAACGGCTTGTCCGGCGGGTGTTGCTGGAATTTTTCCGGACACTGCCTCGATTCCTTCGGTCGTCAACATCGAATTGAGCGTAGCTTTCTCGATTGAAACCTCGGGAACACAACCCACGGTCGTCAGATTCAGACCAGCTAATGCAGGGACGTTTGGCTTCCAGTTTAGCTCGACGGTTGAGAAATCAATTGAGTCGTCGGAAATCGGAATGGTCGTTCCCGAAGATCCGTCTTGATGAATAAAGGTATTCAGGGTCGCCTGGCTACCGTTGGCAAGAAGGAACGGGGTTACTCCGTCATCTTCGTAAACAAGACCTCCTTCGATACAGAGGGTTCCAGAGGTAGCCAAGGAATCGTCGAGCTCGCCATCGAAATCAAGAACTCCAACGTAGGGCTTTGCAACGACAATGCAATTCAAAATTCGGAAATATCTTTGATTGTCCAATGGAGAGTACCCGCTCGGTTCGAGCCCAAAATCTTCGAGATTGAGAAAAATTCTAATATCTGCCGAGTAAGGAGCTTGTTTGAGCGGGGTATCTTTAGAGTAGGTCGTTTCGTCCGGATAAAAGATGTTGAACTGAGGCGGGAGCGGGGTAATAATATCGGAAATTTTGTATTCCGCGTTGTTAATCGTGTCCCAGACCTGCCAGGTTTCGCGACGAATCGGTGGAATTGAGAAAGCAGCCGCAATCTCGGGAGGAAGACCAAGGGCGGAAGCGGAATCAAATCCTATTTGTTTGAAATATCGGAGGTTAGCTCTCGGTGCGGAGATTCCATTGGGGGTGTTCTTGAGAAATGAAGGGCAGACGGAAGGGTCGCAACAGCCGTCTTCGTCAGAGTCGGAACAAAAGAGAAATCCGGCAAGATTGGCTAGAGATTCGATAATAGCCATCACAGATGCCAAAGAAATAAACATTGCAAAAATTGACTGCATAGTGCATAAAAGCTCTGCAATTTTGTTAATGGCGGATTCTAATGATGTAGCATCATTGAGCTGCAACCCATTTTGCATTACCTCAATGTTATGAATGATTTGTTCAATGAGACCGAAAATTTCGTCGATGATATAAGTGATCAAAGCGAGAATGAGAATGAGAAGTGAGATGATAAGACGTGGAAGAAGAAAAACGGGAAATATTGAGAGAAGATCTGGTAAACACTGACTGAAGAGGACAATTAGTTTTTCGGCGACGAGGAAAGGCGAAGGGATAGCGCACAAAATATCAATAATGCACTTAAACATTTTGAGCACGGCTGTGAACAAATTGTACAAACTCAAATAAGGAGCCAACTGAGACAACAAATTACTCAATGCGTCATAAATTGTATGCATCGACGAGTCCGGAAATGGCTTAAACGTTCCAGACGGCAAAAACGCCCCGAGCTGACTAACATAAGACGTTAGATCATCAAGAAACGGAGGAATTTCAAATTGTGGGCTAGCATTAACCGGCGCAACTGGAATCCCAAAGCCAGGCACGCTGGGTAGCGGTGGCGGATTCTGTTGAGTTATCGAGTTATCATTGGCAGAACAAACCATTATCCATTTTCTTTCTTAGGTCTTCTATTTCCTTCTATAACATTTTGCTTAGCATCTAGTGGTCGTAAGTTTGATAGAGCCCAACATTTTTTGAAATCATCACACTCCATAGAAGTGATATTAAAATGTGACACAGGAATAATATGATCAATCTGCCAAGTTGGTTTTTCAGCATGATGAGACTTGCTATATCTTCCCCAATTTTTCCAAGTCATCCATAGTTCAAATTGTGATTCAAGATGTTCTTTTAATTCTTCAATTGAATAATCCACATATTTAGTAAAAGATTTACCGCCTTTTTTAATTTCGTGTCTAATTAAAACTCCAACATCATGACGAAGTTTAAAAATAGGATCATTTTCTCTTTTATTCTTTAATCTAACACGTTGTTTTTCAAGATTTTCAGGTTTACTTCTATATTTTTTATTTCTAGCTAATATTTCTTCTTTATTACCTTCGTATCTTTTTTTATCGTAGGCTTTAAATCTTTCAGGATCTTTTTTTCTATTATCTCTTTTAGATTTTTGAAAACAAATTTTGCAATGTGGAAGTAATCGAGATTTATTTCCACTACCAAATTCGCAAAGTAGTTTGACATCTCCACATGTCTTACATTTTTTCTTACCATCAAACTCTTGACCTGTACACAATTTACATTTGTTCTTATATATTTTCAATTGGCTGTTAAGAAATGCAAAATTTGAAATTTCTTTTTCAAATTTGCAGCCTTTACAAATTTTCTTTCCGGTGAATGAATCTTTATCAATGCATTCAATACACTTTCTATATCTCTCGTGAAAACAAGAAATATTTTTCTTTTTAGAACACTCGGTGCATTTTTTTAAACTCTTATCTTTCATTCAATTTCTCCAGACAGGAAATCTCTATTCTTAATTTGTTCAGAAATGTAATCTTTGATATCAGATCTTATTTCTGGTTTCAGCTTCATAATTTCTTCCCATTTGGTCATAGAGAGATCATCTGGAAGTTTTATTCCTACATTTTTATCTTCGTGAATATACTCAGTTATTTTAACCCCAGCAACGATAGATTCTTTGGTAAAAGAATATGTTTTTTGATAATTCCACAAACCAGCAAAAAATGGTTTTACTTTTTTATTTTCCATATACGATTGTTTTCTTATCCCAAGGTTTTTAAGAGCCTCTGTTTTTCTAGGCGTTGGATCCAAACCGTCTAATTTCTGAAATGGATCCTGAATGCTTAATCTTTTTCCGTCTTTATCAAATGCGATTGTAATCATGATTTTTACCTTAGCTAGAATGTTTTGCCGGCTGGATATCTTGCAACTGATCTATCAGCGGTTCCTGGATAAAAAGTAACTTTTTCTCCATCTATGAAAACAGAACTATTGCTCTTTAAAATAATATCTTGCTGAGCGTCGAGAGTGATCCCTCCAGGAGATATCAAAAACAACCCCTCGGGACCGAAGCGCAAAATTCCGAGCTGTCCGTTTATATTGATTCTCATTTCGAAAGTTCCATTACGCCATCCAGAATTTTGATCCGAAAACCTAGAATCCTGACTGCTTGGCAACCCAACTCCGCCAACTTCGATCAGAACATCTCCGTCCATCTGGGCGGCGTAAGAAATTCCCTGTTTGTCTCGACCATAGCGAGCCACTACCCCTCCGGCACAGTCAACCCATAGAGACTGACGATCGATGGTATTCGCGCCGAAATTAAGAGAGACCATTCCGTCAAAATTCAAGGTTGCCGATCTTCCTCCGGCGTTAGCGTCTGGACCGTTGACGATGATAGTGTCCGAGACAATTTTGGGAAGAGGTTTGTAGATCGAATTAAGCCTGCTGGTCTGGTCGAAGTTTACCAGCTTTAATCCCGCCTGAATATAGTTTGCCGACTCTTGAAATTCTTGACAGGTCTTTGAGATGTCGTGGTAAGCCGTCCCGAGTCTGATCAGAGAGTCGGAGAATCTGTCAACCGGACTAGCATATCCATCGAGGTCCTGATCCGAGCCGGCAAGCTTGACGACCGGATAAGAAGAGAAGTTTCCAAGGTAAATATCTTTAGAGTCATTTGGTTTTACAAGAGAGTTAGGATTTATCGAAGAATCTTCCTTGCTTTTGAGAACAGAATAGTTCTCGTACCTCGTTAGTAGCGCGATGTTCCCTGTCTCGGAGCTGGCTGGAAAGTTGGCTTTGATCTGACTTTCTTTATCAATATCAACGAAGAAGCGGCTGCTATTCTTTCCGTAATTAACATTTTGGGTTATGTCTGGAGTAGAAAGGTCGCTATTTTCGAAGGGTTTTCGAGAGTTAATTTCCCAATGATAAGCGAGACTTTTTCGAAATTGCTCGGTAATATTTTGATAAGCGACAGATTTGTTGACCGAATCTTTGAGAGAAATTTCCGATATCTTCCCAATAGGAAGTGGATTTCTATTTAAATCCAGGATGTTTCCGAAAACGTCGGTCCCTGTACCACGAATTGTCTCCATTAAATGATTGGGGAATTCAGGAGAAAGAGAAAAGGCATCCGTGCGATTTTCTCGACGAGAGTTTCGAAGAACCGATGGAAGAAGAGCCGGGTCTCCATATCTAGAGGACTCTTCTGAATATGAGGAGACCTGGTAGCTGGGATCGAATTCGTAGACAATTTCTTTGGACTCGACGAGAGCCGGATTTCTGATCGCTCCACCAATTGTCTCTTGAGAAACGGCGACCGTGGGATCTAAACCGATTTTGAAAAGGCTGTCTTCGTATCGATGTTCTTCCAAAAATGACGAATTGCTCGCCGAGGCTGAAGAATTAGCCAGGTCTCTTTTAATTATCCCAGTAATTTTTCGGATCGAAGAACTAAATTCCCATTGGTCAGAAAAATTGTTGGAAATAATCTCGCGGATTGGATCGGCATGGAGATAAACGTCGTCTTGTCCGACCTTGAATCCGATTTTTGGGTCGAGAAATAGATTATTCCCCCCTTTGACCTGGGCAAGAATTCTCCCCGGTTTCAAATTTCCGAAAACGGTCGAATCTGAGAAAATTTGGGGATTGGCTTTGTATCCCAGGATAAACCATTCTCCACCTTGACCCTGAGAAAGCTTAACCGAGGTTCCGACTCGAGGATAACCGCCGAGGAACTCACCGTCTGTTCCGATCCACGGAGCTGGAATCGGGATGGTGAATTTTTGACGTGGTTGAGAAAGAGAAACTTCGTCGAGACCTACTTCGACAGTTCCTTGGGTTGGATTGACCTTGAGAATCGTCCCGACCCGATGATTTCCAAACGGAGAACCAAGCCTTGCGTCAAGAGGTGGCATTGATTGCCTCCGAGAAGTTCTTGAGATATTTTTCTCTCATCATTTGGTCTGCCTGGTCCTTGGGATCGGTTGATTGGTCGAAAGAATCGAGCGTCTCGGTTGGGGGATCCGAGAAAACAGCCCAAACGTCGATTACCTTGTAAAATAGATTATCTCTCTCTGCTTGGCTTAGTCCTTCGGGGTTAACTATATCCGAACCCTGAGAGATTGTTGCCGAAGTAGAATTAATCGCCAAAGATCTTGCTATCGACCAAGCTTGAGAAGATGGAGATTCCGAAGACGTCGCGAGATCGATCTCGACAATTTGGACCTGAGTCGCATCGATTGGAACGTTGTTTTGATTATCGGAAATGACAGATGGAGAATTAGAAGAAAGAGAAAACTTCGAAGGGTTAGCGAGCCATGATTGAATCGAAGCAGCAAATTTGGAGAGGGTTAAATCCGGAGCGTCGAACCCTAGATCGGAATTGTAATAAAGACGGATCTCGATGGACAGGGAATTGGTATCCCGGGTTGGGGTCAATAATCCTGAGGTTGAAAGGGCAAGAGTTGCAAGGTTTTGTCGATTCTGAGTCCCGAAAGAATTGGAAACTAGCTGGGTCATTTGATCTTGCTCACCCAAGTTGTCGTCATCAACATTCCCGGTTTCGGTATTGTCAGAAACGATGACCGTTATCGGAATGTTTCCGCTGGGATCGTCGTTACGAACGTGCTTGATCAAGTCTGCTTGGTTTCTATTGGTGTACAAACCTTTTCCGATAATATCCAATGGGGTTGGGATAAATTGACCGGGCTTGTGCGCGAAGGTTAGGTTGATCGATGAGGTAAAAGATTGACCGTAGGTAAAGGACGTCAACACCGACTCGTTGTACATTAAAAGATCTCGATCAACTATATAAGAAACCTCGCCAGCCTGAAGATATTCATTGCCGCGGGAGGTCAAAGATCCGGTGAAAATCTTTTTCCTTGCCTGGTTAAGAAGCCAGACGGCGTAGGGTCCACACTGGGATTCGGGATCCGAGAGGAGAGGCATAGAGATGGCGTTATGACCCCGGAACCCATACTGTCGCCACATGTCGTAGTCGACGGCTAGGGCTGAAGAAACAAAGTTTCCAGATTGTCCAATTTCCAAACCGCTGGCACCTTGGACCAAATTGTTAGATATCGATCCGTTAACTTCAGCAACAGTCCAGTCAGGACCTTTTTCGGAAAGGGAGAAAGAAATAATGTCAACATCTTTGATGATATATCTTTTACCAGATCCTTCGCCCAGGTCATCGATAGACTCATCCTCGATCATGTGCTCGAGAATTTGGGGAAGAGCGACGTCCTTGTTGATCGAAGAGAGAAGAGATCCTTTGGCTGGATCAATGTCGGCGTTGACCTGAATTCCTTGATTGAGGTTTTTTAACGCCCCTGATAAAAGTTTGATAACTCCCTGTCTCTCGGCAATGAGAGAGGCGAGTTGTTTGGTCAAAGAGAAGATGTCTATTTGAGAAATTCCTCGTCCGATCGCCGATTTATTGTTGGGAAGAAGATCGGCAAATGTCGGTACGGAAATGTTTTGATTTTTGAGACGGGTTGTTATTGTTTCAAATCTTAAGCTGAGAGAATCTCCGGAAACTGCTCCGAGATCGAAGGTGTCGACCGAATTTGTTACGGATACCCGCTTGACAATGTCGAAATTGATTTGAGAATTATTTGGATATTGAAGAGAAGATGATAGCTCGGAAAGCGCCTGTTGATTTATCTCTTGGGCAAAATCTGGTTCGGCTTGCATTAGAAGATTTCGAAGAGATTGTCCGCCAAGCTTACCATCATTTTCTGTTGTCAAGAAAATGAATCGGAGGGAGCTTGCCGAGACGTTGGGCATAGATGAGCCAGATAGAAGATCTGCGGAAGAAGAGTCGTCGATGGACCCGAGAGCTGTCGTCCGAAGACGTATTTGATCTTCGAGGACTTCGATCTTCGACGTTAGTCCTTGAACCTGATGATAGAAAAGGCTCTCGAGGTATTTGGGAAAAATTTGGACGCCCTGAACATTTTTCTTCTTGAGCATTTCGTACATGACCGAAGACGGGATTCGGTTGTACATCGGTGGTCTAGCGTTGATATGACCTTGTGAATCGGCGAAGAGCTCGAGACCGAGAAGATCGGAAACCATTTTTGCCTGGTCTCCAATTTTGGTATAAGTGCTTTTAAATGTACTCAAAGCCCCAGCAATGCTCGATTCGAAAGCTTGAATGTCATAGTTTTTATCGTAGCTGTCGTCTACGATAAAGTAATTGATATCTTGGTTAGCTTTGACCTTAAAGAATCGACGCTGGGTCAGCTCGAAAATTTTCTTTCTAAAACTCTCTTGGGCTTTTCTCTGATCATTCTCGGTCAAAGCAGAATCTTGATCTGTCAAGGTTGGATCGTAGGTAATGTCGTCTCCAACAATTCGGAGGGCTCCATCAGCCGTTCTGATGTTGGCTCGTTGAGATTCTTCCTGAAAAAAGTTTTGTTGTTGCTGAATTTGATAGTCGAGATCGATGATATCTTTGGCAAGGTTGGTAATAGAGTTCTTATCTAGCCCAGATAGAATCGAGGTGTCGACATTAATCTTACCGTTGACGTCGACCTTGTAGAATTGTGGATTGTTGGCGAGATCTGGGAAGATGGTCGTCAGTTGGTCGAACCTTTCAGAACGATCACTAAGAAGCTGAGAGATTTTTCTAGTTGCCGTGGTTATGTCGAACTCGCCGCTTCTCAAAAAATTGTAGGCTTCGTTGTTAATGATCATTTTCTTGAACGGAACGAAATTGCCCCAGACCGAGTTTGATTTTGAGATGTCGGAGATAAGACCTTTCAAAAATGACTCCGACCAGCTTTGATTGAAGAGCTCGTCACGGGTAATCATTCCGGAATTGACCGAACTTTTCATGAAGGTATTAAAGTTGTATGGCTGACCTGTTACCAAGAGAGAGAGGACGTTCATAACGTCTTGCCCGGCAAAAGGATCGTTGGTTATGACCGGACTTGTTTCGTTACGAAGCGAGCCGGTTCCAAAAGCGTGAGGAGCCCCGGCAGCGGTCAACGTTCCGATACCCTGCTTCCAGCGGTAAACCATTCCTGCTGGATCGTGCATCTTGTTTCTGAATTTGGATGAGGCGACATTTTCAGGAGTCAGAATTTCGATGTCACGAATATTGTAGGTATCCTCTTGAAACTTTAGACCCTTATTCCTTCCGGAGGAAAATTTAACACAGCCCGAATTAATCAGAGCGACGTTTTCGTCTAGAAGAGGCGGGATTTCTCCGTTAATCAGTCCGGTTGAAAGATCGTAGTTTATTTTAAACGGAGTCAATGGGTCGTAGAGAGAGCTGTCGATAACCGAGACCGACGGTTTGATATTGAGTTGACCCATATTAAGATAGTGACAATTATCTTTGGCAGAAATGGTCATCCCATAAAACCCACCGTTAGAATTGTGGGTTACGTTGTCGACGATACCGGAGAAAATTTGAGGACCGACTGATGAGCGGGTAAACTCAGATCGAAGGAGCGTCCACAACCAGAGAGGAAAATCAGGTCCGGCAATAGCATCTTTCTCGGCTGCAATAAAGCTATCCTTGCTGCCCGAGAATCCGGCAACGATATTTTCAATGGAGGAGTCGACCGAACCGATGGCAGTATTAATCTTACTCAAAATGTTGTCGTTCCAGCTGGCATTAAAGCCTTGGGCAATTCTGGCATCGGTGGAAGTTTGCGAGGAGACAAAAAGATGGACAACGTCGTTAACCCCGACGATACATTTGTTGTCGAATTCAAGCATCAATCGATCACGAATGAAATTAGTTCCCTCGTTGAATTCCTTGATCGTATTTCTTCGAGAATCTTCGAGACCCATCGAGAGATACATATTTTGGATAATTTGGGTAAAAATTGGAACTTCGATTAGAGAGAGACCGTTGGCTCCCAAGGTCGCCGAGGCGTCGAGTTGGATTGCCGAATTAAATCCGAGAACTCCGCCGTCATAGGTAAAAATAATCTCTCGACCTTCTTCGTCGATGACGGCGCGGATCCGTTTGAAAAGAAGTGAGTTGCTATTTTGAAGAAATTTGATTTGAGGGACCGATCGAGAAATACGAAGCTTGGTCAATTGGCTTTGCAAGTCTTTGATGCTCTCGTCGAGAAGTCCGGCGGTGCTATTGAAAAATGGATTGTTGGTTATTCCGGAGGTGTCCGAAATCGCCTTTTCGATATCCAACGAAGAAATGACCATTATTTTATTGGGATCTTCGATGTTAAAAGACCCAGACCCTTCGCCAAATCTCGTCGAGACGGTTGTTTGAAATGATGAGAGGGTTGTTAGTTCTATGACTCCGGTTCCTTCTCCAACGTCTGCAAGATAAGGAACGGCAGATGTATTGACCCAGGTCGTTACTTCGTTGGGATCGGAAAGATTTTTGACGTTCTTGAGAAAATCGAGAGTCGCCAAGGTCGATCCCGAAATCAATCCAGGGCTCAGAATATTTAAAGTATCGACCGAAGAATAAACCTGAGAGAGGGTATAAGAATTTAACCCTCCCGAAGCTTTGGCGATTTTTTCGATCTTAGAAAGGCGTTCGTGAGCTGCAATTAGGCGACACTTGTTGTAAAATAATCGCTTGAGAGCCTTGATGTAGTTCTTTTCTTGATCATTCATCAGGTCGTAGCGGTAGTTTTCGGCGAGAGAAGAGAAGTGGCGCTTTTTGATAACAAGAACCGCTTCCGGATTCTGCATTAGGATCTCGAGATTTCTTGGACGAATGTTATTCCGAGATCCGTCCTGCACATACCTTCTTTCTTCGCTTTTATCTATCGCTTGCTGAAACGGACCGAGCTTGGTATAATCGTAGGGATTACCCGGATTGGTTGGAACGTTTTCGTAAACGCCAAACTGCTCGTTAACATAGCCTCGAAGAGAGTCTCCCAGTGATTCAAAACTCATGTATTTTACTTTATCTTTTAAATGTTGGTATTTTTGGGAACGGCAACCTGATTCTCGACAAGGGTCGAATAAGAATAAGGTCTGCCATGTCGAGGATCTGTTCTTGAAGGTCCAGAGGTTGCCGAACGATGCCAGCCAAGAAAGTTCTGACGAAAGCCGCGAGTTTGAGTCGCAATGAAAGCAATTTGATAGGTAAACATACCCATGTTATTGACATCTTCGGTAACTGCAAAATCGTCGAAGTATCCTCGGTAAACTCGTCCGGCGTGATACATCTCGACGGTAAAAGCCAGAGAAGCGAGTGACGGAGGGCTTTGAGCTGCCGAAGGAATAAATGATTGACTTCCTGAAAGAATTGAGGTTAGAAATGATTCACCGGCGTTAAGAGCCGAGTCTTCGCCGAAAACATTTCCGGCAAGAACCTCGGCATTGGCTTGGGCTTCAAGATAGAGGGCGTAGGGATCGAAGGAAAGTTGTTCGTTACGATAGATATCTCGAAGAACGTTAATTCCCTCAATGCCCGAGGTTCCGGTGGTTCCAGATAACGTAATGCGAGTCAGCTCTTCCCCCCAATATTGAAGAACGAATCCACCTTTGGTTCTTGTTGGCTGATTAGATTTTTTCTCGGAGACGACCATGTTCTGAGGGTTGATGTACATCTGAACCAGAGGTCCCTCGGGAACCAGCCAATGAATGATCTGGCGCGTGTCTGTAGCCGCTCGGTTGTTTGGGAGGCGAGATTGTCTCGTCCCGTAACCGAAAGATGATGGGGCGGTATTTCCAGGCAACCCGCTATCTTTAACGCCGGCGTTAAATAACGAAAGGAAAAGATCGTTTGGTTCAGATGGAAGAGTAGGCATGATTATTTCCGACCATTATGTTAAATTTTGACCCATGTGATTAGCATGAATTTGTCCGAGGTTATACTTGCCTATTTCAGCCTGAGCAACGTTGAGCGCCATGGTCTTTTGACAATCGGGACACATTGAGACGGCGGAGAAAGTAACCGACTGTTGCTGCGGCGGAGAGTCTGAAGAATTATTCTTGCTGTCCCTAGCATCTTGTTTGGTTGCCCAGTCGTTGATCTCCCCACGAGTCGCTGGGCTGATAGCATCGATGGCATCGTTGGTCATAAGACCCTCGGTATCGACTTCCCATGATTTGAATTTATTTTTAAGGGCATCTACAAAAGAGTCAATATCTTTGACACCATCAAGAAAATTACCAATACCCTCAACTATTTTTTCATTTGGTCGGGGTTGATAGAGACCTGGATCGGTTGGGAACGTTGGATTGTTTGCCGAGGTCGTGCTCGCCTCTCTCATTTGAGCTCTAATCGTCTCTGCTGATTGAGTATCACCTTCGCCTGGTCCGATAGTTGCCCTGACGGTTTGGTTAAGAGACATCTGGGTATTTGCGGCAATTTCTTGAGCGTAACCAGAAATAAAATTGAGGAGTGTATTATTTCTTTCCTCGAATTTAGCACCCTTTTCAAGATTTTCTTGAAGGAGCGTATCAGAATCTTTGGCAATTGGGGAAGTCATTCCACCCTTCATAGCCTCAAAAAATTTATAGGCTTCAGCTTCGTTGTTGACCAATTTGGTTGGTCCGGAGGTAATCAACTGAACCTGCTTGGTTAGCTGGCGAGCGGCGCCTTCATCTTTCGCTGCATCCTCGAGGGTTACAATTCTGCCACCAAATTGTTTCATCAAAGAAGTTTCCGCCATCTTTTGAATCTCATCGAATTTACCCTGAGATTTGAGAAGCTCGATTTGGTATCCACCTTGCAACCCTCCAGCTCCACCAGAAGATGACGAGAGAAAAGATCGTTCGGCAAGCTTCATGCCGCCAAGATTTCCGGTAATATCGGTCAGCATCTCTTTGATTGCCTCGGGACCCAACTTGGCATTTTTGAGCGCCGGACCCAGTCTCTCGACAACGCGGATAGCTGCCTCGGAATTGTTGCCGAAGAACTTGAACGAAGCGCTGGCTTGATCGGTATAGCTTTTAATGAATTGAAGAGGAATTTTTAACTCGTTGGTCGCATCTTGCAGGGCTGAAACGTAGCGAAGAGAATCTTCAAACCCCTTGCTGGTAGAATCGCCAAAACGATTGTAGAGATCGGTAATTTCTCCGAAAACATCTTTGAAAGACATTCCGGAGCCGGTGGCTGTTTTCAGAGCGGCGTCAAGAAGACCGTATTGGCGAGAGCCGTCGGAGGCTCCCATAATGTTGGCAGACAAAGCTCCGGGAAGTTGAAAGAGCGTCGAGCCGAATTTTTCTACCTGAGAGGTCGAGAGTCCGGTTGCGAGGGCAACGTCGGTGTTCATTTTAGAATAAGCGACCATTTTTCTTTCGAGAAGATCGTAGTTATCACCCGTCTCGCCGAGAACTTCGGACAGTTGACCCGAGGCAGCGGCAACCTGAATCATCGAAGATTCAGCTTGCTTGACAGCATCGGAGTTTTTAGCCATGTCGTTTAAAACATCCACTATTTTAGATTTGGGGTCGATATTAAATAATCGAATAAGATCACTGACATTCTCTGTCAAATTACCAGCAGTCGTATCTGTATCTCCAATTAGTTTATTAAGCGCTCCGAAAGATGCTGGGGGCGGAAACCTTGAAAGCGTAATAAGATCAGCTGTTACGTCTGTAACAAGCATGCCAAATTTTTTAATGCTATCACCACTAAACCCTAAACTAGTCGCAAGTTTTCCAGTAAGATCTTTAGCTCCCTCGGCAATTTCAAATAATGATTTAGTTATTTCTTCTGCTGTTTTTCCAAATGATGCTCCTGCACTTTTTGACATCTCGATGACTTTTCCCATCGAGTCTTTATATTTTTCAGCAAACTTATCGAAACCCAAAGAAAGATCTTTAAGAATATCCTGAGCTTCCTGAGGAGTTTTATTTTTGAGAAACTCTATTAGATCGGGTGTGTCAGGCATGGTTTCTCATTATATCAATTGTTGCTGTTGGAGAATCGGCGGCGTTTTCTTTGTTCCTTGGCGAGCTTGGCTAACTTCAGAGCTTTCTTTTTTATGGGGACAAGAGGAGTTTGGTCCAAGGTTTCCATGATCTTGTCGAATTGTTCGTCGTCCATTTCGATAGTATTCTTCTCTTGATCTAATATCTTTCGAGCCATCGAAGGATTGGCGAAGGATCCTAGAAAGACAGCATAATCTTTATCTTTTTTGGATTGCTCGATAAGATCTTCTCTGTACGAATAATACATCCAGAGATATGTCAAAATGTTTTCTGGATCCAAGATCTCCTGAATCGTTGGACTATCGAGAGGGGAGCAAAATGTTTTGCAGAGATACCAAAGAAATTTTTGGTCAGGCTCCCCAACTATTTTTTTATTTCTTCTATAACCTCTTTGGGAGAATCGATGACGAGATCTTGCTTCAGCTCGCTATACACCTCCCAAAGCTTTGAAACTTCTTCCTCTCTCATCTCGTCAAGAAGAGCGAGGACCGAGGATGGACCGCTACCTCCGAGAACGTAGGCGAGATCTTTTCCGTTGATTGCAAAAAGAGAGCGGGCAAGAGTCTGATCTCGAAAATCAAAGCTGAGAAGAGCTTCGCTCTTTGGAGTTTCGTCAGCCATTTGGATTAAAATTTCGCGAAGCTCTTTCTTCTTTAGGCTTTGCAAAGAATAGGTTACCCCGTTGATCGTGACATCCTTCTGCGAGCGCTTGATTCCGAGAAGAACTTCGAGCTTGGATTTTGATTTCGGCGAGATTGGCTCTTGTTTAACCTTGGCTTTGGTGACCAATTTGGCAAGAGCTTCCTTGTCTTCTCGATAATCAATAAAAGCTTCATCCTCCGATTCGAAAGAAGAGGCTGAGGCTTCGGCTTCCATGATGACCGGTGGTTGCGAAACAAATTGTTCCTCGTTGGGGACAGTGAGAATTCGTTTGGGCACCGATTTAAATGGCAGCTCTTGTTTTTCGGCAGCTCCCATTTCCGCAAAACGACGACGACCGACAGGAGAATTTAGTTCGTTCAATTTCATAAATAGATTCCTTGTAAAATAAAAGGGAGAATGATGAAAATCATCTTTCTCCCCATCAATATATCAGAGTTTTAGCTTAATTAGCTGATATTAAGTGTTTTCGTTCATGTACGCGTTCAAAAGACCTGCTTGATCAAGGGCGCCTGTAAATGCACCTCTATCCGCCTGTTGCTCGAAGGCGTTGAGAACTAGCGGAGCGCCGTTGCCATTGCCGACCGAAGTAATAACGTTACCTCCGTTGATCTGGCTGTAGATTCGTTCAGCCTTAAAACTACAGCTTTCTTCGATGATAAATCCTTCGGCGTTGTATGTAAAGTTCAAATTATCGAACCAGACATCTTCGACGATGGTAATCAAAGCATTAGACTCGTCCGCGTCGGCAAAGATGTCTTGAATTTCGATATCGAAAGGAATTCGTTGCGAATGAACGTGAATATATCCTCGATTGGTTGCCTCGATAAGTCTTTTGCGATCGTAGCGATACCGATTGATCGATCCCGAGATTTGGGTACTCCGATTGGGGGCGGAGTCGATAACTCCGTCCGTTCCAATCTCGGAAATCATCGAGATGTCTCTTTGTTCGGTCAGCTGGAAAGTTTTGACAGCTCCTAGAACCAAGCCGTCAACCTTAATCAGAATGTTGGTTGCAAGATGGACCTTGGTGGCATTATTACCCTGAGAGTCCCGAATTGCTGTCCCTGTATTTCGTGTAGGCATGTTTAGCTAATGATTCCTATGGATTAAAAGTTACCTAGTTCAAATTCAACGTAGATCCAGTTGATTGGATAACGGGGGCGAATTCTAGCTGTGAAGTCCCATTGACGAGGCTCGATTTCGTTTTGAGAAACCTTCGGGCTATCGTAGCTCGAGATAAATCCGGCGGAGACGAGACCCTTGAGAAACTTGTCAAACTTAGCCTGAAGAGTTCCTTTGATTCCGCGAGATTCCGGCATGCCGATGTAGGGTTTAAGTGCAACACGAGCGGCTCGAGCAACGATGTCTCGGATGGCGACGATTGAATCTTCTTCTTCCTCGGCGGCTCCCGATTGAGTCGTTGTTTTGCCCCAGAGGCATTCAACTCCTCCGGCGACCGGAACAAGGACATTGACCCCGGCGGCGAGGAGATCTCGACGAACTTGGGGCGTCAGAAGCTTATCAGAGAGAATTGTGATTCCCGTGAAAGTTTTGTTGGTCATCGGAACGGCGGGGTTCGGAAGAGCGGCAACCCATCCGGCAGCAGCGCAAGCCGAGAAGAGACCATCTACGAGAGTATTTTCTCCGGCAATATTAACGACCACCTCATCTGGGTAGAAGTAAACAGCGCGGAAGGTATCACCCCAGCCGTCGGGAACAGAATAATTCGTCAGGTCCTCGACGTTGCCGTCAAGAATTTCATTGATCGAGTCTCCTTGAATTCCTTCCAATATTCCGAGATCTTCGACCGCGGCATCTTCTCGACCAAGAAGATTGTCGGGGGTCAGTCCCGCAATTGCTCCGGTGTACATTCGGCGCTCTTTTTTGTTAAGCGAGGTGCTCATCGCTTCACAGTGAGCTTTGCAAGCTTGAAGAATTCCGGAAATCGTTTGTGAAGGGAGAGGGATGACAATGTCAACGTCGATTTTTTCGAGAGCTTCGAAGGCATCAGCCCAACCAGCATCATAGAAATCAGCATCTTTGTCGTCGACGAGAGTAACTCGAAGAGAAGCTCCGGCAGCCGGGGCAAGATCTTGGGTCATTAAAACACGGCAAGAAGTTTCGGTATCGTCGATGACTTCGAACTCAACACCTGATTCGTCGGTAAACGATCCGCTAGAGATCGTCGCAATTCCGTTTGAAACCGAGGCGATGGTATAAGTTCCAGCATTCGAAGCCGGCTCGAGAATTTTCACCGAACGACCCACATCATTGGCGTCGAAGAGAACGACGCTAGAATCTAGAGTTGCCGATGAGGGACCAACCGAAGCGATAACTCCATCGTCAGCAGATTTAGCAACGGCGTCCGTCTGGATTACCGTATATGAATATTCCAAAGAGGTGCTTTGAATAAACGCCGAGGGATTCGAGGAATAGGTCGGATCGTAGAAATCAACCTTGTTGGGAAAGATTTGAGTCTCAACTCCGGTGCTAGCCGAGGTTAAGAAAAAATGGACATTGGAGTCAGCGTCAGGAAGAACTCCGAGAGGAAGAGGGAAGTTGAGATCGTCGTCCTGATCGTTGCCCGAGGCTGAATCTTCCAATTCGTAGGAGACCCTGCGAGGGACGGCAGGCTTGGTTTGCAACGCAAAAACTCCGGGAGGAGAATTGGCAAAAGCAATTTGAGCTCCGAGGGAAAGTCGATTGGTGATCGAAGGGGATCCGTGTTTGATTTGAAGCTTATCGTTATTCGTAAAGAAAACCGGGGTGTTCAAATCAGATTCGGCAATATAGCTAATGGTTAGCGATTGTCCTTTAAGAAGGGCTCCACCCTTAACCTTGAGAGTAAACTTATCTCCCTCGATAAAATAGGTTGTTCCCTCATTTATTGCAAATGAAAGAATTTCGTTAGAAACAGTCACGCCATCGCTTTTCCAGGTTACGACGTTGCCGTAGCCGTCGAGAGGAGAGCCGGAAACAGTTCCTTGAGCAACAAATTGAGCGAAACCGGGAATAACGTCGCCGTAACCGTCACGACGAACAGAGGTGCATTTGATCGTCCAGGTTTCAGTCGGAGCATTAAGATCGGAGAGGGTTAGATTGGAGATGTAGCCGTCGCCAGTATTAAGCGAAGAGGCGAGATAGAAAGCTCCGCCAAGATCTACCAGGGAGGCAGTCTGCAATTCAAGATGACCTGTTTCGATATCAACTCGATAATCGTATCGTGAGGAAAAAGATCCTGAATTGGCGTCGAAAGATTGTTCTAGCCCGGCAAGAGTTACTCCGCTCTTCGCAACGGTAAAGCGGTTGCTGATGATTGGGTAAAGTGAAGTTTTGAAATGACGACCGTCGGTGTCAACCGACGTTGAGGTGTACTCGGGATTAAATCCATCTGATCCTCCGCCAAGAGCCTGAGAGACCAGCGTTTCGAATCTTTGACCTTCGCCCATGATGGCGAGAGTTTGAACACCGCTGGGCGAAGAAAGTCCAGAGGCAACAGTCTTGACACTGACGTAAACTGACGGCTCTGCGCCGTTACTTCCTGGAAATTGTGCCGCCATTTTCAGTGATCCTTAAATGATTTTTGAAAGGTTTTATGTGCCAACATTCTATGGAGATATTGGATTATGCGTTATAGATTGTTTAAAACATCCAAAAGATCAATATTTTCTTCGACGGTTAATCCCGCTGCCGGAGTAAATGGATCTTTATAGGTATCTCCGAATTCTAGGCAAAATTTGAAAATCTCAACGACGTTATCAATGGGAATTTGACGAACCCATTCGGTTCTTATTTCCAAAGAAATTGTTTGTTTGAAAAGCTTGTCATTTCGAGAATCTCCGTCGGTAGCTCCGCCGGCAGAGATATTTTTAACAACTATTCCTTGATTGACCAAGATTTCAAAAGCGGTATCTTTAAAAAAGAGCATGATAAGATCGACGAGATCATTGCGAGATCCCGAGTTTTCTGATTGAACTTCTATGGTAAAAGTTCCTTCCCAAGCTCCAGACTGTTCAAAACATTGAGGGCGAGAAACTATAGCCGAGTTTCCGTAACCATCAACGTATTCGATCGACATATATCTAACGAATTCTTTGTTTCTAGACATCGAGACCGGTGAATCTCGCATTCCGGAATTACGAACCAAAATGGCTGGAAAATGCTGGGCGTCTTGGCGATAATACTCTCCGATATACAATCGAGATTGAGAGCTGTCATTAACTCCGGCATCTAACGGAAGATTGGTATTGTTGGAAATTTTCGAGAATCCGTAGGAATCATTTTGGTAATGATAGTAGTGATCTTGGGAAAAGAACTCCTTCAATGCCCAGATAAGGGTATCGATAACATATCCGATACCTGAGTTTTGGGTGTACCCATGAAGAGAGTATAGATCAGTTTTCCAAAGATTACCGGTTGCCATATTAGTATACGAAACTTATTGTGATATCTTTAACTTTAAGCGTACAACCAGATGAATGATTTTGTTGAAATGTTACTATTAGATATGGACAGGTGGTAGCTGCACCAAAACCATAACGCACAACGCTTTGCGCAGTAACCGTTAATGCCAATGTAGTATCTACACCAGCATTCGCCCAAGCTACGTTGTTAGTATCTGTATTATTGGTTCGTAATGATAATTCAATAAAATTTGTTCCAGCAATAGTCGAAGCATTATATGTTAATTGACAAGCAGTTATTGTAACTCCTTCAGGTAAAACTCCAAGTAAAGGAATTAGTAAATTACCACCATTAGCAGTATTTAAATCTAAATAATTAAATATAAAGCTTGAAGGAAGAGGATCACCTAAATTAGTATCTTGACTAATAACTGTGAGATCGCCAGCGAGATTACCAGCAAGAACTGCATAGGACCCGTCGCTCAAATTTATAGTAAAATTGCCACAATTTATTGGAACAACATAACTAAATGTTTGATTCTTATTTCTAGTAACAACGAATGTATTAGAAGCATTGGGAGCTACATCTAGAGAAGACCCATCGATTGTCGTCGAATCAAAGAAATTATCTGTACAAATACCAGTAGCTTTTGTTCCTCCTGAAGGCATTCTTATAAATGCACTTATGGCGGCAGCTGATCGGTATATTTGATTTTGACAGATAGTATAATTTCTGATAGCGCTGCCGGTTCCAGCAGATGCTCTGATACCTGTTCCGGATGTTTTCAACCCTCTGACAATGTTTCCGGTAATAATCCCTGATGATTGAACATCAACTCCGGTATCGTACCCATAAACTAAACTATTGTATCTTCCAAAGTTAGTATGGTTGTTAACCACCGTAGCTTCAGATTTAACGCCGCTAGATGAATGAGCAACAAAAATAGCATAGTTTGGTGGATTGGGAGTAAATAGGCTTAGATAAGAACTATCATATCCATCAAGATGATTTCCATCAATAAGAAGAGAAGAATAGCCATCTGTAATATCTAAAGTTTGAACCGAAATCCAGTGAGCGTAATTATTTTTGATCGAAACGCGTCCAAAGCCATATTCTGACTGATCAATGTTAAGTTGAAGATTGCCTGTTCCAAAAAAGTTTCCAATTATGAAGCAAGTATTGTTTTCAATCGTTAGCCCAGATGTAACGTTGTGTTTCAAAAATTCGGTAGAAGCATTGGTATCACCTGATATTACGTATCCGATACTGCCACAAATATTTTTAGAAATAGAAGAGTTGACAACATTCATCCCCGGAGACTCAACATCTGTTGTTCCAAGTTCGGTAGTCATGTAAAAACCCTGTTGATGAGAACAGAAGTTATTTTCAATTCGGACGTTTAAAAGACAGCTGGGGTTAGGAGAGAACCCAACTCCTAAATGATAAAATGCAGCCGCAGCTTGGTTTTTACCAACTTCCGAAATTGGCTCATCAATAAACGAACAGTTGGTGACACCGACATTTTTAATCGTTTGACCGGTAATCAATTCAAAAAGAATAAATGGAGGTCTTTGGCTAGTATTTCTAGAGGTAAAAGTACATCGATTAACAAAGGTATTTTCACAATCAACGTTGGTTGAGTAGAGACAAGCGTTACCAACGTTGAGAAGATCCGCGGGGCTAGAGAAAGAAAGACCGGTTGGATTGTAATTAAAGGTACAATCTTCGAAGAGAACGTTGCTGTCAATTTCAAAAGACTTGGCGGCGGTGCAGTTGAAAACTCCGTTCAGTCCTCGAATGATGATTTTTTTGTTAATGTTGACCAGCGGGATGGTGGTCGAGATATCAAAAGCCCCCTTAACCTGAATCTCATTTTGATATCCGTCTGAAAAATTGATCCAATTGGTCAGAGAGGTAAAATCATAGAAGTTTCCGACAATGTTATTGTCGGAGACCCAAGTCAAAACGTTGTTGCTTGATTGTTTATGAACGAATCGGCGAACGTCGGTTACCAGATCAACGGTCAACGAAGCAACGGTGACCGCCATAATTGCCAGAGGTGTTAAATCTTTACGAGACTGAAGTAGTTCGAAGAAGGTGACCGAGGGAAGATAGTAATTTCCTGAGCCTGGAGTGACGAAGTATTGCTGTTTGGTTGTTGTTAGAATAAGAGGAGTTAGTTCTCCTGATTCGTTAATGCAAATGACATAGGTCATCGGTTGAGGAAGAGATGTGCCAGCTGTATAAATTTGAGGAATTGTTACAGAGGAATTGTTAGCAATGACAATTTTGCCATTAACCAATGCTATTCCGCCGTCAAAATAAACCTCTCCAGAATCAGCAACGGCTGAGACCGAGCTAACCCCCAAGCCTCGAAGGACTCCGTTCTCATGAAGAAGAGCGTCTCCGGATGTAATAAAGTCAATTGCTGATTGGGTAAAATCAACCTCGTCGACAGAACCGAATTGACGGGCATCGTTGGTTTTTTGAATGATTGGGTATGTTGAAACCGGGTCCCAGTTGACCTCACAAGTTGCCAGAAGAAGATATTGATCGTTCAGCTGCAATGATGGATAAAGATCAATATCGACATATCTAACATTGACATTGCTAAGAACATCCGTACCTGGGGAGGCTGAAATTTCTTGAAATGTTAAATCTATATAATCAGAATATGTCTCGTCGAAAAATCGGGTCGGAACGTTTTTTCTTCCTCGAGTTACTGGACCGGGATTACTTATTCCAGGACCACCTGAAATTGGAACTCCCAAATATCCGTCGTACTCTCCGGTTGTCGAATTATATTCGGTAACATAAAAACGAATTCGCTTCTGAAAATCGGAGGAGATTCCTGATAAATAACCACGAAGTTTGGGACTAACCGAAGAGATATGCCAGTTGGTCGTTGCCAACAATGTTGCCGACTCTGTTTGTCGAGGAAGACGAGCTCGTTCGTGAGAGAATGTTTTTCCCTGATCGGTTACGTAGATTTCGTGCCATCTTTGGTAATCATTTGACGTGGGAAGAGTATCTACCAGATTTTCGTTATTGAAAGAAACCGAGTCATACCCGAAGTAAATCTTGACAGGAAGCGATGGAACTGCGGAAGTTGCGACGGGAGCTAACCCGCTGTGAATCGAGTTAAGAACAGTTATGACCGTCGATCCGCCCGAAGTGTCGCAAGAAGAAACATAAGCAACGTTTTTGATAATGAAGCGACCGTAATCAACCTTATTATAACTAGGGTCCGAAGAAACTATCGTCGGCTGAATTACCAGAGTTTTCCCAGGAGACATTCCAGCCGGAGCTAAATTGTGGAGAACTGTATAACTGGTTTCGACGGTCGAAACTCCAATAACTGTTCTCGAAGAAACGTAACCATCCCAATAGCCGTCCCCGATCGCCAGGTAGGTGTCGGCGAATGTATCTAACTTCCTACCGTTGACGTGGTAGTATCTTTGCTTAAGGGGAACGAGAACCTTGGTAGGAAATTGAGCCGCGACGGAATCGGTCCAAGAGGCAAGATATTCCGGAGATGCTGAATTTGATCCGGTTGATCCCAACCCAAGAGCGTCGTAAGAATCAGGAGTACCAGATCCCCCGCCAATAACGTTGTTTGGTGTGCTCGAGGTATCTAGAGTTCCGCTAGAATTATCACCTGAAATAATCGAAAACCCGGCATTTCCAATACAGTCGGCAAGCATGATTCCGAAGTTGCCATTCTTGGCAAATGACAGAAACCTCATGCTGTAACCGTAGGCATGGAGTGAATTATTGGTCTCGAGGACGACCGACTCGAGAGTATAATTTCCTGGAGTCGCTCCGCTATTTCCGGTTACATCTATCGCATTCAAAACAATAGTTTGATCCGCGGGATTTCCATTAGGATAGAGGGCTAGATACAAAAGATAATGGCTGGAATTTAACTGTCCTGGATCGAAACCAATTCCCAAAGCCGAAGCTCCTCGTGGATGAGCAACAAGCATGGAGCTGAGAACGTTGGTCGAGACCGGGATTCCAGCTCGATAAGCGTTTACAGGAGCGGTGGCAAGAATTCCAAAGGTTTCTTTGTCGGCAGAGGGTCGATTGATTTGAGCAATGGCGTCGGTTGCATCGCAAAGATTGACCCCGTTGATCCTGACAATCCATTCGGTGTTTGGAATGAATCTTATTTCATCAACGAGGTAGTCTGCTTGGGTTCCGTTGCCGTAATTGATGGTAATCTGATCGCCAATTTGAACCTGAGAAAATTGGGCGTCAAAAATATACCCAGTATTATCATTTGGAAAAAAACGAACAAGATCATCACCAACCGAGAGGTCGTCGACGAATCCGGTATTTGGAGAGTGGGTTAAAAATGTTTGACATCGTGTGGTCGAAACGACGTTGCTTCCGTGGGCTGCGTAGCCGTCCAACGCTCCAATATAGCTCGATCTCGCAATTGGGGCGACGGCGTTGGCATGCTGGGTCGCTCGATGCTGACCAAGATTGTAGGTCTCGGCATCGTCAAGATAATCCAAAGCTTTTTGAACGTCGGTCGCCGTTAATGGAATTTCAACAAAATTGTCGGTATTAACGACAATTGCCGAAGCGTTGTGTGCCCCGCTCGTTGAGTTTTCGTGATCAACCAGATCGTCATTAATTTCTAAAAGAGCATCTGCGACCGTGTCGGCTGAACGATCATTGCCATCTTTGTCAAGGAGACCTGTCCAGGTATAGCTAGGATCTCTTGTATCCGAAGGCATTGCGTTAATATCAATTTGAGAAGCTACGTGTCTTGCCTTCGTGCTGGAGTCTGAAAGAAATTCGCTTCCTGTAATATGAAGAATGAGATCGGAAAAAATTTGATTGGCAAAGGTGACCAAAGAAGCGATGAGGGCAGAATTATTGAGAACTCCGGTATGAAGATCGGAGGTGGAATAATCGAGATCAAGCTTACTCTCTTCAATTCCTGCGTTGCTGGCAACCTGAGAGTTAACAATGGGAAGAGTCGCCAGCCCAACCGAGGTTAATTCGCTTGCCCTGATGTGACCATTCTCGTTAAATGAGACGGAGAGGAAAGAGGCTAGATCCGAAAGGTTGCCGGAAAATTCACGACCCAAAGATCTTTCAACAGCGAAGACTGCGTCTCTTAGCTGATTGATAGCCGTACCACCAATCTCGGTTACGTTATCATCAACTCGAAAAATTGTGGTGTCGTCGTCGTAATTAAAAGGAAACGGTGAGCTCATTTATTTTTGGTTTCGGAATTAAGAAAAGGATATGATGTTGAGTTTTTATCGCGCATCCTTCAGGGAAGATCGTCTTCGGTAATTTTCTCTTCGTCTTTGAGAATTTCATTAACAACTGTATTGTTCGTTGTTGCTTCTGGAAGCTTAGATTTGAGTTGTGATTTGACAACCTTGACGACGTAAGCTGAACAGAATCCGGCAAGAACACCAAACCCGGCATGAACCAAAAGATTATCACCAATCTCAGAGGGGAAAGGGAGAGTCTTAACAAGACAAATTAATCCTCCAAAAACAGCAGGAAGAAGTGGAAGAATAACATCCCGCCAAATAGTTTCCATTTTGTTGCTTTTGTCATTCCATTGTGGGAATAAAGTTTCGGTCAGCTTGCGGATAAACCAAGTTAAGATCCAGGTTGAGACCGAGAGGATGATGAAGAACAAACCTAATTCTAATATTTCCATGGAGATGTCTCTTGTGCCTTGTTGAAGAAAAGAAGATATTTCATAGGTATATGTGATAATACCATGATTTGTCATGGTAAATATTGGAAAAAGAAAAGGCGACAGCTGCCTCGGCAGCGCCGCCCTGTCGTTAACCACCAATCCCAAAATACTAGAAGATCCTGAGAAAGAATTTTTTTATTTTATTTTTGCTGGATCTTTTCCAGAAGAACAAAAAAAAATAAAAAATCCCAAGATAAACCTATCTCGTCATCGATAGATGATCTACCATCTTGGGATCTTAATTTCTTAAGATGAGGTTTTCTTTATTGGGTCTTCCTGGTCTTTGTCCTGACCGAAGGTCCGCCCTCTGGCTGCGTAGCAGAGGTTTGATTTTTCATAAGATCTCCTTTCGGATCATCTGAAAATCCCCTATAGAGATCTCAGTTGAGACACCTTCTTTGATCTCTTGATTTCTAAAGAAATCAAGAGAGTTTCTTCTAGAAGAAGAAACTGACTTAGATCTGAGAAGAAGTATTTATTCTAGAGGATCTTCTTTGGGGAGATCTAATTGATGATCTCTGTCAGGATCTCTGCTGGCTCCCCCTATTGTCCCCCTCATTTGGACCACCGTAGTATGAATTCGAAAACCGGAAAAGTCAAGGAACATTTCTTTAAAAAAGAAACGAAAACGCAGAAAGCCTGGAAAACAAGGGGTCCGCGTGGGTGTGGTTATTTTATTGAGATCATCCTCGATTTGTTTTATTGCAGACCTCGCTCGCGTTTGGTTTTGTAAGACCTCGAGGCACAGCCCTTCTCATTTTCGTCAATGAGAAAATTATTGAGATCAATTGGGCACTCACCCATCAGCAATGACCCTAGCTAGAAAGATCGGAGGTCTTTAAACGGCAAGCCTGTCAGGATCTGGCGTAATCGTCCTTCAGGCGCACGACATCGTCGAGCTCCGGCGTAGAAACTTCTATTACCGAAACATCTCCATGTTCAGCAATCATTCGATGAATTGTTCCCGGATCGATATGGCAAACGTCACCTTGTCTCATAAAGAGGACGGCATCTCCAATTTCTAGGGTCAACAATCCAGATTGAACCATGATTGTTTCTTTTTTGATTTTATGGTACTGCAAAGATAATTTGTGACCATCTTTTATGAACAAAATCTTTCCGACGTATTTATCGGTTACAGCCCAAATATTTTCATGACCCCAAGGTTTTTCGACGTGCATATTTCCTTTTAGAATTTAAAGAACGAAGGTATGTGTGTGACTAAAGCTTTCCAAGGTTGTCGAATCTCCTCTAATTTGATGACTATGAGCCTGGGCAACGATAGCTCCATTGTGACTGGTCGAAGTTAAAACTTGTCCTGGGGATATAATCGTTGGACCAACTTGAAATGTATGTGAATGGGGTAGGATAAGACCGGGGACCGAAGAGACCGAGGTGGTAATAATTCTAGGTTGATCGGAAGTATTAGGGGTGAACAAGAAACGGTAAAAATTATCTGTTTTGCGAACTCTGGTCATAGCAAGTTTTTGAGCTCCCACAACCTGATCAAACAAAGCGTTGCGAGTTACGTTAAGGACTTCGTAGCGAAAAACTTCTGCATCGGTATATTTATCGTAGGTGATCAACATGTCTCGATCGTTAATCGTTGGTGTTGAAAGAGTCCAGCCGTTGGGTGCATAGGTCGATTCTAGTCCGGCATCTTGATAAGGAACATCGTCAACAGTTGCATCGAAACGAACCATAATTCTTCCATCAGATCTTCGAGGATTGTAATAAGGCTCCCAAGAAAGAACCCTCCCGCCACCTCCGCAGATAGGACATCGTGGATCTGCATATTCTTTGTTTGCTTGATAACAGGCGCAATACATTCCTTTCCAAACACGTTTGACAAGCATGCATGGCTGACCGGTTGTTTCGAGGAGAATCTCTTCTCTCTTTAATTGTTCATCGTTAACGTTGGATCCTCGAATGATTCTTCCAACCCCAGAATATCCATCGGCACAATAATGTTCTCCGCCGAAGTAACTTCCGACGCATTTTCCGGTGATAATGTCTATTGGACGAAATCTTTTCCAGCCACGATAATCATATGGAGGAATGGTAACCAAAACGGCGTCGGAAGCAGTTTCGGTGGTGTTCAGCATATCATCCGTTCGGTTGGCATAACCATCTAATTCGGTTACCGGAAAGTTAGGATAGCTAAAATCTGCCGTCTCGGAATGGATTTTGAAGTTTTGTTCTTCGAGTCCTTTCCAGATTGCCACTATTGGGCTCTCAAGATGATATCCATCATAACCATCTGGCTGATGTTCGCGGACGTTGGTGTCCAAAAATCCTCGAATGAGATTGGTAACTGAATTATTGAGCAGGTCTCGGTTGGAATATTGGATAAGTTCGTTACCAATCTCGATAATTCCGGAATTTGGAAAAGAAGAAATGTTGGAAAGAAAGATAGAAGTGTCATTTACTCCAAGAGTTTGCAGAAGAATAGCGTCAGGATATATTTTGGAGTCTCCGGAATCAGGAAGGAGATCTAGATTGATCCAATCGTTTTGCCATTGGGTCGCCCGAACGGCAAAATAAAAAGTATCTCCTGGAACAAATTCATTAATTTCCAATGAGAAGACCGTAGGATCAATTGAAATATATTTTGGACCCTCGGAAAAGACGGAGTCGAAATCTGTTGAATAATAAATGTTGTAAGCCAGCCGAAGGCTAAAGGGGCTGGGATAGGCTTTTTCCCATCCGATGGTTATTTTTGTTCCTTGACTATTTGATTGTGCCGTCGTGATTCCAACGTTGGAATGCGGGATGTAATAGGGACGGTCGGTTAGGGTGCACACGCAAAAATACCGATTTATGGAGATGAGGTGGCTTTGTAGAATTCTTTGGCTGCTTTGTTGTATTTATCCATCGAGATGAGCTGAAGATTTTTGAAGAAAGTTTGAATATGATTAACCGTCTCTTCTATTTGATTGAGGAGGTTTTCTTTTTCTTTTTGATCGCTAATCTTGAAATGTTTTTCAAGATCTTCTCCTGCCACCTCTTTGACATCTAAACACTTGGAGATCAAAAGAGTTCTAAATTCTTGTGGGTATGATTTGGTTATTCTGTTGAAAGAAGATATCTTATCTTCTAAATTTGGATAAAACTCAATGTCATTTTCTAAATAAGAAAGATTTTCTCCGAGATTTTTGGGACCTTGAGTTAAAATTGGCAAATGTTGATTGCTATCCTGATTTTTAAATGGATAACCGTAATTTACTTCAAGATTTTTCTTGCCAATGAACTGTTGAATATGCTGGAGCTCGTGTCTTGCGGTATCTTTAAAAGAGCTTACCATACCCAGAAACTTTGATCGACTTTCAGTTCCTTCTAGGATGTTTTTCGGAGAAATTGAAAAACTAATTGTCAACCCTCCATCGGTGAATTGTTGGGCTAATCCTCCCCAATCTCCTCCGTAGATATCTTCTTGACCCTTACGAGTTGTCACAATTTGACAAAATATCTCTTCTAGAATTTGTTTTTTAGATTGAAACTCAGGACCAAAGTCTTGATTTTGAAGATAGATTATTTTTTCAAGCTGAGGCTCTTCGGAGATTAGCTTTTGACACTCCTGGGCAATTTCTGAAAATTCCAGAAGATTACGATGAGATAATCCTGTTTTCTTTAAGAATCTCTGAATGACATCGAGATGATGGTTGAGATAGGAATAAATTTGAAGATAGGCTTCCATCTCGGTAACAATTCGAGAGGTGCTCGATTTATATCCCAAGGTCAATTCAAAATTCTTGGTTTCTTCGATTGGGTTAAGATAAATGTAATTCTCGTCGATGATTTGAAGATCTAAAGTTTTCTCTAAGGTTCGGCTAGAAAATGATCCATCCTCCATTTGAATCATAGAAAATTCGAAAGATCCTTCCGTTTTTGCCTTCTCTATAATAGCAATTGCCTGTTTGTTAATGACAAGTTGAAAATCGGGAGACGAAGCAATATATTGAAAAATTTCCGAATCTTCGGGGTTGCTAGCTTGAGAAATAAGAGATTCAAGGACTTTGCTGGAATAATAAGAAATAAGCCAGGAAGAAACCTGCTTAAAAGCTTTTTCTGAGACGGGGATGCTTCTGGCAATTTTTTGAAGCAAAGATAAGTTGTTATTTGAAGCAGCTTTTTCTTCAGAAAATAAATGAGAAACTCCTTTATAGAACTCGCGGACGGCTTTGTGGTATTTAATTTTGTTGGAATCAGCATCAAGTTGATAGAGATTTCTAAATAACGACTGAAATGTTTTAACTATGTTGTTAAGATATGCGGTAAGTTTGTCCAAATAAAATATTTGATCATCGGATAATGAATCTTCGGGATCGCGAAGCAAATCTGTCCATTTAATTTTGGAATCGAAGTTTACTATGTTTTTTACCAAAAGCAAAATTTGTCGTGGTGATAAATTGTCAGACGAGACTCTCTCAATAAAAGCAGAGATATGATCGGCAAGATTTGGATAGAACTCAAAATCAGTTAACTGATGAGAGATTTCATCTAAATATGGCATTCCCGGTGACGTTTTTTCATCATCACCAATTTCATTACCAATCTCTTCATCTTTTTCATTTAAGAAATTGACAACGGTATTTTCTTCGCTAGAAACGATGGGGGAATAAAAATAATCAACATTGCTTTCTTGATAATCTTTCTTTTTTTTCTTAATTGGAAGTCCACGGACATAATCATTATCTTCTCCTAAAAATGACTTAAGCATGCTTTGCATGGCGTGTTGAAGCTCATGACGCATTGTTCTTTCTATTTCATTTAGATTTGCAATAAAAGACTTATATGAAGAAACGCCTGCAACAATGACCTTATTAGCTATATTGATGATTACAGTTTTTGAATCTTCGTTCCATTGTCCCCACGGATCACTGTCACTTGTGTTCATCCTAATTTTTACATTGATGGTATCTTTGAAATTTGGATTAATTTTGGTTATATATGGAAACTGATCGATCTCGAAAGATTTGAAAAATGATGTTGAATCTGATCGAATTAAAGAAGAGGCTTTGTCGAAGATTTGACCTTGAGAGAAAGATAATAACCCATTGTTGATACTTTGAGTCTCTTTAAGAATTTTGACAATTGTTGTTGAAAAAACACCAATGGTCCAAGATGTTACTTCATCAAGAAGATTTTCTGGAACTTTCAAGATTCCAGCAATTTTTTGGAGAGAATCCAATCTTTCATCTGACTCTTTGTCAAAAGAAGATTTATATTTTCCTGTCAAAATCAGCATTGGGATTTTGACTCCCAAACCATAGGCAAGATTGGCTCTTCCACGTCCGTCGCAAACTCCGCTCGAATTTGGTGTTTCAATAATGATGATAGTTGGGATATTGTCTTTAATTTCCCAAGCTCGTTCTGCCCATTTTTTTCCTCGAAAAGAAAATAACTCCTCGATGAATTCATCTTTGGAAAGGTTGGCTAAAGAATTTGGTTTAAAATTGTCGTATAGCCAAGAAGATAGATCGTCGTAATTACCGATGAACTCGGCATTTTTTTTCAAGAGCATTGATGAAAATTGATATTTGTCAGAATCATCAACGTCAGAAAAATGATCTTCGGCATCCCTAGCATCTTGAGAAGAAATAACTCCTCGGTCGACATATCTTTTCAAAATTTTTTTAAGATCATCTCCGTACGTTAGGCTTGCCTTGGAAGAGAGAAGTTCTTTCTTTTTTTCATCGTATTCCTTGCCTTCGACGTCGTGGTGATCGAGAACCTGATCGATGTAGTCCTCGGCTTCCTCCTCTCCTTCGTTTTCTTTAATGTACTCGGTTTGAGCTTGGAACCCTTCTATTTCAAATTCATTGTTTAGATAGTCCTCGTCGTCGGCTGACCCCTTGGTTGGTTTAGATCCCGTGGTTTGTTGTAAAACGTGAACTAATTCATGAGAAAGATAATGACCGATCTCCTCGGGAGTCGATCGGAGACGAGAGTTTAACGCGATGATGGCGTGTTGGGTTCTTGCGGAAACCGGCAAGCCATCGGAAAAATAAACTGGAGTTTCGTCAATTTCATCAATCGAGACGCCGTATTCCTGGTATTTTTTAATTACCGCGTCTGATTTTTTAACCTCTTCCTTGATCGATTGAATTAGCTTAATATCATCGGAGTTCATGGTAGAATACCGGAATATTTATCAATCTTCGGGATGGAAGCAATAACTTAGGCAGGGTGGGTTAATTTGATGACGATTGGAAATTTGGAGAATTGTCCGTTGATCGATACACTCGAATTTAACGAAATCATATCCAGGAAACATTAAGCCGTCGACGTCGTGCTCCGCCCCAAGAAGATGACCGATTTCGTGACGAACGATTCCTCGAAAAGAGCTTTCTGAATAGCGACCATCGATGGCGTAGAGATAGTTTCCGGAGAGATCATTGGTAAAAGCAAGGGTAGACGCCGACGGGATAAGATAGGAATTCTCATTGATCTTAAGAAATAACCAACCGCTTCGTGAGATGGTTTCGATGATTTGATCGGGATCCATGTCGAAATTCTCGGAAACGATTTTTAATTTGATGTTGCCGTTAAGGGCAAGGTTCCACTCTGCGACGGCTGATTGGATTTCGAATTTTTCCCAGCCGAAGAAATTTTGATCGACCCGGATGGGGATGGTGTGCTCGAAGCGATCGGAGGAGCAGTCTTGGGCTGAGGTATATTGAGGTGGAATTTGAGATGGACAGCCAACGGTGAAGAGAAAAATGAGGGAGAGGACGAGAAGGAGGCGACGCATGGTTATATACGCGGATATGGAAGATTTAGAAGAGCAAGAAAATAGTGAAGAGGGTGATCGATCCGACAGAGACGAGGTCGGGGAAGATGATACGCCATACCAGATTTACAAAGTAACTAATAAAATTAACGACAAGATTTACGTTGGATTGACTAAGCAGGGTTTGAAACAAAGGTTTACCGGACATTTTTCAAAAGCTAGACGCGTCGAAAAATCAAAAAGAAATTACTTTCAACATGCATTGATTAAATATGGCAAAGAAAATTTTTATATCGAAGAAATTGATACTTGTGTTGGATATAAAAATGCCGGAGATTTAGAAACAAAATGGGTCGCTGAGTTAAAATCAAACTGTAAAGAAGTTGGATACAATAGTACCAGCGGAGGACAAAACTTTAAATGGACACCCGAATCGATTCAAAAAATTAAAGATGGGATGCAGAGAAAATTCGATGAAAACCCAGGGTTGAAAGAGAAATTAATCGAAAATAATCGTCTTAAACTGAAAGAATATTACAAAACTCACGAAGCTATTGGAAAAGGAATTCCCCATACACTAAAAACTAGGCAGGAGCTTTCTCTGATTTTCAGAGAGAAAAGCAAAACAACTCCAAGTCCATGGAAAGGCAAAAAACATTCTCCCGAAACAATTGAAAAAATGAAAGCTAATCGACCAAAGACGCTAACTAAATCTGCTAAATTGACAGTCGAACAGGTCGAAGAAGTTCAACGATTAGATTCTGAGGGCTATCCTATTGATGAAATTAAGAAAATATTCGCAATAGGAGATTCGATGTTGGTAAAAATAAGAGAAGGAAGATATTTTGAACCTAGAAAAGAATATCCTGGACGACCCCATAAAAAGTATCAAAACTCTGAGGAAACGATAAAAATAATCAAAGATTGTAAAAATTCTGCTGAGGCGTCAAGAGCTTTAAATATTAGCTCCACCCTTTGGTGCTGGATTAGAAAAACTTACCCAGAGATAAAAACAAAATCAGACGAAATTTTTGCGAAAAACAAAGTAGAAATAGTAGAAAAAGAAGAAATAGTTAAACTAACAAAAGAAGAGTTGAGAAAATTACAAAGCGAAAATGCAAAGGAAAGGTGTAAAAAAGACCCCAGTATTATTGAAAAAATGCAAGCCGGGTATGCTAAACGAGTTTTAGAACAAGGTCATCCATTGCTGGGTCGCCCACGCACAGAGGAAGTTAAACAAAAAATATCAAAAGCTCATTTTGCCTATACAAATGAAGAAATTTTAAATTGTATTGTCGAAAACAAATGTGTGACAACCAAACAGTGTGGAAAACATTTTGGTGTCGATCGAAGATATTGGTGCACAATTGTTAGAAAATACAATCTGCAAAAAGAAGCAAAAGAATTGATTGATGCCAATATTAGTAATTTGATTGAAGAAAAATTCGATTTGAAAACAGTCAAAAACATAATTAAGAACAGCTCATCTGGCTCTGAAATCTGTAATGAGTTTGACATTGACTTTGATATTTGGAAGTTGATTTTAAACAAATATGATCTAGAAAAAGAATATGATAAACAGGTGGTAAGAAATAAATGGAGTAAGAAAAAGGCTGATAAACTAGATGATCTGGCGCGCGCGCAAATGCCTGAGTCTGGAATAAGCGGGTGATCGTCCGACGTTGCCATTCCACATAGACTGAATTCCAATTGGCGCTGGTTTCATAGACAATTTCGCATCTTTCACTCTTTCACGAATCTGTGTACCCCAGTAACTCGACTGCGTATTCAACATATCAGAAAGTGCCGGAGGAGTAAAAGCCACCCCGCTATCTGTCATATTCCATTCGCTTCCTCTTTCAATTAATGCTTGGCTTCCGAGCGCTGCCGCAAAGGCAATTTCCACAAACATGTCGTGGAACAAATTGATTATCGGAGTATCTTCAAAGGTGAAATATGTAAAGTGCGGCGTCGAATTGAAGTAGCTCAATGCGTTGCACAAGAACGTAATCAAAGTCGTTGGGTTAAAAATATCGCACTCTCGATAGATCGGGTTGCCGAATTGATCTTGACCGGCAACCATGCCAGAACTGCGAAGTCTTTCTTTCAAGCTCTTCAGAAGCTTGTTAATGTTGACAATTGCACACTGGGAATAATTGAATGGGATATCGTCGCCGAGGGCGTAGTACCCATCGACGTTGTTTCCCAGAGGCATTTGGGAAAGATTGATAATGAAGTTGCGGTCTTTGGTAATGACCTGCCCAGATGGAATGACCCCCCGCCAAACGTCGGAGTAAACACCGATTGCCGAACCGAGAGTCGTGGTATAATCAAAACCAAAAACGCCGTCGCTCAAAGAATATACCCCAGACGATGTTGGTCCTAATATAACTAAACCATCAGGTTGTACAATGGTTACTGTTGGAAAACTTCCGCTCTGTAAAGATGTTAAATTTCCATTGAGATCGTAGAACTCCATTTTCAAAGAAACAGTTTCGGAAGGAGCTACAATTTCGCCGCGAGATCGCAAGGTTGCCATGATTAAATGAGAAAATATGGCAACCTTGCAAAATGGTATTATTTTTTCTTGTTGATTTGCGTCTTTGGTGGACCAGCCGCCCCCTTGGATTTTGAGAGATTGCTCAAATCTATTTGCTCGTCGACGTCTTCCTGAGCCAGCATTTGCTCGAAAAACTTGTTCTCGTCTTGCATATGTTGGACCTCGACCTCCATCTTGAAAACTTCTTTGACCATCTCAAATCCGCCTTTATTGGGGACCTCCATCGGCAATTGGGAGACCGGCATAATCGGAGGTTGTCTTTTATATGGACTTCCTCCAATTTTTAACCACTTTGATTTAGCTTTCAAATCTCCATTTTCGAGAGAAGCTTGAACCATCTCCTCGGAAATCGTCCCGTCACGAAGAACGTTCATCGATTTCATCGCAGGGATTCGAACACCGTTGAGATCGTTAAGACCAAAATCCTTATTGGAAAGATTGTAGATCCAGATTTCTTTTTTCTCTGAATATTTTTTCATCCTGGAATTTGAATAACCTCGATGGCTTTGGGATCTCCGTCTCGGTTAGCTCCGACCTTAAATGAAACTTTGACCCCTTTGTTGATCGTTTTAAATCCCTGGCACTGGAGGTCGGAATAATGTACGAACATATCTTCCTGTTTGACTCCGTCCTTCTCCCAGGCGATGAATCCATAACTATTAAACCAAACGACTCGACCTTCGTAAATCGGGAGGTTGGATGTATCGACGGGCTCTTGCCCTTTGTCTTTGTTTGATGCTTTACTTGTCATTGTTGGCTGATCTTTTCTTATGATAAAATGAGGGGTTGAGAATTGTCTTGATAGAGGAGATTTTCGGATTCTTTTTTGGAATCGGTTGCCGGAATTACCAACTTAGAATTAACAACCAGACCACCGTAACAATCCAATGTTTTGTGAATTTCCACCGCTCCCATTGTTCCGATCGCCTCCCGTTCTTTGGGATTGGTGCATTTTAGAAGCATGGCGTCGTAACGATCCATGATTTGCTGAATCTCCATTCGGCAGCCGTACTGTTCCGAGAACTTCAGAATTCTTTTTCGAAATTCAGCTTCTGGTGTGATTTTGTTGTTAAGATTCATGGGGTTCATTTAGAAATTTTCTCCATAAGGTTAAGGATGAAGGTAGCATCGCGATCGTCATAATTTCCCCATTGAGAGACTCTCATGAAATCGGTATGCAGAAAGTTTTTATATTTGGGATCGAGGGCAGTTAAGGTGGGGGAAACTCCGGTTGCCATCGATCCGCAAGCCGATCCGAGACCGACGAAGACATTGTTCTCGGATAGTTCCATAAGATTGGTGACTGCTTTGTCGGGATGACAGAGAAAGGTTGCATGTGCCGAGCGATTGAATTCAGATCCAATGATCTCGGCACCAAGAGAAGGAAGTCCGGCTTCGAAGATCTTTTGAAAAGATGCTGCTCGCTGAGCTCTTTCGGGGAGAGATTTAATCGCTTCGGCAAGAGCAAAAGATGATGCTCCGATCGATGCTACGGAAGGTGTTCCCGGACGGTCTTGGAAATAACGAGAGCCGGTTCCAAAAGGAATCCACAGTTTGGGGTCCCTAATGTAAAGAATTCCAAGATCGAGCCCGCCAAATTTATGAGCTCCAAAGATCGCCATGTCGACATAAGATTCGGAAACGTTGACCGGAATCTTGCCAAGAGACTGACTCATGTCGGAAAACAAGAAGTTGCATGAGGATCTTAAATATCTAACATTATTGATGATGCCCAGTTCGTTTTGAAGATGCGGGACGATTAGACAGTCCGATGGATTTAAATCTGCCGGATCAATGTTGAACTTGGTCGTAAATCTTTTTTCGGTCGTCTCCATTTTTGAAAATGGATCGCGCACGGCGTTGTGCTCCATCAGAGAACAAACAAAAGACCCGGAGAGATATTTTTCGGAAAGAATTTGAAAGGCATGCTCAGCTGCCGATGTACAGTTGTGCTCGAAGAAGATCTGATTTGGGTTTTTTGCTCCGATCAGTTCGGCAATCTGAGCCCGTGATTCCTCGATAATTTGAGCAGCTTTGCGTGATGAGGCGGTGATTCCTGAAGGGTGTCCTAGATTTTGAGAATGAATGTTCCAAAATCTGCCAAGAGTCTCGGCGCTCGGAGGTTGATGGGCGAAACAGTCGAAATGATATGTTTTAGGTGGAGCTGTTGTCTTCATTGTCTTGCCTTTTAGTAATCGTTTTGTGTTCTTCACACCTTGCTCCCGCAAAAGGCATAATTCCCATTGAGCGGAGTCGGTCATCTTTTTTTCGACATTCTAGACACGGTTTAATTATAGGTTTTTGAATTACAATACGTTCCTTTATCCTGATAACCTCACAAAGGTCGGGGTCGTAATATTGGGGATCTATAAAATTTGCATCGCGCATTATTTGTTTTATTTCTAAAGTCCAAAATCTTTTAGCGAATAATTTCCCGGTTGTCGCATTTCTTTAAGCGGACCGTCATAAGATAAAAGATGTGATAAGGTTGGTGATTTAAGAATTTCTGCTGTGTCATGAAGAGCGTCATCAATATAACATTTGTTGCTCATAAGAACGCAAGCCTGAGAATAATCTAAATGTCCCAAATTATGAGCTCCATCATCTCCGTTTTGATATGCGAATAATCCGTTTCTAGTTCTAGGGGCTCCCTGATAACCTTTTGTTAAATATAATCCGTGGTTTACTGCTTCCGGACCACCTTGTCTCATCTGATGATAATCCAACTGCTTAGAAAGACACCAGCTTTTCCATCCCCCGAAAGAGAAGACCCCATACTGAGTCGCTCCAGCTTTGACAAGATAATCAACTTGTTCAACGAGTCTGTGAGGTAGTCCCATTGTTTTGTCGGCAACCCAATCTGGATGAGTTATCGCCGAAATTTTTACATCAGCCTGAACAAACATTTCATCTAAGACCTTGGTTGTCGGAAGTAGACAATTGAGATGATCTGCAAGAAGTTGTTGGCTTGTTGCCGAAACCATCACCGGAATTGGATCCGCTTCGGTGCCAATCATAAAAAGCGGGCAAACGCTAATTTTAAGGTTACCGATTGTAATAAAATGCCAACTTGCCAGATGATGATCGTTGATAGTTGTATTAAGAACTATTTTTTGATATTCGTGATCATTTTTGGCACTTCGTAGTTTTTCTTTGAGATTCATATTGTTATTTCTTCTTATCGCTAGACAAGAAGCTGTTTTACCAGGCTATCAATTCCCTGGCTGATCGCTAGCCCAGGTCGTTTGACATTTTCCTTACCATCGATTAGGTTAAGAAAGTTTTGAATCGAATTTTCCAAGGCTGATTTTGAAGAGATTTTTTGCTCTTTATCGTTTTTGAGGAGAATGTCTTTGCCCGATTCGAAGTCTCGATAGTAACGTAGGCTTTTGCCACGACGAAGAGAAATATTAAAATCACGAATACGAGGAACCTCTGGTGAAAAATTTCCGGTTGTAACCTTGTGGTCGAAGTTTTGATAGGCAAGATTAAATGTAAAGACTTCAGATTGATCTTGATTAATTATTCGACTCTCTAAAAATGGCAAAGGGAGACCCCTGGTTAACCAAATGCTCATTGCTAGGTCGTGAACTCCATAATCCCAAAGAGAGCTGTAGTTTCTAATTGGACCCTGACCTCTACCGATCGATTCGATCCCGACAATACGATCAACCTCTAGGGTTTGGTAAATTTTATCGAAAGCACTGGAAAAAAGATGAATGTAATCGACGATCACATTTGTTGGGTTGAGAATTTCAAGTTGAGTTAGTTCGACCATCTTTAGAGAAAGAGGCTTTTCAATCAGAAGCGGCTTGTCAATTTGCTCCGATAATATTTCTGATGCAATTGAAATATGAAATTCTGGCTGAGTTGCGATGATAACTCCGTCTGCTTGAGCAGCTAGCTCAAGATAATTTTCTCGAGTGGCGATGGAGAGATTAACCTTGGGGAAAAATGACTGCAAACAAGTTGCAATTTTTTTACCCCAGACTCCGTGACCGATCAAACAGATGGATTGGGTCATTTGTTAGGAGCTTTTAGAGATAAGCCAATTGTGTTAATAGCAGCCCCGTACCCCACAACTTCCCCAACACAAGTTTTAGGATCTGCGTTAAAAATAACTCCTAAAAACTCTGGATCTGCGTAATATATTTTTTGACCTTGTATCTCGACGAAACCTACTGTCAATAAATCTTTAGCCTCGAGATCTAGATTGGAAATATGAGGAAGAGCTGCGATAAACATTTCTTCAATATCTTTTTCTGATATTGGTTCTTTTCTTGGATTAATTTTGATAACATCATCATTATCTTCTAAATTTATTGTGATACGAGTAATTGACGTTATTCCATCTTGGTCTAAAATTATTGTGGTGTTTTCAAAAGCTGAATAATCAAAACAATAATGTGGTAAAATTCTTCCATTTGAAAAGTCGTTGATTAGTAAATCTGTTAAATGTTTCATATGCGTTTATTCCTTAAATCCATTGGTTGTATTTTTCAAAATTGTCTTTATACCAGTCTATTGTTAATTTCATCCCATCCTCAAAAGAATATTTTGGTGACCAGCCCAGAGATTTGATTTTATCAAAGTTGATTGAATATCTAAAATCGTGTCCCTTGCGATCTTCTATGAATTTGATTTTTGGATTGGTAACTCCTAATTGATTAGCAATGTAGTGAACCATTTCAATGTTTTCCATTTCAAAACCAGAACCTACGTTGTATATCTCTCCGCATTTTCCAGATAATAGGGCGGTCATTATACCTTCGCAATTGTCGTCAACGTATTGCCACTCTCTAATATTTTTGCCGTTGCCGTGGATTGGAATGGCAATATCTTTGAGAAGATTGCAGATGATTCTAGGAACAAGATTGCGCGGTGGTTGTCTTGGACCGTAGCAATTACAACTTCTAGAAATCACCCAAGGTAGTCCGTGAGTTTCACCAGCTGCTTTGACCATAAGTTCAGCCGAGGCTTTAGACGCACTATATGGATTTCTAGGGTTTATTGGATCATTTTCATTCCATTTATGCGATTTTTCAGATTCTTTGAAATGTCCCATCACCTCGTCAGTAGAAATAAGCATGTATTTCTCGACGTTATACTTAATTGCTTTATCAATCATAACCTGGGTAGAAGTTATGTTGTTATATGTAAAATCACAAGCATACTTGATACTGTCATCCACATTAGAAGATGCATGAGCTTGTAAAACATAATTTGGTCTTTCAATATCAAAAAGATTATCCATGAATAATTGATCGCCACAATCACCCAGATAAAATTTATGACGCGGATGTTCGAATAAATTATTCAAGCTATATTTTTCAATAGCTTTATCAACACAAATAAATTGTATTTTTGGATATTTGTCAATTGTATTTCTAATGAAGTTGCTAAAAATGAATCCAAGACTGCCACTAAGAAGTATTTTCATATAAATTTCTCAAATAGTGTAGGTAATATACTTATTAATTTCCTACCAAAATATTTTGTTCCATTTATTCTAAGAAGATTAATTTTTTCGTCAATACAATATTTACTTAAAGATGTATCTCTAATTATTTGTTTTTCAAATCTCACATTTGCATCTTCTTCTGACATTCCTCCGAATCTAATTGGTTTAAAATGTTGCGCTCCATCGTATTCAACAAAAGTATTAAAATCAGTTAAATAAAAATCTATTTTGAATTTTTTATTACTAATCTTACAAGGAAATTGAGGTTCAAATTTTATATTATTTTCAATCAAAAAATCTTTTATTCGACCCTCATTTTTACTTAATGGTGGGGTACAGTTAATACAGCCTCCAATAGATTTTATCAAAACACTTGGTAGTGACTTCCATACCCTTTGACACAAAAGGCATTTAAAATTGATATGTGTCTTGCAATTAACATAATCATCTATTCTTACAATGTTTTTATGAATTATTTTATTATCTATGTCTTCATTAGTCACCCTCGCTCTTTTAGAACACTTCGGACAACCATAATTTTTAAATATATTTGAAGGAAGACCCTTCCAAGCATAATTACAAGCTTTACATTTTAAATCAACCTTTATTTTATAACATTTAACGTCACTTGTTCTTATGAAGCATTTATCTTTTATTCTTTCATCAAATATTTCATTTGTAATTTTTATTTTTTTATTACATTTTGGACATTTGGTGTGACCGTTGCATATATCTTTTGATAAACATTCAAATTTGTATTCGCAAATTTTACACTGAAACAATAATTTTGTTTTTGCATTTACATAATTTCCAATACGAATTATGTTTATTTTTTTTCTCAAAATATGATTATCAATATCAGAATTAGTCAATTTAACATTTGATTTATATTTCATCTATCACCTTTAAATTTGGCATAGGAATTATCCATTTGCCTGTAAAATATTTATTGTTTTCAATTATTGAATCTGCAAAATTCCAAGCGCCAATAAGCATGTAATCTACAGGGTTATTTTTCATATATTCAACACCAACAATTTTAATATGAGTACCTGGCGTTAGCTTATTTATTTTTAATGCGTTTTCCTCTACAACATATTTAACTATAGTCTGATCCATTCTAAGATGAGAAAACATTGTAGTTATTTTTGCTGGAGCACCAAACATAGCAATTGATTTATTTTCTTTTTTAAGCAATGAAAACAATTCATGAATATTATTTTTTTGAGTCTCTATAATTTGTTTGAATTGTTCTATTTTATCATCTATATTATTTTCATTTTTTAATGTATTCAAATGATTTTCAATATCAAGATTATAGCCTTCTTTAATAATTGTTGAAATATCAGAATCTTTATGTTTAACAAAAACCCTAATGTTTCCGCCCTGACCACAAACTCTTTCAGAATGAAAAATTGACAAATTCATTTTTCCAAAGAAATAATTCAGCGGTTTAAGCATGTGATAGTGCAAGTGCTCATGGTATATCGTGCTTAAGTTTCCTTTTTCTAAAATATCAATTGCGTAATTAACTTCAAAAACAAAAGCTCCGTCTTTTCTTAAAATCTTTTTGATGCCTTTTACGATTGTTTCCAAATCTGAATTATGAGCGAAAACATTATTTGCAATTACAATCTTTGCACTATTCCTAAATTCCCACATTCTAGATAGCTTATTTGCTGTACTTTCATTAAAAAATTCAGAAATAGTTTGTATATTTTTATTATTTGCTATCTCGCAAATGTTTTCCGCTGGATCTATTCCAATTAAATGATTCAAATTTATTTCTTTGAATTTTTCCAACAAGGTACCGTCATTAGATCCTATTTCGAAAATTAAAGTAGAATCATCTAAATTAAACATTTCATTAATTTGATTTGCATAATTTCTGAAATATTCATGATTTGCGAAGCTTGTTCCAGATAGATAAGAATAATTTTGATATAGTCTTTTTTGATCTACGATACAGTTTAATTGAATGTGCCCACAATCAACTTTATCTCTGCATTGTGTTAACGTTAATGGGAAAACATCTTGTTTAGTTGGGTATGTTGGATATTCGTTTGCAAGAGCTGTTTCTCCCAATTCTAAAATTGGATATGTTTTGTTTCCGCAGAGAAGACATTTTTCGATGATGGTGTAGTTCGAACTCATATCTTAAAATTCAACACGTTCTAGAGTCTTTTCGTGGTTTTCGTGCGTCCTGGTGCTATTATTTAGAGAAAGCATAACGCAATCTGTGATGAAACAAGTTTTATGGACTTTCCACGGGGCGGTAAAAATCATTTGTCCGGCTGTATATCGAACTGGTTTAATGTCTTTGCCATCTTGCTCTAGATCTCTTTCGTAATAATCGCACTCTCCGCTGATTAAATACAAATAATGAACATCGGGATGTCGGTGATTTGATCTCGTGCTCCCTGCTTTACTTTCAATTAAAGCCACCGAATCTAATTTTCCGTAAAATAAATTAGCTATTTTACCAGCATCATTAACAAATTCCGAAGGCATTGGAACGTTCGGATTTGTTGGGTAGTTTTTTAATTCAACGGATTTTATATAATCAATGTGACGTTGGTCAATTTCTTCTCTGGTTAATTCTTTTTTGGTCATCATGTGCTTTCTTTTTGTTTAAATGAAATGATTTTATCTTCTAGCATTTTACTAATTTTATTCCAAGAGTGCTCTAATGCAAAAGACCTAGCTTTTTTATTTATATCTTCTCTGTACGTTTTATCTGTAAGAGTTTTTACAGCTAACTCTATAAAGGCTTTTTGATTTTCAGCGCGAGACATTGGGGAAGGAACCATACTTACCACTCCTTGATATAAATCTTGTAAACAATCTTCTCCGCAAATAACCGGAGCGCATTCTGCGCTACAGCCTTCGATTGTTGAAATGGAAAAGCCCTCCGTGAATGCAACTGTTGAACAAGGAAAGGCAAATAATTCCGCTTTAGATAAAGCTTTGATAATTTTTTTCTTAGAAGATGATCCAATAAAATTGACCCCCAAATGTTTCATTCTTTTTGAAGCTTCTTTGATATAGACTATTCTTTTTGCTGTTTCCAAAACATCTATATGTACATTTGGATTTTTATCAGCTTCATAGTCTTCAAAAACTCCTTCTGGAATTTTGTAATAGATATCTAATGTAGCATGAGGTACTTGTTTTTTTATTTCTGGAAACATTGAAAGAAGCCAATGTAGACCCCTATCTCCAGACGACGTTGAAATTATTTTTCCAGGAGTTTTTTCATCGGCGATATAAACATCTGGATCAGTTCCGTCTGGAACAATGGACCATAGATGATGTTTTTCTTTTGAAATGAATTGTTTATGATGTTCTAAATGACCATTGGATGGACTTATGAAAAAATCTGCCAAATCTTCCCAATCTTCTGGACAATAACTGAATCCATTTAACTGATGAGAATGAATTTTAGTTACACCTTTTGGTAAGCCACGTAACATTTCTGGTTCACTTATTGTAATTGCAGCATCATGACTTTCGTCAATTATTTCCAATCTTTTTTTGAAATCATAGACTTTACAACCTTCCCATTCTGTTGGCTGATTAGGTTGTAAAGTGGTAAAAAGATTTACATTATGACCAAGTTTTTTGAATGATTTGGCTAGTTCGAAAAAAATTAAATCAGAACCAGACAAACCTCTGTCGTTCGTATATGGATCTATAAATGACAAAGGATTATGAGCAGAACAAAAAGGACCTAAAAATAAATCAATTATCATTGTTGACTTGGCTTTCCATTAACGAATGCTGGTGTTGGTTGATAAGGCGGCATCGGATTTGTCTTTGCCCATTCAATTTCTTCGTGAAACATTTTCTCCCAATCAGAAACAAGGGTATTGATTTCGAAGTTTTCTTTGGCGTAAGCTAATTGGATCTCTGCTTTTTCTTGATCGAAATTATCGAGAGCTTCGGTAATTAAAGAAACTGCTTTCTCTCTATATTCTTCGGAAAAACAATCTCCTTCGATGAGCGCCCCGATGGAGGCGGTCTCTGAAAGAGCTGCTTTATCTGTACAAACGACGCGGCATCCGGCAGCAAGAGCTTCCATTGCAGAAATGCAACTGGATTCAGTGAACCAAGTTAAATGCGTCCAAACTCCAGCCGAAAGCATTTCATCAGCCAACTGGTTTTGATTAACTCTTCCTCGAAGATGAACTCCGAGATGAGCCAAAGATTCTGCCTTGTTTTTCATTCTTTGAATTTCAGTAGCCAATCCTGGATTTTGAGTTGCCATTACCTCGGCATTGTTGAACCCGTAAAATAAATGGAGTTCAGCATCTGGAACTTTTTCTTTGATTTTCGGAAAGATGTCAAGAATAGTATCCCAGCCACGATCCGGCGATGATGTTACGACAATTTTCTTTGGATTGCGGACGATGTTTTTATTTTCAAAGCGAGAACAATAGATTCCATTTCTAGTCTGTCTCAAATGTTCGGAATGAAGGTTGTGACCCTTTTGAAGGTAATCAACGTGCCACCTCGAGAGACCCAAAACTTTATTGGCTTTGAGAAGAAGTTTGCCGGAAGCATTGACCGCAACAACGTCATGGCAATGAAGAAGTTTAATTTTGGCGGTGACATTGTAATCGTCGTTGAGCATGTTGGCGAAACGACTCACAACCAGAACATCACAGGTTAGGTTTCTGAATTTGTCAGATGTGTAAAATCTAGCTCCGTCAAAAATACCCTCGACGTCAGGAGAGGTTCCGTAATAAACACGGACTTTATGTCCAAGCTTCGCCAGACCTCGAGCCAGGGCGGATTCCATATATTCTGATCCGCCAATACCGTTAACCTTGATCGATTCTGGAGTCCACTGCTCTAATCCATTTCCAACAAAGAAAATAATATCAAGAGGCTTGTCGTTTTTCGGAGCATTTTGATCAAGCCAAGATTCGACGAAAACATTACCTTGCCCCGGAACATCGGAATTTGGAGAACAGAAAGAGACGAAGCTTTGATCTACGTAAAATCCGCTTTCTTCCAATTGCTTGACGACGCTCCATTGGGTTGGGGCGACGAGATGATTTCTGGGTTTTCCCGAATTCCAAGGCTCGTTTTTATCTTTGCCGTTGACCCACGGATCCGCCAATGGGACAAATTTACCTCGCATCCATGATTTATACGGGGTGACCAATAGAAACTTGCCAGACTTCTTATTCAGCATTTTTCTGGCTGGTTTGAACATCTCGGTAATCGGATCGAGAAGATGCTCATAAGAATCCGAGGTTGTGACGTAATCCTGAGATCCATCCTCGACGTGCTCGTTGGCGTCTTTGAAATAAGTTACAACATGCTTGGCTCCGGTTCCAAATTCTTGAGATTTGGAGTTTGCAAGAGCGACAGAGCTGTGACAGAGATCAAGTCCAATGACCTTATATCCGAGAAGACCATATCTATTGGTAAAACACCCATCCATGCAGCCAAAGTCGACAAGAGATTTAGGAGCTGGATCGAGATGATTTTTGATGAGATCGAAACGGTTTCCTTCTTGCCAGAAGAGTCCTCCTGGGAGAGGAACTCCGGATTCCTTCATTGGATCTCCGGGAGTGTTAAATTTCTCCATCAGCTTGGGATCTTTAATCCAATTGACCATTTGCTCCGTCGTTCGAAGGGCTTCCTCGATGGCGTAATTGTGACGAACTTCGACCGGAGCATTCTCAAGAAAAGAAATGGCTGCCAAAATTTCATCGTGAAGAATGTATTGTTTCCAAATCAAAATAACCGAAGATTCCAATTGCTTATTGGAAAGTACGGCGGGAAGCTCGTGCTTATCGTTTTCTTCTGGAATTGCCCAGGCTTGAGAATGAGGAGAGATCGCCGCTCCGAAGAAACTGTCTTCGGAAACGTCTTTCGGAGCAATATTTTTCTTTGCTGAATAAGAGGTGCCGCCGCTATCTCCGTCAAGAATGTTCATGATTTTCAAATATTGAGGTTCGGAAATTCCATGATTATACATGATTTCCTGTAATTCTTTATTTGCTGCTAATCGGTGAAAAGCTCTTTTATATTTTTCGAGATTGCGTCTGGTATTTTGATCATCAGGTCGAGCTTGAAGGGCTAATTCTGCCGATCTAATTGCCCCGTTAATATCTCCAACGATTGAATAAACAATATTCAAAACATTGTGATATTCGTACTTTCTTTCCATCGGGTTGACGAAAAGCAAAGTGTTGGTAGGCGGAAGATTAAGTGCAATTTCGGCAAAATGAATTGATCGTTGAGCGTTGCGATATTGATCGATTCCCTTGATTGATTTCAGAAAATAAACCTGAGAAATGAGAAAATAAGCCTCTCCCCATTTTTCCTCGAGAGACGCTGCTTTGAAAGCCATTTCGAGACATTTGTCGTATTCGAGGTTGGAGAGATAATACCTTCCTAGTTTAATACAAGCTTGATATTGTTCGTGAGACCAACCGCTTCTTTCGATATATTTTGTCAAATATTCGATCATCTTGTCATAATTGCCGACGTTACCATATTCCAATCCGGCGTAATACAGAATTCTGATTTCTGATTCGCCGTGCTTCGCAAGATATTTTTCGACAATACGAAGATTACGATTGGCTTCGACAGCCTTGTCGCGACGATTATGAACAAAGACAACGTTGTGACAATTATCAATGGTTTCAATGTTATTCGAAAGAGTTCGGGGGTCTTCCGCCAGAATCCATTCGTGGATGGGGTGGGTCCACTTGAATTTTGATTTGTTCGAGATTAGCCTTTCTCTCCACTGATAGGTGGTACAATTTCCGAATTCGTCGTGGGCGTATTCATAGGGAAACTTAATCATGATCGGAGCATCGGTTTTCAGAAATCGAAGCTTCATCTCATATTCGGCAACGATATCCTTGAGAAGATGGGCGTTTCGAATCGTGTCGTCAGCATCGACCCACATTACCCACGGCTGAGATGCAAGAGAAAAACTGTAGTTTCTCGCATCGGCAAAGTCATCGATCAACCCAGATTCGGGATCATTGCAGCCATTGTACTCAAAAACTTTGTCGGTATATTTTTTGGCAATATCGATTGAATCATCATTGCCGCCCGTTATCACCACGATAATTTCTTCGACGTAATCCTCAAAGGAGGAAAGACAGGCTGCCAATCTCGGTCCCTCGTTTTTACAGATGAGGCAGACGCTGATTGGAGCTTTAATCGATTTGGTTTCTTCCATTTATTTTAATTCTTGACTTTTGGATGGTTGCTTTGAAGTTCTTACATAGCTATATCAGATTAAGCGATTTGTTGCACTATTAAATTGGTTCCTGTACCCCAAATTTGACCAGACCATGTATTAGTAGCCACGGGGGAATTTAAGTTTCGTGTGTTGATAAAGAACTCTAATTGATCATTAGCGCTAACGCTTACCAAAAATTCTTTTTGTATTAGTGCGTTACAAACAGTTCTTTTCGGCACCGCGCCCGCAAATTTGGGCGTCGACGCGGATTGTTCTTGCCAGGATTGCGGAATGTGAGTTCCTTGAGTTTTTACTCCGTCCGCATTTAATCTACCATAGACCTGAATTTGAGCCCCAGAAGAAACGCCAGAAGCATATATATTGTAATTTATTTTATATAGCCCAGCTGCATCAAAATTAATAAGGGCAGCGGAGGTTCCAATTGTTGTGTGGCTAACTAAACCGAGCTTCATAATATCAAAAGTAAATGGCACCGAAATTCCAGATGGTCCGAATGTGGGTCCATTAACCATGGTTAAACCAAGTTGTAAATAATTATTTCCACCAACGGCTATACCAGGAGAACCTTGTGGACCAGGCGGTCCTCCAGATGGTCCGGTCGGTCCTTCAGGTCCAGGAGAACCTTGTGGACCAATTTGTCCTGTTGGTCCCTGCGTTCCAGCCGCAATCAATGTACGAAGTTTATCAATTGCATTTTGAATTGTTGGAGCTGATCCGATGGGAATTAACGTTGGCGTCGCACCCAAACGATCATTGTAAAAGATTCTGTCGGCAGATATTGCCATACCAGTAGGATTACCTACGTTATGAATAGTAGTTCCGACGCCTGTTTGTAAGAATCCAATACCTTCTGTATAAGTCGACGCAGCGTGGAACATTTGCACTTTAGATGATGCTGGTACAGAAAATAATGGTCTATTAGTTTGACCTATTACTTGAGATTGGGTTAACGTAACGGTTAAAAATGTGGTATTACCCAAGCCAATTAATGCTGCGTTTCCGAATCTTTGATCTAATACACTGTTTCTAATAGAAATATCAGCTAAGGTAAATTGTCCAACTTGAAATTGAGGAATGCTTCCTCCAAGATTTTGGATAGAACCTTCTTCAATATCTATTGTACAAGTTCCCGCTGAAGCCGAAATGATTGGAGTGGTAGATGCGTTGGTGGTGAAATTGATTCTGAATCCCATTAAATGTGCATCAGATCCTAAATTGACCCCATCTAATAAGTTTACAGCGTTTCCTGTTGGATCCGTTGAGGTCCAAAAGATATGCGTCCAATCGTATGTTCCAGAAGGAACATCTCTGTTTCCTCCTCCGGCAGGATTAGTTACACAAATAATTGCTCTGTTATTACAGCGAGCAAGTTTATTAGCCAAATCTTCCCAAGTTTCTTCTTGTTCCCAGACTAAATAAGTTGGGCTATTATCATTGATAAATACATTTAACGTTGAATTTGTTGCAATGGAAGTTGCAAGATTTCCAGAAATATTGATACTATCAAATCTGCCTTGTGCTGTCGGTGTAGATGTTGGGCTCCATGAGAAGTTGGGACCAGAATAAGATCCGCCGCCCCCACCAACACCAGGTGAACCTTGAAGACCGGGGCTACCTTGAACTCCCGGAGAACCTTGAGCGCCTTGTGATCCTTGTGTACCAACTAAACCAGGCGATCCCTGGATACCCTGGATACCTTGCGTTCCAATTCCAGGAGAACCCTGAATGCCTTGTAAACCAGGAGATCCTTGTGGACCCGGAATGCCCGAAGCAACAAGTGTTTTTAATTTATCAATTGCATTTTGAACAGTGGGTGCAGATCCAACTGGAATTAATGTTGGAGATAATTGAGAATCATCATAATAAATACGATTAGCAGCTACAGCCATGCCAGTAGGATTACCAACATTAAAAATTGTTGTGCCGATACCAGTTTGTAATAAACCAATTCCTTCTGTAAATGTAGAGCCAGAATGATTTATAGTTACTTTAGAAGTTAATGGGACTGAAAAAAGAGGTCTATTGGTTTGACCAATAACTTGTGACTGACTTAATGTAAGAGTTACAAATGTGTTGTCTCCAAGACCAAACATTGCCGCATTGCCAAATCTTTGATCTAGTGTGCTATTTCTTATAGAAATATCTGAAGATGCAAATTGTCCAATTTGGAACTGTGGAATATTTCCACCAAGATTTTGGATAGAACCTTCTTCAAGATCTATTGTACAAGTTCCCGCTGATGTAGAAATGATAGGTGTAGATGTTGCATTGGTAGTAATGCTAACTCTAAATCCCATTAAATGTGCATTTGATCCTAAATTAACCCCGTCTAGTAAGTTTATATTATTTCCAATTGGGTCTGTCGATGTCCAATAGATATGCTCCCAGTCATATGTACCTGCTGGTACATCTCTACTCCCTCCACCAGCGGGATTCATTACACAGATGATAGCTTTGTTATTACAAGACTCAAGTTTAACTGCAAGATCTCCCCAAGTTTCTTCTTCTTCCCAAATAATATATTTAGGACCATGGTTATCTATAATTATGTTTGCAACGCCATTGGTTCCAATAGCTGTGACTTGATTTCCAGAAAAATTAATCCTGTCAAATCTTCCAATCGTTGTGGGGGTTGAAGTGGGGCTGATTGAAATGTTAGGACCAGAATATGAGCTTCCGGCGCCGGGAGATCCTTGTAAACCTGGCGATCCTTGTGGACCAATAGTTCCTACAGTTCCAGGAGAACCCTGAATGCCTTGTGCTCCAGTCGTTCCGACGAGCCCAGGGGATCCTTGAACACCTGGACTTCCCTGATTACCTTGAGTACCAACAAGCCCCGGAGACCCTTGTGGTCCTATTGTTCCGGCTGGTCCCGCAGATCCTTGAATTCCTTGTAACCCTGGCGAGCCTTGAACACCTTGCGTTCCGACAAGTCCCGGACTGCCTTGCGGTCCAATAGTACCAACTAACCCTGGCGAGCCCTGATTGCCTTGTGGACCTATAGTCCCAGCTGGTCCAGCTGAGCCTTGGTTACCCTGAATTCCAGGGCTACCTTGAACTCCTTGTATACCTTGTGTTCCAACCAAACCGGGACTACCTTGTGGACCTATTGTTCCAGCAGGACCAGCGGAACCTTGAACGCCCTGTGTTCCTACAAGTCCGGGTGAACCCTGATTGCCTTGTAATCCTGGTGAGCCTTGAATACCCTGAACACCTTGCGTACCGACTAAACCAGGGCTACCTTGTGGACCAATTAATCCAGGAGATCCTTGTATACCTTGATTGCCTTGAGTGCCAACCAATCCAGGTGATCCTTGTGGTCCTATGGTTCCTGCTGGTCCTGCGGAACCTTGATTTCCTTGAATACCAGGTGATCCCTGAATACCTTGTGATCCTTGTGTACCAACTAAGCCCGGCGAACCTTGAACACCTTGCGTTCCGACAAGACCAGGGCTACCTTGTAACCCAGGAGATCCCTGATTTCCTTGAGGTCCAATAGTTCCGGCAGGACCAGCTGACCCTTGAATGCCCTGAGTTCCTGGTGACCCTTGATTGCCTTGAGGACCTATTGTTCCAGCAGGTCCTGCGGAACCTTGGATACCTTGTAAACCTGGAGATCCCTGTGGACCTATTGTTCCGGCAGGACCCGCCGACCCCTGAGGTCCATTTAAACCTGGACTTCCTTGGGCGCCTTGCGTTCCGACTAATCCCGGAGATCCTTGGAGTCCTGGCGATCCCTGGATTCCCTGAGTTCCTGGTGATCCTTGAGTTCCTGGTGATCCTTGAATTCCTTGGATACCTTGAGTTCCAACTAGCCCCGGACTCCCTTGGTTTCCTTGAGGTCCAACTGTTCCAGCAGGACCAGCAGAACCTTGGGCGCCTTGCTGTCCTGGAGATCCCTGAATTCCCGGACTTCCTTGTGGTCCGATAGTGCCAGCAGGACCAGCAGAGCCTTGATTACCTTGAATTCCTGGACTTCCCTGAATTCCTTGAGTTCCAACTACGCCAGGAGAGCCTTGAATCCCCTGAGTTCCTACGAGACCAGGCGAACCCTGTGGTCCAATAGTACCAACTGGTCCGGCAGAACCTTGAATTCCTTGTGAGCCGGGAGAGCCTTGCAACCCAGGAGATCCTTGTGGTCCGGCGACACCTGTATTTCCCCTGGTCCCAACAAGACCGGGAGATCCTTGAATACCCGGAGATCCTTGTAATCCCTGCGTGCCAACTAATCCTGGCGATCCCTGTGGACCAACTGTCCCTGCGGGACCCGCAGAACCTTGAATTCCTTGTGGTCCAGGGCTGCCTTGTATACCTTGTGTTCCTACGAGTCCCGGGCTGCCTTGAATTCCGATAGTTCCAACAAGACCAGGTGATCCTTGCGCTCCTTGAGTCCCTACTAAACCGGGGCTACCTTGAATTCCAGGAGATCCCAGTGGACCTATTGTTCCGGCTGGTCCAGCAGAACCTTGGATACCTTGAACTCCAGGAGATCCTTGCGCTCCAACTGTTCCAGCAGGACCAGCGGAGCCTTGAATACCAGGCGAACCTTGTAATCCTGGACTCCCTTGGACGCCCTGTGTCCCAACTAACCCTGGACTTCCTTGAATACCGGCAGAGCCTTGAGTTCCGACCAAACCAGGAGATCCTTGAGGACCAACATTTCCCTGAGTTCCGACCAAACCAGGCGAACCCTGGGGTCCGATAGTACCAGCTGGTCCGGCAGAACCTTGTGAGCCTTGTAATCCTGGGCTTCCTTGTGTTCCGGGAGAACCTTGAGCTCCGACAAGTCCAGGAGAGCCTTGGGGACCAATGTTTCCTGGAGAGCCTTGGGTTCCAGGCGAGCCCTGCAATCCAGTAGCTCCAATCGTTCCAACTAGACCGGGGCTTCCCTGGATTCCTTGTGGTCCTGGCGATCCTTGATTGCCTTGTGTCCCAACAAAACCAGGCGACCCTTGATTACCTGGAGATCCTTGGTTTCCAGCTGAACCTTGGACTCCCGGCGAACCTTGAATTCCTTGTGGACCAATAGCTCCCGGAGATCCTTGACTACCTGGGCTGCCTTGATTTCCCTGTAAACCAGGAGATCCCTGAGATCCTGGATCTCCTTGAGGTCCAGGGGATCCCGGACTTCCTTGAGGACCAGCTTCTCCGGTAGCCCCTTGTGGTCCTCGAAATGGTTTTGCAAAACCTTGACTCATCTTAGGTTACCTCGATCCCAAAACATTGAAAAGAAACATTAGAAAGACTAGATTTAACTCTAATGACGTCAGTGGCTCCAAGAGTTACCCCGATTGTTGCAATGAAAGTATCATTGTTTTCCATTGGTAAATCGAAATAAAGATATTGTTTAACCTCATCAACAGCTCCGCCCACTGCCAAAGAAATTGAAAAAGTTATATCGGAAGATCCGTTGCAGTTACAAATTGTTATTGACGAAACAGCGCAGGTTTTTCCAACAGCAACGGTATACAAATCTGTCAAAACGTTTGCTGATGGAGAAATTTGACTTAAGATTCGAAGTGTCTCAGCCATTTTTATGCTCCCATAAAGACAAAGATTTTTTTGAATCCGGAATTATCGACAATAACTACTGCAGTAACTATTGATCAAAAGCCACTGGTGTTAATAGTTGCATCAATTTAAGTTGCAATACAAATCTGAACTGCTGTAAT